GGGCACTTCGCAGATAAGTTACAGATTAGGAGAATATAAATAAATGTCTTTACAACTATTACGTAATACTCGAATCTTCGTGTCTACGGTTAAGACTGGTCACGATAAGACCAACACGCAAGAGATTCTAGTTCAAGATGATATTTCTTGGGGTCAGGACAGTAACTCAACCGATATTACTGTTAACGAAGCTGGTCCGCGTCCAACTCGTGGTTCAAAACGTTTCAACGACTCCCTGAACGCAGCTGAGTGGAGTTTCTCTACTTACATCCTGCCTTACTTAGATAAGACTACTAGTAAGCAGATCGTTCCGGACTACATGCTGTGGCATGCTCTTTCTAGTGGTAAGCCTATCAACCTAGATGGTGATACAGGTGCTCACACTAACGAAACTAACTTCATGGTTAACTTTAAGGATAACGCATACCACGAGCTGGCAATGCTACATATTTACATCCTTACTGATAAAGCATGGAGCTACATCGATTCCTGTCAGATCAACCAGGCTGAAGTAAACGTTGATATCGAAGATATCGGTCGTGTAACTTGGTCAGGTAATGGTAACCAGCTGATCCCTCTGGACGCTGCTCCCTTTGATCCTGATACTGTGGGTATTGATGATGAAACTTACATGACTATCCAGGGTTCTTACATCAAGAACAAACTGACTATCCTCAAAATTAAGGATATGGATACTGGTAAGGCATATGACATTCCGATCACTGGTGGTAGCTTTACAATTAACAACAACATCACATATCTGACTCCTAACGTCATGTCCCGTGTTAACATCGCAATCGGTTCATTTACTGGTGCATTCGAATTAACTGGTTCTCTGACCGCTTATCTTAACGATAAAGCTCTAGGTTCTATGGATCTGTATAAAGATCTGATTAAGACCCTGAAGGTAGTTAACCGTTTCGAAATCGCTCTAGTACTTGGCGGTGAATATGATGATGAGCGCCCAGCCGCTGTTCTAGTTGCTAAGCAAGCTCACGTTAACATCCCAACTATTGAGACTGACGATGTACTTGGTACTTCTGTAGAGTTCAAAGCAATTCCTACTGATCTGGATACTGGTGATGAAGGTTATCTTGGTTTCTCTAATAAGTACACCAAAACTACTATTGCAAATCTGATTGCAACTGGTGACGGTGGTAAAGCAGCTCCGGTTAAGGTAACAGGTATTACTGTTAAATCCGCGGGTGATGCAGCTTCCGTTGATAATAGTGCAACTCTTCAGATGACTGTAGATGTTTTGCCTGCTGAAGCTACTAATAAGGAAGTAACTTGGTCTATTTCCTCCGGTACTGCTGCTACTATTGATGCAACTTCTGGTTTACTGACCGCTGATGCTTCTAAGACTGGTGCAGTTACTGTGAAAGCCGTAGCTAAAGATGGTTCTGGTGTAGAAGGTACTAAGAGCATTACAGTTACTGCTTCTGGTGGCTAATTAAATGTACTACTCTCTAATGAGGGAGTCAAAAGTTATAGTTGAGTATGATGGCAGGGCTTATCATTTTGATGCCCTGTCAAATTACGATATCAATACGTCCTATGAGGAATTTAAAACTCTTCGTAGGACTATCCATCGTAGAACCAACTATGCTGACTCTATTATTAATGCACAAACTCCATCTTCAATATCACTGGCTATAAATTTTAGTAATACCCTTACTGAAGCTAACTTCTTTGAATGGATGGGCTTTGACCGAGAGGGTAACACATTCTTACTACCACTTTATAGTACAAATATTGAGCCAACAATGTTTAATATATACATAGTTAATAAAGATAATAACTGTGTATACTTTGAGAATTGCTATGTATCTACTGTAGACTTTTCTCTAGATAAAAGCGTTCCTATCCTAAACGTAGGAATTGAATCTGGTAAGTTCTCTGAGGTGTCTACTTTTACTCCTGCTGGTTCTATTGTTCAGGGTGAAGTTATGTCATATAGTCCTCCTAGAGTATCTACCAACAGTAATGTTTTACCAGCTCTTTTATCCGCTTCTATGTCATTCCAGCAACAATGTTCTTGGAGAGAAGATAAAAGCGTATTTGACATAAACAAAATATATAATAATAAGAGAGCTTATGTTAATGAAATGAATGCTTCGGCAACAATTGCATTTTACTACACCAAGCGATTTGCTGGTGATATATTTTATAATATTGAACCCGAAACTGACATACCATTAACCATCAGAAATGAACATATTTCGATTGATTTTCCTTCAGCACGTATAACAAAACGCCTACAATTCTCGGATATATACAGAGTTGAATGGGATGTAATCCCTACTGCAGACTCTGATCCGGTAAGAATCGACTTCTTTGGAGAAATAAAGAAATGATCAATTTAAAAGATATTACCCTTGAAACTCGTACTATTGAGCTGGCTTACCCAGGTATGCCTAACTTCAAGCTGCAACTGAACTACATGTCTCGTGCTGCATCTAAGCGTGTTATCTCTTCCGCTAAGCGTGATGAGTGGGTTAACGGTACTATGATTCAGGTTCAGGATGATGATAAGTTTATTGAAGCTTTCGTTGATACTGCAATTGCTGGCTGGACTGGCTTGACGATTGGAGATGTTGAGAAGCTGATGCTTATCGAAACTGAAGCTGATCCTACTACTGAAGTTCCATTTAGCCGCGATAATGCTATCATGCTTATGCAGAACTCTGCTGCGTTTGATTCTTGGATCAACCAGACAGTGTTCCACTTAGACACTTTTCGTAGCTCAAAAGCGTAAGCAGTTACTAGATGCTGTTGCCGATTTTGCAGATAAATGCATTAAATCCTCAGCATCTAAAATGACAAAACAACAATATTTAATGCTTTGTGAGTCACTAGGTATTGAACCTGATCCTAAGGCAATGCCTGTTGAACTCGAAGATTTTCCACCTATTGTATCTACTAGTATGAATATTTATAACAGTCTTATTGACTGTTTCATACCAGGTGACTTTCCTATCTTTATAGGAAAAGACAAAAGTGCACTAGGTGTTTTATTTGATATCTATGGGATTACTGATCCTATAGAGAAAGAGTTTGTTCTACACATCATCAATATATTTGATTCGAAAGCTGTAGATGCAGCTCGTAAGAGAGCCGAGAAGCATAGTAAACCTAATGGTCGTACTCCGAACATTAAACCGCATGCTAGATCTCGAGCTCAGTAAAAGTTTCCTCCAATGGGCGTTCCACGATGAGGCTTGGCTCTGGGTGATTTGCCCAGAGCCTTTTTTATTGGGAAAAATAAATGACTGATAAGCTAATACGAGAACTACTTATAGATGTAAAGCAGAAAGGGGCAACCCGTACTGCAAAATCTATTGAGAACGTTTCCGATGCGTTAGAAAATGCTGCTGCCGCTTCCGAACTGACTAATGAGCAGTTAGGAAAAATGCCCAAAACTCTTTACTCCATTGAGAGGGCGGCGGATAGAGCAGCTAAAAGTCTAACTAAAATGCAGGCTAGTAGAGGTATGGCTGGTATCACTAAATCCATTGAAGGTATTGGTGATAAGCTAGATGATCTTGCCCTTGCTATGATCGAAGTATCTGAGAAGCTAGAGTCTGGATTTACACATGTGGGTAAATCTGTTAAGGCTATGGGTAACGATGTAGCTGCTGCAACCGAAAAAGTTCAAGATAGATTATATGATACTAACCGAGCACTAGGCAATACTGCTAGAGGCTTTAACGATACAACTACCTCCGCAGGACGTGCTAGTCGTGCAATTGGTAATACTTCTGGTTCAGCACGTGGTGCTACTCGTGACTTCGCAGCAATGGCTAAAGTGGGTGGTAGTTTACCTCTTATGTATGCTGCTATCGCGTCTAACGTGTTCGTTCTACAATCTGCATTCGAACAACTTAAGATGGGTGACCAGTTAAACCGTCTTGAGAAGTTTGGTACTATTGTTGGTACTCAAACAGGTACTCCTGTACAAACTCTAGCTAGATCTCTACAAGAGGCTGCTGGTTATGCAATCTCCTTCGAAGAAGCAATGAGACAGGCATCCTCTGCTTCTGCATATGGATTCGATGCTGAACAACTTAATAAATTTGGTCTAGTAGCTCGTCGTGCTGCTGCTGTTCTTGGTGTTGATATGACTGATGCACTTAACCGTGTAATCAAGGGCGTATCTAAACAAGAAATCGAACTTCTGGACGAACTTGGTGTTACTATTCGTCTTAACGATGCTTACGCAGACTACGTTAAACAGTTAAATGCTGCTAACACAGGTATTACATATAACGTTAATAGTCTCTCTACTTTCCAGAAGCAACAAGCATATGCTAACGCAGTTATCGCTGAATCTACTAAACGTTTCGGCTATCTTGATGATGTACTTCGTGCAACCCCCTGGGAACAGTTTGCTGCTAATGCTGATGCTGCACTGAGAAAGGTTCAACAGGCTGCTGCTAAGTATTTAGGGCCAGTAATTGATTCTATCAACGCAGTATTCTATACTTCTCAAGCATCTATCTCGGCCTCTGCTGCTAGAGCACAGGAAGAAACTAACCGTCAGATTGACCCAACTAACGTTGGTGCTGTAGCTTTAAGTCTTTCCGCTTCTGAGGAAGGATATAATAAAGCTCTTGATATGTACAAAGAATCTCTAGAAAAGCGTAATAAGTTAAAAGCTGATCTAGATAAGCGTATGCAGCAAGCAGATGCATCTACAGCAGGGGCTATTCGTTTAGTTGCTCAAGGTGCACCGGTAGGGTTAGCTGCAGGAGGTTTTGAAGTAGGAGGAGTTCGCATAGGATCTTCTGAAGAAAACCAGAAATTCATTGCAGATACTGCTGCATTAGCTCTCCAGGTAGAGCGTCTTGATAAGGAAGTAGAGGATTCAACTGGCAATCTTAATGCATGGAAATCGGCATACCAAGCTGCTGGTGCTGCCGCAGCCAAATCTAATACAGAATTCCAGAAGCAAATTAACCTACAGAAAGATGCAAATGACCCGGATGCGGTTTATGACTTTAACTCTGCAACTCTGAAAGGATTGACAGAACAGCAGAAAGCGTATGACCAAGCCAAGAAAACTGCCAGTGACTTAGCTAACGATATCCAGAACATTGCTCAGAATACTAATACTGCGGCTAAAACTAGTGCATCCTTATCAGATACGATTAAGACTATTGAGTCTCTGTCCGCGGGTACTGGTAAAAATGCTGATGAGTATGTTAAGAGCCTGAATTTAGGGTATAATACTCTTAGTGAGATGAAGACTGCTTCACAAGCTCTTGCTGGTTACGTAAAATTAACTGGTAATGAGACTAAGAATCAGTTAGAAGTTCAGCAAAAGATTGCAGAAGTATACAACCAGACTAAGGACAAAGAGAAAGCACAGGAAGCTGGTAGACGTCTGGAAATCCAACAGTTAGAAGAACAGGAAGCAGCTCTTAAGCGTGTCCTAGAAACTAACAAAGGTAACAAAGCAATCGAAGGTGAAATAGCTAAGATTCAGTTAGAACGTATCAAGATTACTAACCAGGGTATGGAAGCTCAGAAGAAGGTTAAGGACTATACCGATAAGATTCTTGGTGTTGATCGTGAAATTGCTCTCCTGAATAACCGTACTATGACAGATACTCAATATCGTTTAGCTCAGTTGAATCTTGAACTGACTGTCGAGAAAGAAAAGTATGAATGGTACTCCAAACAGGTTGATAAGCATAAGGAAGCTGAACAATCAAGACGTGCTCAGGCACAAATTGAACGTGAAATCTGGAAATTCCGTCAGGATCAGCAAAGGGAAATGGCTGCTGGCAGGGAAGAGGAGCAACAAAGGAAGTTTACTGCAAATCCTTTAATGGGAGCTGCGGAACATATCAAGGAGCAAATCCAGCTATTCGAAGACCTTAAGCAAAAAACTTTAGGGAATGCTGCTGCTCAGTTAGAGTATAATAAAAAGCTAGCAGAAACTAGAGCCCAGCTCGCAGCTTTAAGAGTACAGCGCGATGCAGAAATGCAGTCTTCTGTAGGTGCGGCTGTAGGGGCTACCTATACTCCTACTACTGGATTAACTGGAGAAGATAAAAACTTCGCAGATATGCAGAATAGAATGGCGTCCTATGACCAGGCTATTTCTAAGCTGTCTGAACTGAACTCCGAAGCAACTGCTGTAGCACAAAGTATGGGTAACCTAACTAATGCTATGATCCAGTTCTCTCAAGGATCTCTGGATACTACCTCTCTAGTAGCGGCTGGTATGCAAACTGTATCTTCAATGATTCAGTATAGTGTTGGTCAACAGGTAAGTGCTATTGATGCAGCTATTGCAGCAGAACAGAAACGTGATGGTAAATCTGAGCAATCTAAAGCTAAGATCAAGAAGTTAGAGGCTGAAAAGCTCAAGATCCAGCAAGATGCAGCTAAGAAGCAAATCATTATCCAGACGGCAGTAGCGGTGATGCAGGCAGCAACAGCTGTTCCGTATCCATTCTCTATTCCTCTGATGGTTGCGGCTGGTTTAGCAGGTGCTATGGCTCTTGCTCAAGCATCTTCTGCATCTGGTATGTCTTCTATTGGGGACTCTGGTGCTGAGACAGCTGGTTACTTAACTCTTGGAGAACGCCAGAAGAATGTAGACGTTTCTATGTCGGCTAATGCAGGTGAACTTTCTTATATTCGAGGAGATCAAGGGATTGGTAATGCTAACTCTTTCGTACCTCGTGCAGAAGGTGGTAATATGTATCCTGGAGTTAGTTACCAGATGGGTGAGCATGGTACCGAAGTAATCACTCCTATGGTTCCGATGAAGGCTACCCCTACTGATGAACTCAAAGGATCTTCAAAAGGCACATCGGGTAGACCTATTGTGCTGAACATCAGTACGATGGATGCGGCTAGCTTCCGAGATTTTGCTTCGAGCAATAGTGCTGCTTTCAGGGATGCCGTGGAACAGGCTCTTAATGAGAATGGAACCACCCTGAAATCACTTGGTAATTCTTAATACTGGAGGAGGACTTTATGTCCTCCTTTTCTTTATGGAAAAATAAAAATTTCTTGATAAAATTTTCCAATCCTATTATAATATTGTTATTAAGAGGAGAAATTAACTATGAGACTACCAGACCCATACACGAACCCAGAGCTATCAGGGTTAGGTTTTGAAAGCGTTAACTTAGTAGACAATGACCCTATGATTCGTGATGAATTACCTAATGGTAAAGTTAGGGAGGTTAAGGTGTCTGCTCAATATTGGGGTATTAATATCTCTTATCCAGAATTATTCCCAGATGAATTTGCTAAATTAGATTCATTCATTCTAGATTACAAAAGAACAGGTAGCTATATTGATGTGTTATTACCGCAATATGAAGCTTTCCGAGTTCGTGGTGATACTAGTGCTGTAAATATTCCTGCTGGACAAAAAGGTTCAACAGTTATTATGGACACTAAAGGTACACTTCGTGGACTGCCTAAACCAGGCGATTTATTTAAATTGTCCAACCACCCAAAAGTGTACAAAATCACTTCTATCAACACAGTAGGAAATACTTGGAATATAAGTGTTTACCCTGATCTATTCATTACTACTACGGGTAGTGAGAAACCGGTATTTAATGGTATTCTATTTAGAACTAAATTAATGAACGGAGACAGCTTCGGCTCTACGTTAAATAGTAATGGTACATATACTGGTATTTCACTTTCCTTGAGGGAAAGTCTATGAAGAAAATTCTTGACAGTGCAAGAGAGTATTTAAGAACTAATAATAAAATAAAAACTGCATGCCTTATTACTCTTGAATTGCCAAGCTCTACCGGATCAAGTTCTGCATACATTTATCTTACAGACTATTTTAGGGATGTAATTTATAATGGTATTCTTTACACATCCGGTAAAGTTAAGTCTATAACAACACATAAACAAAATAGAAAACTTTCCATTGGTAGCCTTTCTTTTACTATCACAGGTACTGCTGAGGATGAAGTATTAAAACTAGTCCAAAATGGTGTATCCTTCCTAGATAGATCTATCTCAATCCATCAAGCGGTTATTGATGAAGAAGGTAACATTCTTCCTGTAGATCCAGACACTAATGGTCCTTTACTTTACTTCCGTGGTAAAATCACTGGTGGTGGTATTAAAGATAACATTGGTACTTCGGGAGTTAGTACATCCGTTATTACATGGAACTGTTCAAACCAATTCTATGACTTTGATAGGGTAAATGGACGTTTCACAGATGATGCTGACCATAGAGGGCTTGAGATTGTTGCCGGACAATTAGTTCCGTCTAATGGTGCTAAGCGACCTGAATATCAAGAGGACTACGGGTTCTTCCACGCTAACAAGAGTATCTCTATTCTTGCTAAGTATCAGGTTCAGGAAGAACGTTATAAGTTACAATCTAAGAAAAAGTTATTTGGTCTTTCTAGAAGCTATAGCCTAAAGAAATACTATGAGACTGTAACTAAGGAAGTAGATCTTGATTTTAACTTAGCTGCTAAATTCCTGCCAGTAGTGTACGGAGTTCAGAAAATTCCTGGAATCCCAGTATTCGCAGATACTGAACTGCATAACCCTAATATCGTATATGTAGTATACGCTTTCTGTGAGGGTGAGATTGATGGATTCCTAGATTTCTACTTTGGTGATGTACCAATGATCTGTATTGATCCTAATGATAGTAAGTCTCGTACTTGCTTTGGTACTAAGAAAGTAGCTGGTGATACCATGCAACGTATTGCTTCAGGCCAGCCAAGCTCTGAACCTTCTGTTCATGGACAGGAATATAAGTATAATGATGGTAATGGCGATATCCGTATATGGACTTATCATGGTAAAGCAGATCAATCTGCTGCGGATGTTCTAGTTAACATTGCAAAAGAGAAAGGTTTCTATTTACAGAACATGAATGAGAATGGCCCGGAATACTGGGACTCTCGTTATAAACTGTTAGATACTGCTTATGCTATTGTTCGCTTTACTATTAATGAAAACAGAACAGAAATTCCAGAAGTTAGCGCTGAAGTTCAAGGTAAGAAGATTAAGATCTATCATTCAGATGGTAGAGTAACTGCTGATAAGACTAGCTTAAATGGTATCTGGCAAACTCTGGACTACCTAACCTCTGACCGCTACGGTGCTAATATCACTATTGATCAGTTCCCTCTCCAGCAACTTATTCAAGAAGCAGCTATCCTGGATATCATTGATGAATCCTATCAGGTTTCTTGGCAACCCTACTGGAGATACGTTGGATGGACTGATGCTGTAGGAGAGAATAGACAAATAGTTCAAATGAATACTATTCTCGATACCTCTGAGTCAGTATTTAAAAACGTGCAGGGATTAATAGAGTCTTACGGTGGTGCTATCAACAACTTATCTGGACAGTATAGGATAACTGTTGAGAAGTTCTCAAATACTCCACTAGAGATTGACTTCTTAGATACCTACGGTGATCTGGAGCTGTCAGATACTACGGGCAGAAATAAGTTCAACTCAGTACAAGCCTCCATATTAGACCCTGCATTAAGCTGGAAAACTAACTCCATTACATTCTTTAACTCTATATTTAAAGAACAAGATAAAGGATTAGATAAAAAACTTCAGCTTTCTTTTGCAAACATCACTAACTATTATACTGCACGTAGCTTTGCAGATAGAGAACTGAAAAAATCTCGTTACTCACGAACTCTCACATTCTCATTACCATATCATTTCATAGGTATTGAGCCTAACGATCCGGTTGCTTTTACATATGGTCGTTATGGTTGGGATAAGAAATACTTCCTAGTTGATGAAGTTGAAAACTCTAGAGAAGGTAAGATTAATATTACACTGCAAGAGTATGGTGAGGATGTATTCATTAACTCCGAGCAGGTTGATAATAGTGGTAACGATATCCCTGATGTTAGTAATAACGTACTGCCTCCTAGAGACTTTATGTACACACCAACACCGGGTGGACAAGTAGGATCTATTGGTAAGAATGGTGAGCTATCTTGGCTTCCTAGCTTAACTAATAACGTTGTTTATTACTCCATCGTTCATTCTGGACATGCTGATCCTTATATCGTACAGCAACTAGAAACTAATCCAAATCTACGAATGATCCAAGAAATTATTGGAGAACCTGCTGGTTTAGCAGTCTTTGAGATTAGAGCTGTAGATATTAATGGTAGACGAAGTTCTCCTGTAACACTATCGGTAGAACTTAACTCTGCTAAAAACTTAAGCGTCGTTAGTAATTTCAGGGTTACTAACACAGCTTCAGGAGATGCATCGGAGTTTGTAGGACCAGACGTTAAGTTGGCCTGGGATAGAATTCCAGAAGAAGATATTATTGATGGAATCTTCTACACTCTCGAAATCTACGATAACCTAGATCGTTTATTAAGAAGTGTACGAATTGAAGATCAGTATGTCTACGATTATCTACTGATATACAATAAGGCAGACTATGCCCTTCATAACGAGGATGCTCTAGGTATTAATAGGAAGTTACGCTTCCGTATAAGAGCAGAAGGTGATAATGGCGAGCAATCTGTGGATTGGGCATCTATTTAAATGATTTCGAATAATGCACCAGCCAAGATGGTCTTAAATAGTATTATGACTGGATATACTATGGCGTATATCCAGCATTCTATCTATACCGACTACGATGTTATCGGTAGATCATTCTGGCTTAAACTTGGCGAAGAAGTGGATAGAAGAGATTTCACTGGAATCGACACTTTCTTTGTTATGATCAATAACTTAACTCCCTCAACTACCTATCAGGTTCAGGGAGCTTTTTATGACTCAATTATTGACTCAGAACTTTTAAATGCAAAAATTGGTATTAACCTCTCTAATGAAACTAACTTTAAAACAAAAGAGAAGCCAATAATTGTTACAGCAAGGTCTGAGTCAGAACCAGTGGATGTTGGGGTGGGCGCACCGATAGTTGTTGTGGAAACTACTGGTGAAGCAAGTTACTGTACTATTGAGTTAAAAAGTACAGCCACGGAAGATAGTCCTTGGACTAAGTATTACATTGGGGCTTTAGGTTCTACTATTAAATTTGGTGGAGTTCCTATAGGAGATTATAAGATCAGAATATCTGGTCAAGTAACTATGCCTGATGGTGTTACAGTTGATTCTTCTGGTTACTATGAGTTCCCTAATATTCTAACTGTAGCTTATAATTTTGTTCCTCCTACTGCACCTATCGATATTGTTTTTAAAGCTGCACGAATTGCTGATGGTAAAGAACGATATGATGTTAGAATTGAGTGGGATTGGGAACGCGGTGCTGGTGCTAACGTTCGTGAGTTCTTGGTTACTTATATAAATTCCGAGGAATACGCTAAGACTGGCTGGGCTAAAGCTCAAAAGATAAACGTGGGCGCTGCTAGAGCTGCAACAATTATATCATTCCCATGGAGAGTTGAACATACGTTTAAGGTATCATCAATTGCCTGGGGACCAAATAAACAAGATATAACCGAGTCAGCTCCTGTAACATTTATTCTGAATGAAGATACTCCTCTAGATAATAGTTTTGTCAATGAGACGGGTATTGATGTTAACTATGCCTTTATTAAAGGCAGCATGAAAGATGGGGAAATCTGGAGACAAACATTCCTAATTGATGCAGCTACTGGTGCTATTAACATTGGTCTGCTCGATGAAGAAGGTAAAGCACCTATTTCTTTCGACCCTATAAACCGTGTTGTTAACGTTGATGGTAAAGTAATTACTAGAGATATTAATGCTGCGAACTTTATCATGACTAACTTGTCTGGTAAAGATAACCCAGCAATTTATACTCAGGGTAAATCCTGGGGGGATAATAACTCTGGTATTTGGATGGGTATGGATAATACCTCTGCCAAAGCTAAATTAGACATTGGTAATGCTACACAATGGATACGTTATGATGGCACTACTCTGCGTATTTCTAGTGGTGTAGTAATTGGAACACCAAATGGTGACGTAGATATTGGAACTGGTTTACAAGGTAAGCAAACAGTATTTGTTTATAAGTTAGCAACATCTTTACCGGCCAAACCGCTAGAACAAGATTATCCGCCTCCTGGTTGGTCAAAAACTCCACCTAACCGTACAGATATGACACAAAATATCTATGCGACTACAGGTACACTTGATCCAGTTACTAACAAACTTCTTGAAGGTACTAGCTGGTCTGATGTAGTTCAGTGGAGTGGTACTGAAGGTACTATAGGACATGATGGACAGCGTGGTCCTGGGATGTACTCCATGGGTACTCCTGGACTAGGTGGTTGGGATGATGGACAAGCTAACGCATTCTTCCAAAATAACTTTGGAAAACCTCCGGTTAAGTATGATGTTCTAACACAATTTAACAGTAATGCTCCGCAAACAGCATTTACCCGTCAATGGAACGGAGCTGGATGGATTAACCCTGCAATGGTTCTTCATGGCAATATGATTGTTAATGGAACTGTTACTGCGGATAAGATTGTGGCAGGAAATGCCTTCTTATCACAAATCGGTGTTAATATAATCTATGATAGAAATGCTGCGTTATCAGGGAACCCTGAAGCATACTACAAGATGAAGATAGACCTAAATAGTGGGTATATCCATATAAGGTAATTATAATGAGTACAGAAAACCGAGTTATTGATATTGTTGTTGATGAAAAAGTACCATATGGTCTTATCATGCAATTTATGGATGTTGATGATAGTGTATATCCACCAACAGAAGTTCCTGTTAACTTAACAGGATATTCACTCCGAGGAACTATTAAATCTAGTTTAGATGAGAACGCCGAGGTTCTAGCTAACTTTAAAACTCGTGTTATTGATGCTGCTCAAGGTGCTGCTGCAATTAGTCTTTCTGTTGCAGACGTTACTAATATTGGTGAAAAAGCATCTAAAGAACGTGATAAGTATAGCCCAAGACAACGTTTTGCTGGTTATTATGATATCCTAATGACTCGGGATGTGATAGGCTCTGAAGTCAGTTCTTTCCGTATTATGGAAGGTAAAGTATACATCAGCGATGGAGTAACTCAATAATGGCACTTAAAACTAAAATTATTGTACAGCAGATTCTGAACATAGATGACACTACAACTACTGCTAGTAAGTATCCTAAATATACAGTAGTTTTAGGTAATTCTATTAGTTCTATTACTGCTGGTGAACTAACTGCTGCTGTAGAAGCCTCTGCTGCTTCTGCTGCGGCAGCAAAAGATTCTGAGATTGCAGCAAAAGAATCTGAAACAAATGCTAAGGACTCGGAGAACCTAGCTGCAATTTATGCTACTTCTTCTGAAACATCTGCAACTCAATCTGCGGCATCTGCTACCGAAGCAGAGAGACAAGCTGGTTTATCTAAAGATAGTGCTGATGCCTCTGCAGCATCTGCTACTGAAGCAGGCACCTATAAAGATGCTGCTGAACTTGCTGCTCAAAATGCGGAGACTAGTCGTAGACTTGCCGAACAAGCTAAAACTGCGGCTCAACAAGCTCAGACAGCTGCAGAGACAGCAAAAGCTGGAGCTGAGACAGCTAAAGAGGGAGCAGATGCTGCGGCTATAACTGCTGGAGAACACGCTGCTGCTGCTAAGCAATCAGAATTAAATGCTAAGGAATCTGAAGTTAATGCTGCTGGTTCTGCTACCGAAGCGGGGGACAAAGCTATTGATGCTACTACCGAGGCAGATCGTGCTAAGGCTGAAGCCGATCGCGCAGCTCAGATTGTAGATAGTAAGTTGGATAAAGAAGATATATCCGGCTTTATCAAAGTCTACAAGACCAAAGAAGAAGCGGATACTGACGTTAGTAGTCGTGTGCTAGGTGAAAAGATCCTAGTGTGGAACCAAACTGACTCAAAATATGGATGGTATAAAGTAGCTGGGACGGTTGAAGCTCCAGTGCTAGAGTTAGCAGAGACAGAGCAAAAGCTAGTTTCTATTAACAATGTTCGTGCAGATGACGCAGGTAACGTACAGATTACTCTTCCTGGTGGTAATCCCTCTTTATGGTTGGGCGAAGTTACTTGGTTCCCTTATGATAAAGATTCAGGTGTTGGCTACCCTGGTGTTCTTCCTGCTGATGGTCGTGAAGTTCTTCGTGTAGACTATCCAGATACTTGGGAAGCTATTGAGGCTGGCTTAATCCCTTCTGTTACTGAAGAACAATGGCAAGCTGGTGCAACTCTTTACTTCTCCACTGGTGATGGATCTACGACGTTCCGTTTACCAGATATGATGCAAGGGCAAGCATTCCGCGCTCCAACTAAGGGAGAGGAAGATGCTGGCGCAATTAAAGAGCAAATTCCCTATATCACTACTGTGAATGGAATTGGTCCTGCTGATGATACCGGAGCTATTAAACTTCCTTATGTAGCAATGGTTAACGGAACTATTCGCCCAGACGAGAGTGGTAATATTTCTCTAGGTAACGTTGTTACTAAGAATGTTTGGGATGGCATTAATGGTGAGGTTTTACTTCGTGGTGCTTTTGGCTTAGGTGGTGCAGGACTCACTTTAAACGAGCCTGATTTAGTATCTCTTTTTAAAGCTATGAGAGCTTTTGGTTCTGGCTACTATAGAAATGACACAGGAATAGGTGGACTACCGTCATATTCTGCAGGATTTTATTCTAAAACTGCGGATACTCACTCATTTATTTGCCCCCAATACTCTAGTGGTATTGTTTTTGTCGGGACTATAAATGATAATCAATTAGACGGTGAAAATCCTACTATCCATACTAATATTCTATATGGTTCTGCAAATAAGCCTGATTTAAATAATGATACCCAAGGAATTCTAGCTATTAATAATGGCGGTACAGGGGCGACGAATGCAGCAGGTGCAAGGGCTAACATAGAATTAGGCGAAGTTAATACACCTACCTTTGCTCAGGTTGCCGCTAGCTTATATAATGGATTCAATTCTGGGCTGTTTTATATGAGGAACCACGATGCTTCTAGAAACTTAATTTCGTATTCCTCTATTTATAATGAGCTGCAGGGTAGCATTGCAAAGACAACAATTAGAACAACAAGGGAAAACGGAAATACTAGTTTTTACCAGTTTGATGAAAATGGGGAGTTTAGTGCTCAGAAAATAAAAATTGGTGCTAATTATAGTTTTACAATGGAAGGTGGTGAACAAAACAATCTTCAACTTTATGCTGGGTCTAATGTTCCTTTGGATGATTGGGCTAACTTTACTAGGTATAACTGGTATAATGATATGTCATTATCCGGGGCTGTTAGATCTGGAAGTGATAAAATTAAGTGTCATCGTATCCGTGTACATAGCCCTGGTATTGATAGTCAAGATTTCGATTTCTACCCGCAAGGTTACTTACAAACCAGGGCGGTCAATGCAGGTGCTCTTTACAATAATCATGGATGGGGTATAGAAGCATCACAATCAGGAAATGCAATTCCTTATAACACTATCTCCACTGTAAATAACAACGGATCATTCAGTCCGGTAGTCGCGGGAGGCACTTCAACTCCAAACGGTTATAACATACGTTTCGCAATTGGTATGTTATCCCCGGGCGCCACTGGATGGTCCAGTACAATACTCAAGCTGTTAGGTGATACCGATAAACATAGAGGATTTGAGTTTAACGTAGATGGTAGTTTAGGAACATGGGCAAATGCTCCCGGCGATATGTGGGGGGTTGGTTATGATTTTGCAAAAAACCCAACTTCAGACCGTGACTTAAAGAAAGAAATTGTTTACACAGATGGAAAGGAAAGTTATGACCGTGTTATGCAGTGGCTACCTACTATGTTTAAATATAAGTGGGGTAATACTCAAAGATATGGTTTGATTGCCCAGGATCTTGCAAAAATAGATCTTCAATATGTAAAAATCGTACCTGGCTCTCCAGTTTTTGAGGACGTTATTGGAGTAGATGAAGAAGGTAATGAATATGTTGATAGACAAATAGAAACTGATAGAGCAGATGACACACTTGCTCTTGATAGTAATGTTATTCTAACAGATATGGCGTGTGCAATGGTTTATATGGGTAATAAGATGAATAAACTGGAGCAAGAGTTAGAACAACTTAAGCAAGCTGTTACATCTTTAACGCCACTATGATAATACAGTAGGGGCCTAGGCCCCTTATAAAGGTACTAGTTAATGTCACGTAATTTAATGCCAAAAAGTGGGGCTATGGCCCCCTATGTTGTAGTTAATAGAGACGCCGCAGTTGCCGGCGTTTTCTCTGTTGATGGAGAAGCTGGTGCTGTTGTACTAACTTCTAAATACCTTCAATTGTCTAAATATGCTGTTGATAAGGCTGCTACTGATGCATCTATCAATAGTATTAATGAATCTATTGGTAATATTAACACTGCTCTTGGAGGAATTAATACTACTCTAGGTACTAAAGCAGCTAAAGGTGCTAATAATGATATTACTGAACTAAATGCACTTACAAAAGCTATAACTATTGCTCAGGGTGGTACTGGCGCTACTGATGTTGCTGGAGCTAGAAAGAATCTAGGTCTTACGGCTTTTGAAATGACTGCTGTAGATACTAGAATGTTTAGTCCAGACAGGAAAAAGATACTTAGAATATCTGATTCCATGTGGGGGGCCTATAACCCTGAAACAGGCCAAGAAATTGCACTAGGGATTAGTAGTGGAGGTACTGGTGCTTTAAATCCTAAGAACGCAAGGAAAAATCTAAATATCCCTGTTGGGGCTAATGCGGAGATAATTCCGGCAAATAGTAATGTCTTAGACTATATTGCTATTGCAGGTCAAAGCGGATACTACTCTTCCGGGGATTTAGTTACACATATACCTCCTGTTAAAGAAGGTTGGTGGACGTATAATTTCCACTGTCATGGGGTAGATATTAACGGTGCTGCACAGTATGGTGTTTTAAAGGCTGTTGGATTATCAGGTAGTTCATGGATTAACGTTCTAGATGGTACAGGTAACTGGAAAGGTTGGCAAGAACAGTTTAATCTGCAATCAACTGTCCCAGTAACTAATGGTGGTACTGGAGCAACTACGGCTGCAGGTGCTATAACTAAATTAGGAATTCCTAATATTGCAGAATGGACCCCTGCTAATGGGGTAGTACGTTGGATAGTTAATACTCTTTCTGAGCCTACAAGTACAAGTACAATATTAAGAGGGGGATTACTAGAAAGCTCTCATAATATTGCTGGGGTACAGCGTGTTATTACTAGTTTAGTTCCTGAGTATAAGTGGGGTGAACCTGATACAGTTGCTAATCTCAACGTTGCGTTAGCTGATGCACAAGGTCATATTATTCGCTATGGCGGGTATAAATTCTCTTCTGGTGGGGTAGCTTCTTTTAACACTCTGAGAGCTTTATCATTTGATGGTATTATACTAGATAGAGGTGGAGATCCTACTTTCTCAAATAGAATAGTTCTTGAGACAGTAAAAGGAGCTGAAGGCGCTACATTAGCGGGGAGTATGGCTAACTTCGTAGATGGGACATCACGAGTAGTAGTTAACGCTTTGAGTGTCTCTAATAATAGAAAGACTGTTCTATATCCTAGCGGTGGTGTTATATGTAAGCCTGGACTTCTAGGAGATCCACAACTTTATAGTTATAGCATTGACTATTCTGGAGGAGCTGCACAGCTGTGGATTGATAGTTCTAACTTTGGTAATATACAAACAGCACCAGTATCTGATAAGTTACTAAAGAAAGACATAACTTATCGTACGGATAATGAGGTTGCCCTTAAACAAGTAATGCAGTGGAAGATAGCTGACTTTAGGTACAAGAAGAGAGGTATGCTACCTGAGTCGGAGATGAAAACTGGTTGGATTGCAAACGATCTTGTAACTATAAGTCCAGAGTGTGTCAAAGGCGTAGGATTAACCAAAGGTTTTGATGAAAATAACCCTAAAGGAGCTTATGAACTAGATACGGTTGCAATAATGGCTAAAATGTCTCAGGCTATTCAAGCACAGCAAAAAGAGATAGAAGAGTTGAAAGAACTTGTCAATCAACTACTCACTAAGTAAAAGAAAACCCCAGTGGACAATCCACTGGGGTTTATTATTATCTACTACCTGCAATAATACCTAAGTTATATACTGCTAGCATGGCTTTAAGCATAGGATCTTGAGATTCAGTGCAAAGTGCGATAAACCCTTCTTCATCCCACTGTTCTACTGCACCCGATACATCAACTCTCAGTACTATTTTCTCAGGTTCAACGTATTTAACGTCAATCTTGTAAAAATTAGATTGGTCTATATCTAATCCTACCGTATTAGGGTCAACAAAATTACTTACTTCCTGAGCTTCCAAAGCCGCCTTCTCCACGATCAGTCTCCTCTAGTTCGTCAACGATTTCAAAATGATGGGTTGAGTAGTGTGGTAGTACCACTAGCTGACAAAGTCTCTCGAAATTCTCCAGAGTTTGCATTTCAGAACCGTAGTTAAACAGGTTCATCTTAATAGTACCACGGTAGTCTGAGTCGATCACTCCTGCGGTATTTGCGATCATTAGTTTACGCTTACCTAAAGAGCTGCGAGGAACTACCAAACCAAACCAACCTCGCGGAATTTCCACCGCGACACCGGTGTCAATCATAAGGGATTTGCCTGGTGCAATAGCACGTAAATCTGCCGCAAGGTTAGTACCAAAGAATGCACGCAGATCCATACCTGCGGCATCATCAGAACCAATCCTCGGCATGCAATCTGGATGAGTTAGTTTAATTTTAATCATTGTCCTGCGATCTCCAAAATATCTTTAGTAAACTTATCTAATACGTCTTGACCCACAGCAGCAATAGCATCTACACAATAGGTCGGTAAATCAACCAGAATCAGATTTCGGAAAAGCAACTCCTCCGATGCGTTCAGATTCTGTATATATTTCTGTTTCCCAGGCAGAGGGAGTTGATCAATAATATCCAGAACATTACCAAATTCACGGATAATATTATAACCACGTTTTGCACCGATGCCTTCAACACCACGGATGTTATCACCAAGATCTCCCATAATTGCTTTCAAAGAGATAAACTGATCTACATCGTCAACGTTATGATGTTCATACATATCACGAAGATGGTACTCACGACGTGTGGTGAAGGAGAAGCGAGAAACTCGATCAGTTAATAGAGTATCCCAGTCACCATCAGTAGAGATCAGCCAAACGTGATCATATAAATGACCAATGAGCTTAACAATATAAGCTGCCATATCATCTGCTTCTACGCCACGAATAGTGAAGGTTGGGAATGTGGTTTCACACAACTCGAAAGCATCACGAAGGTATTCAAAGAACTGTTCATCTAGTGCTTTCTCTTCTTCTGTACGTTGAGCATACTTTTCATCACGGTTGCCCTTATAATCAGGAAGATGCTCTAAACGGAATACAGACTTTCCTTTATCGCCAAGAACAATTGTAGTTCTAGCAGAATAAGATTTCGCCAAAGATTGAATCGTTGATACATAACTAGAAGCAAAAGGTTTCTTACTATTATTATGTTTGAAGCGGAAGCCTAAGTTAGTTCCGTCAACAATCATTAGGTTGCGACGAGAAGCCAGCTCAGCTTCTTCCTCTTCAATAAATTTTCCCCAGGATTTACTCATTATTTAATTAAGTCCTCAACAGATGCGTGATGTAACCACGGTTCAAATAACCCGATTACGATTTCCATGTCTTTCTTATTTAACACCATATGGGTACGACTCATTAAGTTGTCCACCATCGGGTCTGAGCTATCCAAAGCAATTAACCACTGTCCTCTGTCTTTCTTGAATATTAAGGCTGGTTTGGAGTTCATCTGTTCACCTTCACGGGAACACTGCTGCCACCACTTCTCTAGAGTGGATTCACCAACGTTAAATAAATTACTTGATATGTTATCATCTTTATACCACTTAACTTCGAAGCAGTATTTACTAATGTGTCCGCTTTGTGGTGGAAGGTAGATGTCGCCCTTCAGTCCATGGCTCTGGACAAAAGCACCAGAGCCTGGAACACGTTCCCACTCAAGACCTGTACGTTCACGCAGTATATCTCTTACCTGATATTCACCACGTTTACCTTTCTCTCTACTATCTACGGCCATGTTTTATTCTAAGTAGGAAAATCCTTCTGCATCTTTTTTAACAGTAATCTTATGGGCTAATGGATGCGTATGCCCATGAGAAACAATGATAGAATTCAGACTATCTTCCTCATTTAATAATTCAACGAGAGTATCAAGTCCTTTCGTATCAATAAAGCTAATAACTTCGTCAAGGAACAGAAGATTAATATTAACTTTACTAATAGATGTTAACAGCATTCGAATAGCTAACAGAGTTGCTAGGTTAATTCTACTTTGCTGACCAGTAGAGCAGTTCTCCATACTGGTGCGGTTTCCATCATTGAAGATTACTACTTGTAATTTAGTTTCATCAAGTTCAAATCCAAGTGCGAACTTACCACCAGTCATAATAGAAAGATATTTATTAATTAATTCCTCAAATACTTTCACACTATGTTCTAGTTTATATCCTACCAGATTTTTCAATGCAGCGATTAGAATATCAAGATCAGCAACAGCTTCTGATACTCCATCCAGTTTGGACGTTATCTCAGACATTTCTGCCTCAGCTTTCTCAATCTGTTCTAATTTCGCCTTATATTTTGCATTGGCTAATTCGACATTTGCATTATGCTCTTTGGCAATTGCAACTTTAGAACGTCCATCTGCGATTTCCTGTTCTAATTGTCGGATTTGCACCTGTAGGATTTGCACATTGAGTTCTTCAAAAGAAGCATCACTCATTGAATTTTTGAACTCGTCTCTAGCTGCTACTGCCTTATCTAAAGCATCCTTAACTCTAGTATACGCAGCGTACTCGAGTTGTTCTTTCTTTAACTGCTCCAATGTAGCTTCGAGAGATTGTTTCTCTTTAAACAGAGGATCGTATTCTGCTCTAGCCATATCCATTGCTTTTTGGGCAGCAGTTGTATCAAGGTGAGTACCACAAGTAGGACATTCAGTATTTGAAGCCTCTTGCTTGAACTTCTGATAACGTTTCTTGACTTCTCCTGCACGTGAGGTAACAATCGTTAGGTCACGCGTAACACTTGAGATCTCTTCAGATTGGTCAGTGGGCGCAGGGAAATTTTTGAAAGGCTCGAAAGATTGTTCGGCAACTTGTACAGCTTTGTCCAAATTACGAAGTTTAGTAATATTAGCCTCTTGTGACTTGGCTAATGCCGCCTTAATTTTCGATTCAGTAAGTTCTTGTGCTAACGGTTCTTCATCAAACTCTGGAACTTCGACTGGCTCCTGTAAACTTCCGAGATTACCTTTTCCATTGAGGATCTTCGTAATTACGGCCATCTGGCCTTGCAAATTACTTAACGTACTTGCCACTTCTTTACGATCAGCCTTAATAGTTTCTGACATCTCTTTATACTGTTCCTGATTGAACAGGTTAACAAGAAAAGCTTTACGTGTTGCATCAGTTGCTTTGAGGAAGTCTAGATTGGAACCGACAGATTGATAGATCAGCTTAGTGAATGTTTGGAAGTCACCACCCATAATCTCTTCAATCATCTTGTACGTTTGAGTTGCTGTGTGTCCACTGATATCTTCTCCATTCTTAATCAGTGTAACCTTAGCAGTTGATTTAACTACTTTATGTAATTCATACTCATCTTCATCTTTCGAGAAGTAAGCGTGCATATCATACTCTTTCTTCGGAGAACCCCAAGAGAATAAGGCGTCCTTCTTGATACCACGTGAGTTCTTGTTATAAAACAATTCCTCAATAACAGTAGCAATAGTGGACTTCCCTAGACCGTTTCCTCCGATTAACTGAGTAACTGGATTCTTATCGAAATGAATTACGATATCCTTACCGTAAGACATAACGTTGCTGAATTTTAGTGTCTTAATTATAATCTTTGACATATTTAGCAGCTCTAGCCAAGATTCTATCAATGTCGCCTTGAGACAGCTTTTCAACTTCACGGAAGTAAAGCTCAAGCTCGCCTAACATATCAAGATCAACAAGATTTAACTTAGCATCTTTAGTAACTCTATGGTTAATCTTTTTATCTAAGAGATCGGAATCTTTAATAGACTTTAACTGAACGACGTCACCAGTGACTTCATAAATTACACGGTCATAGTCACTAGGCTCCATTTCCTCACCAACTCCGATTGTTTTACGAATCAGTTGAGGTAAATCACCAAGGTCAATCCATTCTACTTTTAATGTGTCGGTATCAATGATAAAACAACCATTTGTACCTTTTGTGCGTTCTCTGTGGAACGATGTAGTTAATGGAGATCCTGGATAAAGAAGTCTAGTAGAACCAACAGTTTGACTATTAGTATAAGAATGTAAATCTCCAGCAATTACAGTGTCATAACAGTTATATCTCGTTAGATCAATCTCTGGTTTTACATGTGGAGGGATTTCACCACGAACATGCGTGAAACATAATTTTGATTCAGATGGCTTCCACTTTGGTTTGTGGATTTCATCATAAGGGATAATATCAAATTCAGGAGAACGATATGGTTTAGTAATGACTTCCCAATTTCCGTTTGTTACTTTATTAATAACTCCTGCATAATGATACAGACATGAAATAGTTTTAGTTAACATTTCATGGTTCCCAGTGAAGATCTTGCCTGAATGGTCAAGTCTTGACATGAACTGTTCAAGAAGTTCTATTTCTTCCGACGATGGGTCGGCAACATCAAGAATATCACCACCAGCAATATGCAGATCACAGTTATGATTATGGAATATGTCATTTAACCGTTCTCCTAGCATCAGGAAGCGACGCTTCTGCCATTCCTTTGGAACTTTATCTTGTCCTAATTTGATATGATGATCAGCACTAAATAGTATTCTCATAAGTTAAAAAGAAAGGGAGCCGTAGCTCCCCTTGGTTTATTAGTCGTCCAGATCGCTAGCAGCTTCAGCGTCGATGCCTTTCTGAGAACCAGCATCACCACCAGACTTAGCGTCACCGCCGTCTTGCTTCTCACGACCTTCCATGAAGGCGAGAATAGCTTCTTTCTGCTCTTCGTAGGACGGAACCGGGTAGGTTTCTTCCAGAGAAGGAACTTTTTCAAACTTGATGAACTCACCAGTATCATCACACATAGCTTCACCGAGAATATCGGCATCTGCGGCGTGCAGTTTAGCTTCTGCGCTAGTAGGATCTTTCAGAGCCATCTGGAACTGCATTGCTGCGATCTGCTGTACATCGTACTCAGTATCGAAGCCTTTACCTTTCTTCTCGATAGAAATATCGATATCGAACGGGTCGGACAGTTTCAGCTGCTTCATGATAGACTGGATGCCTTTCAGGATAGTAGCTTTAACTTCCATAACTTTCAGTTTGTTATCAGAACGGTCGATAACGAAAGCGATGTAGTTTTTCTTCGGTTTCAGCGGAACACGATTACCATCTTTGTCCAGCTCTTTCTCGAAGAAGCCCATTTCGTGAATCGGGTCAGCTTTACCGCGAACGAAGCTCTCTTTAGTACGGTTGAAACGCAGGCACTCAAACGGAGCTGCATTACCATCTTTGTTAGTCAGCCAGTAGACATAACGTGGAAGAACACCAGAAACGATACGAACACGAGTTACACCGTTGTTGAATTTCAGGAAGTCGATTTTATCGTTAGAACCGCCAGTAGTTTCGCCCCAAGACTTAGCCATATTTTATTTCCTCTTTAAAGATTATCTTCGATTTATTGATTGCAATTAGTGGGTTAGTGTCGATTACAGAACGTGGTATCCATATGGGAACATATTGCATGTCCAAACTCGGATCGTTTGTAAACTTATATTCGGCATAATTTCGTAGACTTAGAATTCCTAGATATTCTGCCAGTTGTCTATTAGACAATTTGTAAGGGTTATCAACAATAGTTGATTCATTCAAGATGAATGAAGAACCGACCAGTAACTGGTGAGCATCAGGCTCTGCAAGCATTCTATTAAATAGCTTGACAATCAGGTCGGAGTTTCCTCTAGCTAAGAGGTAAATTCTCTCGTAATCAAAGAATTTCATTTTTGTCTCTCATCAATTTATGTATATATTATACATTAAATCGGGAGGATTTGACAAGTACAATTTTTATTTTTCTGCTTCGGACTTTCTTATCAATCCGAAACTTTCTCTCTCAAATTTATGTGTATATTATACAATAATTATGAGCAGTTGCCAAATGCAATTTTAGCTAATTGTACTGCTTTCTCCGGAGTCATAGTAATAGTTTTCCATGCATTATTGCGATACACGGCCATACGTCCAGAAGCCTGTCTTAAACCAGTACCTCCTTTCATAATTAAATCTACAACAATCGGATCTAGCTTTCCGTCAACAATACGTTGAACGCGGCCTGCTAACTGTTCTATGAGAGATTCATTATTAATGAGACTTCCCATTATTAAACAAGACAGCTCGTTAAGAGAAATACCTTCTGAGAAGATACTCTGAGCTGCTGCAAGCACACAGGGTCCGCCCTCCGCTACATCTTTCTGGATTCTCAATCGGTCATCCAAAGGAGTTGCACCTATAATCTCATAGGTTGTAACACCACGTTGTGCGAGAGCTTCTAATATTGTTTGGATTAGTTCCGTCCTATCACTTACAAAGAGAACCTTATGCCCCATAGACACATATAAATGTGCTAGGTTTATAATAGTTTCCCGATATTCAGGATGATTATATACATCATTAGCACGTAGTGCCCATGGTACGTTCTGGTTTCCTGATAACTCGACAGGTACGGAGTACCTATGGATTGTGGGTGGAACAGTATTATTAACCGGAGGACTAAAGATCTTATATCCAAAGAAGTCTTTGAACATAACTTGTAGCCCATCTTTACGTTTTAATGTACCTGATAGACCGATCTTGTAGCGAGCACATGAGATCTCTAGGAAATTAGTGAAAGTTGTAGCTACACAGTGGTGAACTTCATCAACTATAACAGTACCGAATACCTTAGAAAGATTATTCGCATGTTTGTTCACTGTTTGTATATTACTGACCACGATTGGTGGATCAATGTTATACTTTCCAGAACCTATAATACCCGGCTCGAATCCAAACCATTTACGAACTTCTGCAGCCCACATTTCACGAATGGATGTGTTAGTGCAGATTACCAGAGTTTTCTGGCCAAACTTATATGCAAGAGCTAGAGCTAGGATAGTTTTACCAAATCCAGGCTTACCATTGATAATACAAGTATCATCGCACTCTTCATATATAGGAAGCTGATCTTCCTCACGTAGCTTGAACTGAGGTTCTGGTATTTCTACCGGAGCTAACGTGCGTTTGTCAACTAATTCGTATTTTACTCCCTTAGCATCTAGTAAATCTAGACGCGTAATGGGAATCCACTTAATCTCTTTAGCAACAACACCACTATTCTTATACATAATAGGGTATTTACTAGTCATTGTCTCGATGTGATAAGTGGTTTGTTTACTACAGTAATCCCAGAGTTCATCATCGGGCTTGAAATAGGCTTTATTAGATATAACAACCTTCATAATTTTATTCTAAGTCTAGGAATTTCAGGCTCCTCTTGATGGATTTGATAAATAACAGGGCTATTATTTACCAGAATATAGCTTATATAAGCTGGAACATAGGATAGCACGAATGGATACGGGACTTTAGCCACATAGCATTGATACTTTCCATTATAAATTCTTGCAGAATGCAGAACTTTAGATGTGATAACATCATAGAACGTAGTTTTCTTCCAGTTAATGAGATTTCCATCAGAATCTATGAACTGGCTACGCTTTGACCCAACTAATTGGGACAACATTGATATTCTACCACGAATAGGATAGAGCTTATAAGGTAATTCTTTCCGCTTCTCAAATAAGGCTAACCTACGTTGAGAGAATGTGCCAGGCAACTCCCTGTTATCTAACACATATTTATTATATCTTGTTGTAATTATGGAATAATCACCTTCCTGCTCAATTGATACAAACGCCCGTAAAGCATATACGGGCAATTTGAAATCAAGCACCTAAAATCCTTTTCACATTATCCAGATCTTTACATACAGCAATAAACTTATCATCCTTGTACTTGCTGTGGTCTGGATGCTCTTTATCCATTGCAGCTAACTTCTTATACTCGAAATCTGCATCGAGTAATACACCCTTAACATAACGAGTATACTCATCATCATCAATACAAGCGATTGATGGGTGCTGTTTCTTCATCTTACCACAAGAGTAGTCACGAGAACCACCTTTCTCAGAATCAGAATCAATACCGATTGGGCAGCCAGGGATACTAATACCACGATCCTTCTGGATGTTACGAATCAGAATCTCGTTATACTGATCGATCAGATCTTCACGTACAATGGCAACCACGGAGTCGTGAACCAACATGACGATCTTCATCTCTTTTCCTAGACCCAGGGACAGGATTTCTTCATCAGCATCAATAGCCCCTAACAGGAGACTATCAGAAGATGCAGACTGAATGATTGCGTTAAATCCAGAACGGATTTCTTCACCCTGAACACCACGATCTTCGGAATGGATGTTATGCAGACGACGCTTACGACCAAAGTGACTATAGATGAATCCAAAGTTCTTGATCTGATCGTGGCACTTATCAATCCAACGCTTAAGCTGAGGGAACTGACCGAAGTAAGTTTCGATATAGTCCTTCGCATCTGCAACGGTACATTCAACAAACGGTTCGCCTGTCTTAGCGGCCTGTTCCAGAAGAGCTTCGTTAACAGAGTGAGCGACTTTAGCTGGGCCAGAACCATACAGAATACCGAAGGTAATTGCCTTAGCAGCCTGACGCAGAGCTGGGAACAACTTCTTAACATCACGCGGTTCACAGGTCAGTTTAAATACCATGTGTGCGATGTTTGAGTGGAAGTCAGGGTATTTATCAGGCTCATTCTTCATGTTGATAAATACTTGTTGCATATTTCTGTCACCAGACAGAACAGCAGCATAATAAACTTCCGCAGTTGTTAAGTCCCATGCGATTACACGATATCCAGGAGGAGCTACTACACAACCCTTGATAATAGACTCATCACGTGGTAACTGTTGCAGGTTCAGCTTACCAGAAGAACTTAAACGACCAGAAGTAGTCATGTGTTCATGGAAACCAGTACGAATGCAACCATCTGCATCGATGCTCAGAAGAATCTTCTCAACATATGTAGAGATCAGCTTAGTCAGCTTACGAATCTCTAGCAGAGTTTTAGCAATCGGATGCTGAGTAGCCAATTCATTCAGAGCTTCTGCGTTTGTAGAATCTGCACCTGTATCCGTCAATTTACCCGTTGGAGTCAGACCAACATAATCAAACAGAAGAACACGAAGTTGCTTAACAGAGTTCGGGTTAAACGCTTCGTTCTGATCTTTCTCTAGCTGAACGACTTCTGGATAAGTATACAGCTTTTCACGAGCCTTGTTCAGGTTGTGAGTTAACTGATACTGAGCTTCTTTCAAGCGATCAACAGAAATTGGTACACCACGATCTTCAACACGTTGCAGGAATACGCAACCAGGCATCAGAACATCATAGTATAGACTGCGAAGTTTTTCATTCTTCTCAATTTTCGGTAAGAAGAAGTTATGCAGACGCAGAGTAGCATCGGTATCTTTTGCAGCATAAGGCCACATAATATCAAATGGAATCAGATCATAGCTGAAATCTTCTTTCTTGATTTTATGTGCTTTGCAATAATCATCCTTGAACTTATCCAGTTCAAAGTCGTAATCGCCCATGTCAGTATACTTCATAGCCAGAGATTTCAAGCCGTGAGTACCACGACGTTCATCGAGAACATAGTGTTGTAACATGGTATCATGAAGTCTACGCTCTTTATGTGCTTTCTCAAAGGAAAGTCCTAAATGATAGGAATAAAAGTGCATATCGAACTTCAAGTTATGAAAAACGATCTGATGATTCTTGCTATCCAGAATTTTCTGGAGATAATGTACAGCTACTTCGGTTATGCTGTCAGAGTCAATATAAACACCCTGGTACTCTTGGTGAGACATAGAAACACCAAGCAGATAACCATCACGAGCGTACAAAGCTGAGGTTTCGGAGTCGAATGCGATAGGACCGATAACCATGTTATACACCATCTTGATGTATTCTTCAGCTTCATCTGGATCAGTAATAGGACGATAATCACCAGCTTTTGCAATCTTCTCACGACCATTAATAATATCGTGAATACTTTCTACAGTTGCATCGAAAACTGGTTTCATTTCAGGTTTAAAGTGTAACTGAGCTGGACTAATACTTGCAATCCAATTGGCATAGCCGCCATGCTCTACACGTTTACCAGTATAATCACCGATACCTTTCTTACCTGCGAAATACAGGAAAGGTTCAGCACCAACTAGTACAACAAAATCGTAATCGTTCGGATCGAACGGGTTATCTGGAGTTCCGATTGTAATATGCTTTTTCAGCAGACGACCAGATAACTTCTCGTTACACATATGGAATACATCAACTTCCTCACCATAAAGCTGGAAGTGTTTATCATAACGAGTGTTATTTAGAGCTTTATCAACTACTGCAATTTTCAAATTTAGTCTCCTTTTGGTAAGTAAGTATAACTTCAGTGTTTCTTCTCTAACTTACCAATATATTATACCAAATCTTTGAGCGATTCGGCAACTAAAATTTCAATACGTTGAGCCAACATATCGATCTCTTCTTTATTTAAATCACCTGGGTCTTTGCCTTCTGGAAGAAGGAAGTTACCAACTACAGGTGTTAAACGCGTTTTTGTACGAATTAGCTTCACTAGTGCTTGTGCGGCTTTATTACCAGAGGCATCATTATCTAATAGGATAACTACTACTCTTACTCCAGCAATAATGTAAGGACTGAACTTATCGGCAATGTTATCAGATGTAAACTGATGTGTACCAAAGCAGCAAGAAGCATAATCCACACCGTTATCTTCTAGATTTAACATATCAAAGATACCTTCAACTAGAACAAGAACTGGTGTATTATATCGTACAGGGAAAATCGGTGGTGAAACTTGTTTTGGTTTTACTAAGTATTTAGGAGGGGCAGAACTGTTTATAGAACGTCCCAGGAATAGGATATTGCGTCCAACAGCATCTGTTATTGGGAATACAATTCTGCCTTCCCAGTCTGCTTGATGTTGGAAAGCAAAATATTTCTTCAAGGTCTTAGAACTGATACCTCGGAAATCACCTTCGAAAAGGTAAGCAGATTCAGGAATTGCAAGATTCGTAGATCCATTCCTAATCTCTGAAATCTTTTTACGTACTTGTGACAATCTTGGTGACTGTCTGTACTGAGTCTCATTAAAATAATGGTAAATGCTCGGTATTCCTCTACCGAAGCCACAACTCAAGCAGTGCATAATACCTGATTCAGGATCAATACGCAAACTTGGGTGTTTATCATCATGATCTGGATTGAGACAACAGATGAGGATGTCCCCACCTGTGTCTTTGTATTCAATGCCTTTCAGATCAAGTAGTTCTGTTATTCTACTCATATATCGCTGGCCTGTTCACCTGTTGAATTTTCAGCTTTGTCTTTCTTAGCACGTTTAGGTTGAGCTGGTTTATCCTTTTCAATAGGAATAACGAACTCAGCTTCCATTTGCGCAATATCTTCCATTGCTAGGTTGGTAGTGTTATCCATTCGCAGAGTTTCCCAGTTCATCTTAGGCATAAACTTCACACTATCAGAGGAACGAGTCTTAACGAAGTCAAACATAATAGCACCTTGACCATTATCAGCTTTTGCAGCGTTAAGATTAGCAGCCATATCTGCGGAATCAAGAATCCCTTTAGACATACGCGTTCTACCATCTTGGTCAATCTGGTAAGGGGCAACACCAGCCACGTTATGTTTCTGGCAGATAGATTTGAAAGATGAACTAACAACCATCTGTTCTTTCCAGTCATACATGTCAATGGTCTTTGAATCTGGAAGTCTTGTTTGGTTAATATAGTCTAGAAGAGCTACAGTAACCTTATCACCATATTTAGCAACTAGTTTATTTAATTCTACGTCAACCGTCGTAATAGACAGTTCAGGATCGTAAACGATGATCATAGGAGTGTGAAGCTCATAGCCTTCAAGGAGTTTACTTTCCATATCATAGAAGTCACTCATTTTAGCCATAGTGTATTGCTTAACGAAGTTATCGAAAAGCTCTTCACCACCATTAAACATTCTAGCCCTAGTTCTGGCTAATCTCAACAGAGCAGCACCTTCAAGAGTGTTATTACGCATTGCTAATGCAGATACTCCAGCTAACATAGCCAGATTACGTCTAAACACTTCGTGCTCTTTCATCTCAATTGAGAAATATGGAGCAATGTCTCCATTCAAATATTGCTGAACCTGTATGTTTGAACAGATAATGGATTTACCAGTACCACGCCAACCACCAAGCAGTAACGTTTCTGTGCGAGCTAAACCAATTTGAGCGTCGAACTCATTACAAATACCAAGAGCGATCAAGTTCAGTTTGGTATCTTCTTCTCTCTGGAAAATACGCATTGTGTCTGCGTTGAATACCTTTCCAGTATTCGTTACTTTCTCTTCTAATTTTAAGTGAAGGGAGGCAACTCGGTTGAGAATTTCTCCCTGATCCAGCATTGTTAAATCTTGAAGCACGTCTGTTTCTAGAAGTTTCAGGAATAGATCCTGTGTATATTCGGCTTCTAGGACTTCAAGCGCCTGTTCCATGCTCACTTCTGGAATTTGAGTGTTAGCTAAGACGACAAGAGCTTGAGAAAGGCGGGCGTTCCTATTGGCCTCAAGCATCAGTGCGTCAATGGACGGCATTGCGTTATATTTCTTATAATAATTCTGGACGGCTTGGTAAATTGAGGAGAAAGCGTCATTAAAATGATCTTTATGCAGTTTTGAGAATGTTTCCAATGCTATTTGCTTCTGTTCAGAAGCAAGAAGCATCTTCAACACTACAGCTTGCACGTTAAACAAGGTCATTCTCCTTTGCACGCTTTCGTGCCTTCTAAATGCAAAAAGGGGAAGGAGCATAGCCCCCTCCCCTTAGGTTTAATTTACCAGATTATTCAGCAGCCGCAGCTTTTGCATCCAGTTTAGCACGCTTAGCGGCACCATCATAGTCCTTAGCAACCAGACCACGACGAGACAGCATAGATTTAACACCGCGCTCAGACTTACCAGTTTTCTCAGCGATCTCAGCAACAGTCATGTTAGCCAGATCCAGACCTTCTAACAGATCTTCACGAGTTTTAGCACTTGAAGTTTCCTGTACCGGCATAGCAGCGATACGACCTTCACGAAGCAGACTCAGAGCTTTACCACGGATCTGCTTAATATTGCGACCGAAGTGAGCAGCGATAGCTTCAATAGTAGCACCAGCAACAACCTGATTAACGAAATCAGTTTCTTCGTCAGGAGTGAAGGAACGAACAGCAGCAGCTTTTTCGGTTGGCTTAACAGAAGCAGTCATTTCCAGACTCAGGATCTTACCCTGTACCTGCTTAGCACCGAACTGACCACCAGCTACAGCAGCAGCGATTTCAGCGTAAGTATACTGACCAGCATGAGCGTTCAGGAAATCAACCAGTTCAGCTTCCTGCTCAGGAGTCCACGGGGATTTCTGTACTTCGTTAGCTTTCTGTACTTCGAAACCTTCTTTACGCAGCTTAGATCCAACAGAGCGAGCGGTAACGTCTTTACCAGTCTCGGTAGCCAGTTCAGCAGCGATAGCAGCTACTTGTTCTTGAGAGATTACAGCAACACCCAGAGCAGTGGCTTTTGCTTTCAGAGACTCGGTTACACCTTCTACGTTCCAGTTCAGTTTAGACATTATTATTTTTCTCCAATAGTTCTTTAATCGACAGGATTTCTATCCCATTCGTTTCGGCTTTCTTATAAGATGAGGAAGAACGTTTTGATTCATCCTCACAGATTAGGTATTTGACGTCTTTGGTAACGGACTTCTTAACCGTATATCCTAGACTTTCTAAATAGTTTGTTGCATCCGTTCGATTTGCAAAATCTTGCAAAGATCCGGTAATACAGACCGTGATTCCATTTGGCTGGGCAACTAAATCATCTGTAATGATGATATCCGCTTTAGCACCTCGAATACCCGTTGAGAATTTCCACGGTAATTCAATAACATCCTTGCCTTGTGGGGAATTTAGCCAGGTTTTGTAATTTTCTCCAGCCTTGCCGTCAGCCTTCACATCGTGGAAGCTAGTGCAATTTTGGGACAGTTTCTTTGCTGCAACCTCTCCAATAAGAGGAATTCCTAAAGAACCGAGAACTGAACCAAAGTCAATGTCTCCGCGAACCTTAGTATTTAACTCGCTAATCAATTTAGCGGCAACCTTGCTACCCACAGCTCCGACCAAATCTTCTTCGGTCAGGTAAAACAGTTCTGAGATCCTAGTCAGCTCCAGCTTCTCAATAGTTTTCGGGCCAAAGCCCTTTAACTTCATTTTTGTGCAGAAGTTCTCGATTAACTTACTTGATTGCGCTGGACAGTTGGACTTATTCCTACAGAATAATTGCCCGTTGACAAGATCTAGCTTAGAACCACAAGAGGGACATTGTGTTGGAATTTCGATTTTCATCAAATTTCTTCCTTATCAATTTATATAAATATTATAGCAAGTATTTAAGCATTTAGCAACTACAATTTTAACTAACTTTGCTTACCCTCGCCATAACTTTCTATCCCTCAACTGAATGATAATAGTATATACCTAAGCGGCGAAAATGTCAATAACCACTTTATAATTCCGACATGGTAAACGGGTAGCAAAGGGTTACGAATTAGTCGTATACTCGCTCTACTATACAAGGGATTACACCCCCAGCACGAATCACTCGAATCTGGCAACCGATCTCTAAATCGAGAGCGTTAATATAATCAACGTTATTAAGAGTTGCTTTAATGATTGTGGCATCATCAATAATCACCGGTTCGAAATAACCAACTGGAGTTACTTTACCAGAAGCCCCTACTTGCCATTCAACTTTAACAAGTGTGGTAATTTCGCCTTCTTCATCCTCTTTAATAGCAAATGCACCACGAGGAAATTTATTAGTCCAACCTTCACGGAAGAATTTGTTGTTATCATTAATACGAACAACTTTACCATCCGTCGGAATCCACTTAAAGAAGGAACGAACATTAACAACTGTCAAGAAGTTCTCATTCTCTAGCCAAAGCATATCTTTTAAATAGGCTTCTGTAATACCTACTGTTTCCGCTGAACACTGGATACCATATGCAACGAAGATTAAACCACCTTCACCAATACGTTGCATGAAATCATCGCTGTCTTTCAGGTTAATAGCACCCGAAGCGTAGTTACGTTTGTTCTCTACTTCTTTAGTAATGAGAACTTCACCAGTGATTTGAGTTGGTACTTTTTGGGAAATAGTTTTGGGGATGTTTAGCATTTTAACATTATGCGTTACATCATTCCCTAGAATACCGTTACCACGAGTTAACGCTTGAACAAATTCACCATTAATATATAACAGAGAAATTGCACAGCCATCTAACTTATCAGTTTCAACCTGACCTAATGGATTGAATGGAGCTTTATCACCACGACCGTAATAGACTTTCTGCAAAGAATACATACGATATAGATGTGGAATATCACCTTTCGGCCCGATTTCTTCCTCTAGCGGGAATCTTTTAATCAGACGATCATATTCTTCATCGGAAATAAGACTCATTCCCTGGTAGTACGCTTCTTGACAACGTTTGATAAAGTCTTTTACATTATTCATCGTCTGCGATTTCCATTTTGAGTTCTTTGTTATACTGAGCAGCCATACCAGCTAAATCAGCAGCTTCTTTCAACCACGCATCTTTGTACGCTTTCTGGTTTGGAGTGCCGATACTATCCTGGTAATTGATTCTTGCTATGGAGAGCAAATTAAGTTTTGCTTGAATCTTTGGAAGTGTTATTGTCATTGCCATAATTGATCCTCTCATCAATTTATATAAATATTATATATGAAAACTGAGTCGAAAGCAAGTACATTTATAAAGAAAAAGCCAAGAACTAGGCATTCTTGGCTTTGAGTTCTTCAGCTCGTTTCTGTACTTCATGCAAGACCTCGGATTCACTGAGGATTTGCGTAAAAGCGTAGAATAGCTGTGATGTAGTTTCTAGGGTATAAGGAAAAGAGAAGCCGGATTTCGTTGGAAACCACTCTCCAGTAATATCTTGGAGCCAGTAACGAATTCCCATGTATAGATTCCCACGAAATTCAGATACGGTTAGTCTTACTTGTTCCCCCTCCTTCTCCCAAAGCATGATGGACTGGTCGTCAACGTGTCCTTCATAGTTTTGATTTACTTGATCGCTCATTTACATATCCCGAATACACAAAAAGCCCCATATAGGGGCCAATTGGTTTCTTATCGGCCTACTGGAGAAGCACGATCTAACTCTGACTGGAGGCTCGTCACACGGCGAACTTTCGCAACAGGAATGAAACGGAAGCTATCATTAGTACGAGAGAAAACGAGGATTTCATCTTCTTTCGGCTTACGGATGCGCTCACGTTTAATACGCTCAGCCAGGTATTTATCCTGAGCTGGATCAAATTCCATCGTACCCTGAAGGTACGTGGTTCCTTTCTGACGAAGTTTTTCGTAATGAAGATAAAACTCACCAAATTTTTCGCATTGAGCAATAATTTCAGCTTTATTCATAACTGTATTCCTTGTGTTGGTGGATTTATCTAAGAATTACTTAGTGATAGCTCGGATAGCTTCTGCCAGATGAGCAGCTGCTTTACCGGTCAGCTTGTCGATGATTGCGTCGTCCAGGAAGTCCGGGGCTAAGCCAGCATCAGAGAATGCAGAGCGAAGATCGGAGTGAGCCTGAGCTTTGGAAGTACGAGAACCACCAGAAGCTTTTTCTCCAGTAGATGCGCTTGATTTAGAAGTAGAGCCAGCAGCTTTCTTGATATACAGACCTGCTTTGGTCAGCTTCATACGGAAACCGTTCGGAGTTACACCATTTTCCTGAGCAATTTCGCTAACAATTTCCATGCTAACGCCCGGACGCTCATCTTCTGGGAATTGCTCCATACGAGCAACGTAGTCGGAAGACATTTTTTCGAACAGTTCATCAGTCCACTGAGTTGGAGTAGTCATATTTTTCGATTTCCTTAATTAAGAATTAAACAGAATAGTTCTTTCAAACTATGAGAATATTATATCAAGAATTACAGGATTAAGCAACTGAAATTTTTCAGTAACTGCTACACATCTAGTTCAACGATCTCCCAATCGTCGGCCAGGGCTTCTTCTAGGGTTAGTTCACACACTTCATCACTTGGGAATAATGATGTATCAAAAGGCATCCACACGTACTGGCGTACGGTATTGCTATCTACAAAGAATTTCAGGATTACTGTGTAATCTTTATTATTTTCCCAACTAGTTCGCTGGAGATATTTTACGTCTCCAGCTTTTAACAGATCAGTTAGTTTACTCACGACGTTTTCCTTTCTCTTTATCTAGTTTCAGGGCAGCTTTAACAGCTTCATTAACCAACGTGATAACTTCTTCACGACTCCACTTAAAGCCCAGAGCCTTAACATCAACACCCAGCTTTTCCAGATGTTTAACAGAAGCTAATTCGTAGTGCATATAGTGAACGTTCTGTTGTTTACCTTCTGATAACAACCAAACACGATAGCAACCAACTGGATTAGTCATTGCTTTCTTGATTTCACCAATACACTGGTAGCCAGGAACCCAAACAAGTTCACCAACTTCAAATTCTTCTGCCATTGCATCATCAGGAATCAACGGAGGATTCAATGGATCAACAATATCGTTTAAGCGAAGCAGAGCACCATAACGTTCCAGAACAGATTTAATCATCGCTACAGAACGATAGTTACGATCGGCGATTTCTTCAAAAGAATCACCAGAAAGATACTGTTCAATTACGTTTGCAAGCTCAACACCTTCAATCAGTGTTCCGCGCTTCTTCTTTTTCATTTCCGCAACCTGAACCTGACGATCTCTCCATTCTTCGATCATTCGTTCCATAGTTGGGTTAGAAGAAACACCGAGCATTTCACATGCTGCTTTCTTAGTACCACCATTCTCCAGATGTTCAATAACCTTTTTAAAGGTTTCATCAGGGATTTCATGAATAAGTTTCTTTCTACGAGAACCAGCCATATTTAAACTCCTCTCTCAAATTTATGAATCTATTATACAGGAAATTTTTCCTGAAAGCAAATAAATTTTTACGATTCTTTGAGCAAAGAAGCAAGTTCAGCATAGACTTTATCTAACTCAAAGCCAATGCGAAGAGACACACGAGTCTTCCGTTGTTTAAGTAACCATATGGAGACATTAGGGATACCAGCGAGACGAGGTGGTACAACCCTACATAGTTTCTCCGCAGTATCGTAAACAGAAGTTTTACGTTCTTTTACGGGAAACTTCCTTGTTTCCCACTTTTTATTCTTCGCTGTCATTTCTAGCCCCCAATTCAGCAAGAGCTTCCTCATGCATCTGACGTTCTTCATCTGTCATAAACTTAACTGGAATCGGCATACATTCGATCTTACAGTAAGTTCTGTACCAGTCCACAATCTTTTCCGTATCCAGATCTTTACCGATACCCATCATGCCAAGATACATACGAGCATATTTTGGGTTAGCGCTCTGACCTGTCTTAAGGAAGAAATCCTTCTTCTTATTCTTAAGAGCTTCGATAAACGGTTTGATTGTTACGTTTGAACACTTTTTAATATCTTCCCAGAACATGTCGTGCATCTTATGGAAGAATGCAGCTCTATCGTTTGGTTTATCCTTAATATACTGTTCAACGTGTTCCACTGTTACATCTTTAATAGAATCCAGATGATAATAGCGAACCAGAAGTAACTTGGCTTCATAGGCATCTGCATGACGTGGTGCGCAATATTCAGGAGTTGAGTGCAAAATAGCTTTGATTCGCTCTTCTGTATACTCTTTGCCTGCACCTTCGATAGTTCCCCAGCTTTCGCTGAAAATATCGATAGTTGCACCCTGATCAAGCAGATAATAACGCAAAGTACTAGTATAGTTTCTAGATTCCAGCTCACGACGACGTGCGTACAGTTGTTGGGCTAACTCAATCCAACCTTCGTCAATATTATATTGCTCGGAACCCGCAGAAAATCCACTCGTAGATTTATCAATAAAATAATAAATGTTCTGAGCACCACGGTCGCGCCTGATTGCTTGGAAACGCATGTTTGGCGCTTGGTTTGAGGTTCTAGTGATTACGAATACGTTATCAAAATAGTTAAAGTCAACACCACTCGTTACAGATGGACTACATAATAAACAATCAATCTGTTGATCAATTAGCTCATTAGTTGTATAATCCAGAATACGTCGGATATCTACATCAGACGTAGAGTTTGAGTGAATTTCTTTAACTAACGCACCAGTATTACGACGTAATGCCATTCCCTTTTCATTCAGTTCATCCGGTCCACAGTCAGATACTAGGATTGACTTCTCACCCATCTCTAAAGATGTTTGAAGTGCAACCCAAATACTGGATTCGTCAGGGAATTCATAAGCGTGAGCTTTCGCCAGCATTTTACGGTGATGATTATAGAATGCAACTGGTTTATCAAAATCAATCAAAGAACCATAGGCTTCAATCGTTTCTGCACTGATATCACCATCAGATAAGATAACAGTTTTAGCAGTAATAAGGATATCACGAAGAACCTGAATACATTCACGACGGTTTTTAACAACCGGAGCGAATAACAGATCATTCATTACTGCGTCACATTCATCAATAAAGATCGTATCAATCTGACCCACAAAGCTCTTGAACTTATGGATAGAGTGAATAGTTGAAGACATACGATCAATGGCACCACGTTTGAAGTTCAGCATATCAACTGACTTATCATACTGACCAGCACCGAATTTCTTCGCGTTTGAAGATACAAGTGCCCTAGTATTCGTGATTGCAATAAAGTTTCCTGGAAGAACACCTGCATCTAGCCACTTAGTTACTGCTGTGGTTTTACCTGTACCAAGACTTGCCTTAACAAATGTTAAATGTCCTTTTGGTGGTACAATGTTAATTTTCAGGTATGGAACTTCTGGTGGAGAATCTGTGTCTAGACGTTTTAATGGTACACCTTTTAAGTTTGGTGGAATCTCACGTTTGGAGTTATTTACAAAGGCTTTGAGAGCCTGCTTACGACCGTTATTAAAGTAATCTTGAATATTGCGACTATTATCTTTAGTCGCAATATACTCAGATAAAGCTGGTTTAATCTCACGTTCTAACCACGTAAAGTCAACACCATCTTCTAATGCTCTGTGATAAAGTTTTGGAATAATACGCAGGTACACTCCATCCTCAGCTTCTTCTAGTTCGCTGATGGTTTCTTCCACTTTATCAGATGCAGCCTTCTTGCCTTTAATTTGGTCAAGTAAGGAGTAGAACTCTTCTTTAAACTCACCTCTAGTTGTTTCAAAGTCAACTAGGTTATTAGGTAGATTCACCTTCGAACCCTTAACATACACAAGACGTGGTTTATTCTCCGCTTTAAACGGATCGACTATACCATCATCAAATAAGGGATCTGCAAAATAGTGAAGCTGAACAGAAGAATAATAAGCTAAGTCAGCAATATCAAACCCATACTTTTGCTTACTACTGTCATTGATAGATGTAAATAAGAACTTTAACTGTCCCTGCGTTACCTTGACATTAGATTCTAGCATTAAGTGCATTCGGATACCTGGTTTTAATCCAGCCGAAGACGATGCATGGGCAATAAACCCTGCATCAAGAGGAAACATATCCTCACTAATACTATTCAACATCTTAATAATATGACGTGCCATGCCAACAAGATTAAACTTGTCATAGCCACCAGTATCTACAATACCATCCACGTCCATAGCAATAATATGACTAGGATTGGATACGTTAAAGTTTCCCCTGGTACGACGCACATTATCTTTTGGAGCTAAACATTTACCACGAATAGCTACAATATGCGGGTCTTTGGTAAGACGACGCATGATAGGTAACATTTCAGCAAGGTTTTGCGGGTCAAGTTCTTCAAGTACATCAAATTTGAAGGGCATGGAAGCTGGTTTACCTTCTGGATGCTCTTTAGAGAATCGCTTTGCAAAGGTGTAATCTTCCACTTTGATCTCTTTCCAGATGCCAGTGGCTTTATCTCTGGAAAATCCTGCGTGACCTTGTAGGATTGAGAACACAACAATACTCCTATGTTGGTTATTCGGATATCTTTCTTTAGGACTATTCAAAAGAATAGAACAACTATTACTACCATTTACACAAACATTAATCATCATCAAGCAGTATGAATAAGTTATCATACCTCAGTGCTGCGCTCTCTTAACTCTTATCCAGATCAGAACCTAGGTCATTGGCCGCTAAGCCGATTCTGATTGCCCTCACTATCCTATTGGTAGGTGGCTACTGGACGTGTCACCATTCGCTGCTCTTTTCGTTCGCACCCCCATATAAAACTCTGCCTATATAACGAGCTAAATATGCACGGTTTGGATTTACCTTTCCGAATTCAGGGTACGCAGATCACTTAATTGATAATTAACTAATGCAGTATAAACACTAGTAATAGTTAAAACAACCCTTAATGGGGCAGCCTAACTGTTCCGTATTGCGGATTGTAAACAAGAAAAATTAGCAAAATCAATTTTTACTAATGTCTCTCAATTCAATATAAATATTATATCAAGATTTTGAGCATCCTGCAAGTAAAATTTTTCCGAAGGTGCTATCAGTGTCCTTGAGCACAGAGAAAACCGAGTCATTTTGACTCGGTAATCAGGATTGAGCTAATGAAAATCAATCATCATTTAGGCCTGGGACATAGATTCCAATGCGATTTAATTGACCTTTAGCTTCTTCGAGAATATCTTCGGTGTACTCCCAAATATCATCTTCTACTTGCAAAAGATAAGGGGATTCACCAGTTTCGGGGTCACGTGTAATGGCTAAGCCACGTGGATGGAATATAGAGAAGTTGAGGGCAACAATCAAGCCCATGCTGGACAATTCATTCCAGTCAGCTTCCCAACCATCATCTTCATCTTCGTCCACAAAGACACCTACACTAGGGTCTGTTACAGAAGTAAACGGAAATGTTACACTAACCTTGTCAACCCCCAACCAACGTGCAAGGAGCCCCTCAGCACGCTCTACCAAACTAGGATCTATCTGACGCCAAAATACTTGTTCCATTCTGCCTCCTTAAGCAGTTAAACCTGGGATCATATACCCGAAACGACGAAGTTTCTGAATCCCCTCATTTACTTCCTCGGGCGAATATGACCAGCCCTCACGTTCATTTACCTGGAAAGCAGGAGCTTCACCAGTGCGATAATTTACAATAAGACGGTGATTTGCAGGCATAAACAGCTTATGATTCAAGGCAAAAACCAGACCCATTTCATCGAGTTCTTTCCAGTCTACAATCTCTTCTACTCCCTCCCCTAAATCCACGCTAACTCCAATACACGGAGCTTCCTCTAGCGGGACTTTAAAGGATAAGAAGATATCGTTATTCTCACACCAAATCTTGAGCAGATTGATGGTTTCATTATACATACCATTAGGGAGAGAGCGCCAGAAGTTGAGAAGCATAGGATTTACCTCTTTCATGAAAATATTATTGAACATGCTTATACCTTAAGTTTCTGAAGAGCCTTACACATTTCAAGATCTGGACTAAACTCCAGCATATAGCTGATAGCGTTTAAATCTTGAAGGTTTATTCCAGTCCTGCCGTTTACAATAACAGTAGGAAATTGATACATCATAGCACCAGCATCATCTAGGACACACCAATGCTTGAGCTTATATTTTTCGACAAAACGTAAAACAGAATTACCCCGAGATAAACCACCTCCAGTAAAATCTGTTGTACCAAGAAAACGATCGATCAAACCGAGTCCGGTCATAATCTGAACGTTCTCCATTTCATTTCGTACAGAAAACCATGAAGATACCCCAACAATCATTATTGGGGATGGCTTAAGAAAGTTCTGAAAAGCCTGGAGTAATGGCTTGTAAACCCAATCACCACCAAAGAATAGCTTCTCACTATCTGGAGCATGATGGTGAGAGATGCTCGAATTGAGCACCCCATCAATATCCAGGAAAATCACAGGAGTATTACTTATTTCCACCAGTAGCATCCCACGTCCAGACTTTAACTTCATCAGTAAAAGGAACTGGAACCTTCAGTTCACCTTTACCCCACATAACAGATAGGAACAGAGAATAAATGGTAATCATACCAATTAAGTTGACAAACCATACTAGACCTTTCCAGATACCCTTAAAAATCTTCTTCACCATATTCTCCCTCCTTAATAAGGAACTCTTTCCATTCTGCTGTATCCTCATAGATAACGCAGAAATCATCACTCTTCCATGAGAAGTCATCAGTAGCAAATTCGAAACGGTAGCACCAACTACCGTCTGGCCATACTAAAAGATCACACATGCTTTTCTGGGACATAAATATTTCCCTCCATAAAAGCTTCAACTTGATCAATAAAGTGTTTATTACCAAAAACTTCGGCAGCTCCAGCACGCCATACAGTAACACCACGTTTCTCATACTCAAGCTGTTCGTCATAACGAACTTGTGGGTTAACAACCATCATCTTAGTTCCACGACATACAGCAGGAAATAGCTCCCAGTTGAAGTCGATTACTTGGTTGCTACAACCTACTACAATAACCATATCATTGCTAGTAAGTGTATCAAACAGGTTAATCTGACCCATATACCACGGAGCCGTCTCACCAAAGAATGTTACGTTTGGTTTTACCCATTCGTAATCCTCAGGGGCAATCGCAGTATACCCAACATCTTCGATGATTTGGTTGCGACCCTGACGATAGATCACCTCTTTCAAGTACCCGTGAGCGTGAATGATTTCATCACGAGGGATACCAGCACGTTCCAGAAGGTCATCAACGTTAGTAGTGAAGTTCTTCACGCTATCCGCACCATAACGCTGGAACCATTCTGCAATTCGCAGATGGGCAATGTTAGGCTCAACAGTCTGTAATTCCTGACGACGCATGTTGTAGAACTCATGAGTCTTGAGATACAGATCGTTACCATCTTCATCAATGCCAGGGAAACGAGCACTGAAGTAGTTAGGATCATCTTCACCACAGAAGCGACGGAAGCCAGCTTCAAAGTTAGGCAAGCTACATACTTCCTCTAGATCGTACTCATCCCACAAGGATTTCCCACTAGCAGTATCAGTACGGAAAGCACGAACACCACTATCTACACTCAAACCTGCACCACTAACAACGATTAGTCTACGCATTATACGATTCCTTGCTTGAATCCTTCGATGATATTTTGGAGCAGAATTGCTTCTTCTGGGCGAACCTTCTCTTGCTTAATAAGCATATCCAAACCAGCAATACAGGTAGCTACTCCAGCAATATACCCAGCATTCCACTGCTCCATAAGCATATTTTCTAAATTACTTTTTAGATTCTGATTCAAGAAGTCCATAAAGTTTTTCCTCCAATTCCATAATACGATTTTCGTAAGAAGCACGCAGCTTCTCGATGGACAAAGCACGAACTGTAACTTCATCTGAATTGATCGCTAGCTGAGCTAGATCTTCTGTTTCCATACGTCCGTTGTAAATTAAGCGATATTTAAGATGTTTTACGTTTTTCATTCTTGTTCCTTAGTTCTGTACTGTAAATTCATTCTTATCACAGTGAGCATAATAATACCCATACATACGATAAATTTTCACAGCCTTAGTAGACCCCTTAGATTCTTCATAATCAATCCAGAGCCACTTGTCTTTACCTACATAATGTACCCGAAACTTCTTAACTTTCTTATCATTCCATGTTGCAACAACACGACGATAATCAAATCCGCCCAACCAATCTAGAGCCTTACGTTCTTCACTAGGCTCTCCAAGATGGGAAACATCTACTTTCGGAAGCAATTCGCTCATAGCTTTCTCCTCTCAAATTTATAAATCAATTATACATAAGTTTTAGCTCGAAAGCAAATAAAATAAAAGCCAGGTCGACTAGCAACCTGGCTGATTCATTATTTAGCGCGAATGTCTTGATGTTTCACTCGACCCATAACCTCATGTTGTTTACCTGGGTTAAACGGACGAGCACCTGGATTTCCAAGATATCCACAAACTCGACGAGTTACCTCAAGAGTCTCAGGATCATGATTGCCACAAATTGGGCATTTGAAACCATCCTCAGAAGCTATAGTTTCACCCAAGAACCCACATTCCCCACAAGAGTCTACTGGAGTATTAATACCGAAGTAATGAACTTTACTTGCAGCATAGTTAATAACCCATTCCAGTGCATCAGGGAATCGTTTCATATCCGGTAATTCCACATAGGAAATGCACCCACCAGAAGCAATAGGAGTAAAGTTAGACTCATAATCAAACTTCACATTTGGAGCAACCTTACGTTCTACATCAAGGTGATGGGAATTAGTGTAATATCCTTTAGCCAGAATATCTTCATGCTCTGGGAAATACTCACGGTCTAGGCGACAGAAGCGATCACATAGAGATTCAGATGGTGTAGCATACAGACTATACCCTAATTGAGTCTCTTCCTTCTTCTGATCAGCACGATCACGCATGTATTGTAGCACACGTTGAACGAACTTGATACAAGACTCAGACATTGTATCTACATCTTTACCAAACATGAGCTGCAACATTTCGTGGCAACCAATATATCCTAGAGATACAGAAGCACGCTTGTAGAAATGATCAAATACATATTCATCTGGCCCCAGACGTAATCCAAAGGCTCCTGACATATAGAGGATGGGCGCAGCTTTAGCTTGAATGTATTTTAAGCGATCAACCCTCCACTCCAATGCTTTTAACGCGGTATCCACACGCAGCTCAAGCAGATCGAAGAATAGATCAATATTTCCTTCCGCTTCGATAGCGATTCGAGGAAGGTTTACGGAAACAACGCCTAAGTTGTTACGACCAGAAGTTTCACCATCTTCCGCAGCAGCCAGGAATGAACGACAGCCCATAGAGACTTTGTAGTCCCCCGTAACTTCTACAACCTTATCATAACTGATGTAGTCAGGATACATACGTTCAGCAGTACATTTCATAGCTAACTTCTTGATATCATAGTTGACATCACCAGGCTTCATGTTTACGCCATCGCGCAGAACAAATACCAGTTTAGGAAAGATAGCAGTACGTTTATTGATACCCAAACCATCCATACGCACTTCTAAGATTGCTTTCTGTACAAGACGTGCTTCCCAAGAAGTTCCTAGGCCAAAACCAAAGGTAATAAATGGACTCTGACCATTAGAGTTGAACATCGTATTGATTTCGTACTCTAGACCTTGGCAGGCATCATAAACTTCTTTCTCAGTCATTTCCGTAGCCATTACAGATGCTTTGGCTTCATCCTTAGTCCAACGTTTTGCAAACGCATGATTCTTATCATAAGACTTACGAACATAAGGAGCTAATACTTCATCTAATCGGTCTACAGAAGTACCCCCATATTGATGTGAACTAACCTGAGTGATAATCTGAGCTGTGATAGCAGCCGCAGTAGTAATAGAGTTTGGTGTACTGATTTCAGCATTACCAACCTTCATACCATTCTTCAACATATCTTCCAAAGCAACCAGGCAACAGTTAGTCATACCTAACGCAGCGTAATCAGCATCATGGAAGTGAATATCACCAATCATGTGAGCATTTCGAATCTGGATTGGCATTTCTTCCAGAATCAGATATTTACTCAATTCCCCTGCAAGCATATCCCTTTGTGTAGGGAAACGTTCTGAGGGCTTATTGGCATTATTAAACAGCAGCTCTTCATCTGCTGAACCTTCGATAATTTCTTTGCAGTTTCGAATCAAGGACTGCATTCCTTTATACTTTAGTTCTTCATTGCGATTCATTATACCCTCCTTCTCTAACTAAGACTACTATTATAACTCATTCGAAGGCGGATGTCAACAATATTTTACTATAAAGTTCTGTAACATGATCTGAGTCAAAAAATTTTATTTGCCAACCTCTACTAAAAATAGTATAATCACGCACCCGTGTACGCGATATAAAATGATTATCTAGTACCATACATCTCCCAATAAAAGCAAGCAAATTTTTTATTTAAATGCAATATCATAGGCTTATTTAAAATTGTAGTTGCTTTCTCCCGTATATATTGGTATAATATATTTGTAAGTTGATAAACAAGATCTTTTTGTTGATCCTCTGTTAGCGAAGTACACTATAGGAGTGTTATTTATGGGAAAAGCACGTCAAAAAAGAGAGAACCGCAATGGTTCAAGAAAGCGTGGCAACAAGTACGAGAGTAACGTAATTCAAGCAGATTTCTCTAGTGATTACGCCAATCCAGTTGCTAAATCCCTAGTTGGTAAAAACCGTGAGCAAAAATCATATATCAATATGATCAAGAACAACACAGTGACTGTGGGTATCGGTGAACCAGGTACTGGTAAAACCTTTATCCCGTCCGTTCTTGCAGCTCAGGAACTCGTAGACATTCACTCAGATATTGAGCAAGTGATCCTCGTGCGTCCGAACGAACCTCTAGGTAAATCTCTTGGTATGCTCCCAGGTGATCTAGCAGAAAAGCTAGAGCCTTGGTTGGAACCAATAGCCGATGGCATGAAATGGGCAATCGGTGATCACGCCTATAAAGGATATGTCGAACGTCAGAAAATCAAATTCCTGGCTATCGAACATGCCCGTGGCCGAACTTTCAACAACTCCTATGTTATTGTCGATGAAGCTCAGAATATCTCCGTTGAAGCAATGATCTGTCTCTTGACTCGTGTCGGACAAGATTGTCGTTTAATTATCTGTGGAGATATAGCTCAGAAAGACATCAAGGGTGATTCAGGTCTAGCACTTCTTATGGAAGTCTATGAGAAGTACGAAAACTCTCCTTTCTCTATGATCGAACTGATCGACAACGTTCGCTCACCAGAGTCTAAAGCATTCTACGATATCTTTAAGGATATGGGGAAGGTGTAATATGGGAAACGTCGTACATCTGCACCGCAAAACTAAGATCCACCGTACTTCATTGAGTGCTGCTAATATGATTACACGTAAGGAAGGGGAAGAAAGTCCTAAGACTACCCTAGCGTGGAAAATTGTAGCCTCTAATCCAAATCGGCCTTTCAACTATAATGAACTGAGTACTTCTATAGACATTCTTATGGCTAAGGAAATACGACAGAAACTAACTGATATGACCGATAAACTTAAATGGTAAGACAGACGAGCCTGGGTATGAAAATATCCGGGCTCTTTTTATCTGTAAAATTGTACTTGCAAAATGACTCAAAACAAAGTAGAATATCTCCTAAATCCTGATAACTACAAAAAGGAAAGCCAAATGAGCCATCGTATCGAAAAAGTAATTAAACGTGACGGTACTGTTCAGGACTTTGCTCCTGAAAAACTCAATGATTGGGCTGCATGGGCATGTAAAGATACTGACGTAAGTTGGTCTGCCGTAGTTATGGCTGCCCTGAAAAATCTACCCAAAGGTGTTGTAGACTCCGATACACTCCAAGATGTGTTAATTAAAGCCGCTGAAGGTCTTATCAAAGACAACCCAGCGTATGATACTGTAGCAAAGGAATTACGTCTTGCGCAGATGCGTAAACGCCTATATGATTCCTTTGAACCTCCTTCTCTGCGTTTCTTCCACGATCATATGGTTCGTGTTGGCGCCTGGGAAGACATGAGTGCATGGATTAGCGATGATCAGTTTGATGCTCTGAATCAAGTTATTGATCATGATCGCGATCGTTTATTCACCAGTGGTGGACTGAAACAGTTCTTCGACAAGTATTCCCGTCGTAATATTGCAACTGGTGAAATTTATGAAACCCCGCAGTTTGCCTACATGGGTATGGCAATGGCGATGTTATCTCAACCTAACTGGACAATCCTAGATGCAATCGACCTCTACAATGCAATGTCGCTCCACAAAATCAACGTTCCTACGCCGCCACTGGTTGGCCTGCGCTCTAGTGACCGTGGATTTGCTAGTTGCTGTCTCGTGGATTCCACTGACACGCTGGATTCAATCGACACAGCCGAGCACATCGTCTTCAAAATGGTCGCAGCCAGAGCGGGAATCGGGTATCATCTTGAAAGCCGATCAATTGCTGATCCGGTGCGAAATGGGGCATTCCCGCATTCCGGAAAACTGCCATATTATCGACACATTGACCGATCAGTAAAAGCTAACACTCAGCAAACCCGTGGCGGTTCTGCTACTGTGTCTTATCCATACTTCGATCCTGAAATCATTCAGTTGATGCAGGTTAAGCAGCAACGTGCTACAGACGAGAATAAAATCGATAAGATGGATTACTCTCTGAGCTTTAACAACCTTCTATTAAAACGTTACCTGAAAAACGAAGATATTACGCTAATGTCCTACTTCTACGCACCAGAAGTTCATGAAGCGTTTTATGGCGAAGATGAGGCTAAGTTTGAAGAAATCTACGTGGCAGCGGAGAAACGTGTGGCTTCTCTTACAAAGATCGACCACGAAGGAAAAACAATTCCAGCAGCTCCTAGAATCTCTGCAAAAGAAATCCTAGATACTTGGTTACGTATCCGTATGGAAACAGGGCGTATGTATGCTCATCACATTGGTGAATCTAACCGTCATGGTAACTTCCTTGACCCGATTCGTATGACCAACCTTTGTGTTGAAATTACTCAGCCAACCCGTCCATTCCATCACATTACGGAGCTGTATAAGACCCAAGATCAGTTAGACGATATGCGTCCAGAAGATATTGGTGAAGTATCTCTGTGTAACTTAGGTGGTGTTGTACTAGGTCGTATGGAATCTCTGGCTGAATGGGAGAAAACTTGCTACATTCTTCTGAAATTCGTTGATACAATCATCGAGATTCAGGATTACCCATTCCCAACTATGGAGTACACGGCTAAGAAACGTCGTAACGTTGGTATTGGTCTGATGAACGCAGCAGGTGCAATGGCAGCAGAAGGTTTGGCTTACGAAGGTGTTGAAGCCCGTAACTGGATTCACCGTGAAGCTGAAAAGCTGTCCTACTTCCTACATAAAGCCTCTGTACGTCTGGCTAAAGAACAAGGTGCATGTGACTGGTTTAATCGTACTAAGCCTTCGCAAGGAACTCTGGTAATCGACACGTACAAGAAAACTGTTGATGAACTGGTAACTGTAGGTCTAGAAATGGATTGGGAATCTCTGCGTGCAGATATTCTGAAATATGGTATGCGCAACTCTGTTCTGACTGCTCAGATGCCAGGTGAAAGTTCCTCTGTACTGCTAGGTGTTACTAACTCTATCGAACCGCCCCGTAAGATCGTATCTATCAAGGGTAGTGCAGTGAATAAAGTAATTGCAATTGCTCCAGGTGCAACTGATTGGGATACATTAATGAGCTATAAACTGGCTTATGATGTAGATCGTATCGAGTGGATCAAATGGGTAGCAACCATGCAGAAATTCTTCAGCCAGTCTATCAGTACGAATATGTACTATGACTACACCAAGTTCGAGAATGAAATCATTCCCGGCCCAGTAGTAGTTCGTGACTTTATGACTGCTGTTAAGTACGGTTGGAAAACTTGGTACTACGCTAACTTCAACACTGAAAATGGTGGTGGAGCTGGTGAAGAAGCAGCAGGTTGTGCATCAGGTGGTTGTAACCTATAATAAAAACAAGGAGATCTTCGGGTCTCCTTTTTTCTTTGAAATTTTACTTGCTAATCGCTACCAGATTTGCTATAATATTCCTGAAATAGTGAGAAAGAGGAAAATCAATGACTACTTTACTAAACCTGAATTGGGATCATACTAACGCTGACCTTTTCCTGGGCGATTCTCTTGGTATCGCAGATTACGTTCGTGTAGCACATCCTGAACTTGAGCGTCTAGCACTTCTGCAACGTTCTCAATTTTGGACTGAAACTGAAATCAGTCTGGAAGCCGATAAGAAACAATGGCCAAACCTTCCGCGTGATATTCAGGAAATTACTCTCCTGAACTTAGCATGGCAGACACAGACAGACTCCTTTATTAGTCGTGCGCCTGAAGCAGCTATTATGCCGCTTGTAAGCCGTCCTGAACTGGAAGGTATGCTCAAGCAGTGGAGCTACTTCGAAGATCTGCATAGCCGCGCCTATAGCAATATTATTCGTAACGTGCTGACTGACCCCGCAGAATTTATTGATTCTGTAACTAAAAACCAAGAAGCATTTGCACGTATTGCAGATTCTGTTGAATTGTTTGATGAACTGTATCTGTTAGGCCAGTATTTCCTCGCAGTACGAGATCATCAGGGTGATAATACTTATCCAGAAACTGAGTTCCCAGAAGTCAAACGTGAAACTCAGGCTAAGCTGTTAGATGCTTACTTTGCAATCTACGGTCTGGAAGCAATGCAGTTCTACGCATCTTTTGCATGTACCTTTGCTCTAGCAGAGAACGATATTCTGCAAGGTATTGCTAAGAACCTGCAATTAATCGCTAAAGATGAAGCTCTACATACTCAAATGTCTAAAGCTATCATCCAGATTATGTTCCAGCAGTTTGATAAAGATCTGGTAGACGAAGCATTAGCTAAAGCACCAGCACAACTCCTAAAAACTCTGAAAACTGAGATTGAATGGGGCCACTTTATCTTTAAAGGCCGCAGTCTGATTGGTTTGAACGCAGAATTGCTTGAAGAATACCTTTACTTTGTAGGACGTAACGCATTTATGCACATTGGTGTAGAATGGCCAAGCCACTTACCTGTAATTACTAAGAACCCTATTCCGTGGATTATGAACTGGTTGGATACTACATCTTTACAACCTGCTCCACAAGAGATTCAGATTGGTGCAGCGTACCGTGTAGGTCAAGTAACTGAAACCTCTGCTGATACTCTGAAAGATCTTGGCAACGAATTTGAGGATATGTTCTAATGATAGCAGCAATCTATGCAACTGGGCCGAATGGGGAGTTCGGCCTCAATGGTAAGCTCCCCTGGGGTTCTTTCAAAGAAGAACTAGATATCTTCTATGCTACATTGGATTCTCTAGCACCTGATAATATTATTGTAGGAGCAGGAACTTGGTTAGCCTTCCCTGAGACTCTGCAAAAAAGAATACTAGGAGATTCTGACCTATTTATTTATGCAAATAGACCACTACCTAACTCTGTAGGATCAGCTACACGCATAAGCAACATTGGATACCGTCTGCCTGATTTTCTCAAGGAAGAGGTAACTGTAGTATTAGGGGGAGCAACTCTGCTTCTTGAAATGTATGTCAAAAATCATCTAGATATGGCGTATATCTCTACTATTACTTCAGCCACACCATTATCCGCTGATGTACATCTGCATCATCATATTACTTTAACTAATTCAATGGCAACTAGAATGGACTATGTGGCAGGACAGAATGCAGATAAAACGCTTTCATTCTTACAAGAATTGGTGATATTTAAATGAAGCAATATATTGAAACTGGAAAACGTATTCTTGAAGAGGGTGTATGGGTAACGAATCCTAGAACAGGGGTTCGTTGCCTAACCATTATTGATGCAGACTTTACCTTTAACGTAGGAGCAGGAGAACTGCCGCTAGTAACTACTCGTAAAGCATTTGCTAAACAAGCAATAATGGAAATGATCGGATATCTCCGTGGGTACGACTCAGCAGCACAATTCCGCGCTATTGGTGTTAATACATGGAATGCTAATGCAAATGAAAATATTGCCTGGCTAGGTAATCCATTCCGTAAAGGCGAGGATGATATGGGACGAGTCTATGGTGTTCAAGGACGTCATTGGACTAATTCTGATGGTATGGTATTTGATCAGTTAGCCAAAGTCTATCATAATTTGAAAAGAGGGATTGACGATCGTGGAGAAATTTTAACTTTTTGGAACCCTGGGGAATTTCGTAAAGGATGCCTACGTCCGTGTATGCATACCCATCAATTCTCTATTTTAGGTGATACACTATACCTAAACTCTTTCCAGAGGTCTAATGATTTCTTGCTGGGCCAAGTATTTAATATGGTGCAATGCTATGCACTTCTAGCTATTATGGCACAGATTACAGGTCTTAAGCCAGGTATTGCTCGTCAAAAGATTATCAATCTTCATATCTATGAAGATCAGTATAATGTTCTGATGGAACACAAGCAATTCGATCGTGAACCTTTTGCATCTCCTACTTTAGAAATCAATCCAAATATCCAAACTTTGGATGATGTATTAACGTGGGTAAATAAGGATGATTTTACTGTTCGTGGCTATGAACACCATCCTGCTATTGCATACCCATTCACAGTCTAATTCAAATAGCCCTTCGGGGCTATTATATTTAAATTTCATTTGCTTACTGAGTGAAATTCAAATATAATATATTTTATAAATTGGAGACACTTATGGGATTCTTTAAAAAGAAAGTTTATTTAACACAAAGTCAAGAACGCAGGTTCTTAGCTCTGTCTCAGTATTACCATTTACCTTTCGATCATTTCATAGAACGGGCGTTAGAACAATTCCTAGAAAAGGAATTAAGGGCAATTAGACCTGAACCGCCAAGAGCACCAAATGATGCACAGAGAGGTCATCCACGTATCCCACCTATGCCGCCAGTTCCACCAGCGACTAGGGTCATTATAGAAGGTGAAAAATAATGTCTATTCTTTTATCTGCTTTAGAAGCAAAACAAAATACTATTGCTAGTATTAAAAAGGAAGTAATTGACTTAGAGTCACTTATTGCCGTAGAGATTGACAAAGCCATCAAAGATAAAGAATTTAACTGTCACATCCAGGGATTGACTGAATATTCAGAAAATGCTAGAAATAGCGTCATGCAAAAACTTAGCAAACTAGGTTATGTTGTGGAAGCTAAGTATGAACAGCGTGAAGGTTTTTGGCTTGAAATTGATTGGAGCAAATAATGTCGGTTTTCCACATATATACAGATGGTGCATGTAAGGGTAATCCTGGTTTAGGTGCGTGGGGATTCGTTGTCTATAATGATAATGATGATCGTATTGGCTCTAAATCTGGCTTCAGTCCTAAAACTACTAACAATGAAATGGAACTCACTGCAATTGTAGAAGTTCTTCGTTGGTCTACTAAGAAAGATAACCGTCCAGTAATTATCTATACTGATTCTGCTTACTGTAAAAATGGTATGGAAAGCTGGATGTGGTCTTGGCAGAAGAAAGGCTGGAAGAAGGGAGATGGTGAAACCCCTCTCAATCTAGAACTCTGGCAAGAAGCGTTTAAACTAACTCAACAGTATATTAATTTCCATGATACTAACCCAACCTTTGTTAAGGTCAAAGGTCACTCAGGTATTCGTGGTAATGAAGAAGTTGATGCTCTGTGCAATACTGTAATTACTGAGCAAGAACTTGCTGAGATGTAATAAATAAATTAAAAATTCACTTGCTTAAAGCCCTCGAATTTAGTATAATATTCGTATTGAAAGTGAGGAGGGCTTTATGCGAATTTACAACTCAAATTCATTAGGATTTAAACCTTTGAGAAAACGCGCACAATCTCCGCGTCAGATCAGAAAGGCAAATATTGGTGAGCCAGAAACTAGGCTTCCACCACCTCCGGAGCAACGTCTAGTTTACCTAGATGAAGAATTAGCCGAAAGGGAACGCAAAGCTCAAGAAGAAATTGAGCGCAAGAAACTGTGTACTGCTCCTGCATATAACAAGGGTGGTTATCAGTACGTTTCCAGTGAGGAACAAGCTAAGATGATCGGCAGATAATTTTTAAAAAATTCATTTGCTAAACGCTTCAAAATTTCGTATAATATATCTCATAAATTGATCAACAAAAAGGAAAACAAATAATGGCTAAGCAGAAAAACGCAAAAACTCAGGCAGCTCCGGCAGTTAAAACTTTCACTCAGACCGAAGCCAATCGTAAGGCTCGTCTGGAACGTCATCTGCGTAAGCATCCTACTGATGCTCAGGCTCAGACTGCCCTGAAGTCTCCGGCTCCGGTTCGCCAGAAGCCGAAGGCCAAGAACTCTACTCGCGCAACTGCTAAGCAGGTTGTGTTCATCAAGGGTGAAGGTCATAAGTCTGTACCGGTAACTCTGAGCTTTAACGGCGGTGCTGAGATGTTCGCCCGCAACGGTATGGCTCTGAAAGACTACGAAAAAGCAGTCAATCAGAAGCGTAAGCCAATGGCTGACGTAATGCGTGAATCGCGTGGACAGTTTGGCTCCGTTAAACCGAATATCTTCGGTGTAGAGTACAGCCGTGACAACGTTCGCGCTCTGTGCTATGGTATCGGTATTAAGTTTACTGGTGCTTCTGATCGTAAATCCGCTAAACCTGCTCGTAAGCGTAAAGCGAAGTAATGATTGATGGGGCGAAAGCCCCATATATTAACTCTTTCTCCGACTAATTAAGGATATTTTTATGTTCTCTAAGAAACCACGTTCCGTTACTGAAATCGTTGCTTCCTTTACCACTATTACTGATGAACTTCAAGCTCGTATTGAAGCTGACCAGAAAACTGCTGCTGATATTCAGAAACAGCAAGAAGAACTCGCTCTGAAACTGGCTGAAACCAATAAGAGTGAAAAATCTGCTCAAACTATTAAGGAAAATATCCTTAAACTGCTGGGCAAGTAATTTAAATCAGGGGGCGAAAGCCCCTCTTATTTGGAGAAACTATGCGTAACTTCGTTGCAAAGAATGATTTTAACCGTGCTAGCACTCATAAATCTGCTAGAGACTACACTCGTCTTTCTAAACATGAGCTTCTAGAAGAGATCATGGAAGAAAACTGGGATGTTAACGAAAATGGAACAGACCTGTTTGAAGAAGAGGAACTTCCTCTGAAAGACCCCAAACAGTGGGAGTCTATTAAAGAGACAGCTCTTTAATAGTTTTCTACAACAATAAAGGACATAATTATGAAATTCAAGCCCTTTGGTATGCTGGACATTGAATCTCTAGGTACTCCGGGAAATTGCGGTACTACTCATATCTCAATGCCTTCTTTCGCTTTTGTAGCGATGCACGGAATTGATAAAGATCCTGACCTGGTATTCGTTACTCTAGACGTTCAAGATCAGCTTAATGCGGGTGCTAAAGTTACAGCGTCTACCCTAGCTTTCTGGATGGATCAAGCTAAAAACAGTCCATCTGCGCTCCATATTATGGAGGCTCTGAACGGTCGCAATCCAAAACTGATTGCCTTCCGTGATGGTAAGCATCACTGCACTAATGACGTAGGCTCTAATTATGCTGCCTTCTCTATGACTCAGAACATTATGGAATTGTCTCTAGGAGATAATGCTCTATATTACGGCAATGGCCCAGAGTTTGATATGACAATCTACTCTGCAAATACGTTCCATGCAGGAACACATGAAGAAATAGTTCCGTGGAAATTCTGGAACTTAGGTAACGTTCGATCTTTCCGTAATCAGTGGATGCAAGCTGGTTATAGCTATAAAGATCTAGAAGCCGAAGGTGCTAGCTGGGCAAAAGCTAAAATGGAAAAGATGGACACCATTCGTTATGGAATCTATCCTGTGAAGCATGATCCAGCATTCGATGCTTTAGTTGAAAGTTATTGTGTAGCCGTCATGATCGAAAAAATCAAAATTTGATTTGCTTTCAGCTCCAAAATTCTGTATAATATATTCATAAATTTGAGAGAACAACAAAAGGAAAACAATTATGCCAGTATCTAAAAACGTCCGTAAAAATGGTAAAGTAGCAAAACGTAACCTGGGTCTGCGTCGTATGGCTGAACGTCAGTCCGGCATCCAGAAAATCTTTAACGTACTGAATCGCGCCAATCCGAATATTGATAACAGTTCTGATACTGTTCTGCGCACTCTGCTCGCAATCGGTCTGTAATAGACCGTTTTTAAAACAAATTCAAATCTCAAACTTCATATAAGGAAGCAAATAATGACTACTCGTATCTCTAAAACTCGTGCTCTGGCAACTATCAAGTCTCTGGAAGCTAAAATCCGTAAAGCTACTGAACAACAGCTTTTGATTGCTGTTGGTGAAGGTAAAGACAAGAATCAAGTTGTCGTTGGTGCTGCAATCGAAGTAGATGCTCTGTCTACTCGTATTAAAACTGATTTCCAGTCTCTGCTGGATATGATGACCCAGCGTGATCATCTGAAAGCAGCGCTGATCAAGAGCAATGCTGAAACTGTTGTAGAGATCGGTTCCCGCTCTATGACTGTTGCGGAAGCAATCGAAGCTAAGCGTTCTATGGAACTCAAAGCTCAGTTGCTGGCTAACATGCGTAAGCAGTTCCATGCTGCTACTGTTAAGTTTAACACTCAGAAGGCTCAGTTTGATGCCAAGTATGAGCGTTTGCAGGATACCATGGCTACCCGCGACAAGAAGACTTCCGAGGATGAAGTTAAGATGCAGCTTAACCTGCTGGAACTCAAGAACACTCCGTTCCTGATTGATCCGCTGGAGCTGGAAAAGCTGATCAAGCAACACGACGAAGAATACCAGGACTTTGCAACCAACGTTGACTTTGTTCTGTCTGAGTCCAACGCCTCTACTTTTATCGAAGTAGAGTAATAATTTAAAAGACTAGTAAATCGGTAGACGAAAGCCCAAGCATCTTACCTCGCAGCAGCGGTTGAAATACGAGGTTAAATAAGACCGCTGACCATACTATAAAGTATAATCTATTGGAGATTATGTTTATTACATCAGACATTTAATCTGACACGTAAAAACAAAAGGTCGTTGGTAGTACCAACACAACTTCAAAGATCAACGCTCAAGTATGAAAGCTGAAAAGTTAAAAGCACTCAAACTTCTAACCTTCTAAAGCTAAAAGATGCAAAGTATTCGTTGATGATTCAAACCCTAGATCAAAGGTACATGGCTCATAAGATATGGCCTGTGGCGCCTCTAGGCTGTTTATCGGTTTACTAGTCTCTCAATTTAAAAATGTATTTGCTAATTAGTTTAGTTTTCTATATAATATATTTTTAAATTGATGAGACGAGGCTATTATGATTTTTCATATTCTGATTGATGATGTTCGTGACCTACATGGGATGGATATTATCATTCGAACCCCCGAAGCCGCTATTGAGTTTCTGAATACAACCGATACCACCGGACATTTCGTTTATATGGATAACGATCTGGCTGTAGATGGTATGGAAGGTTATCAAATTCTTCGTTTACTCCTAGAATTTGGACAGAGACCCAAGAAAGTGGTACTAGTAACCTCGAACCCTGTAGCTAAGCAGAACATGCGCAATGATTTGCTTGACGAAGGGTATCAAGAAAGCCCTAATCGTATTGAGTACGATTGGCCGGAGTAAATAAAATGAAGGCAGCTTTGCTTTTAATAGCTGCCCTAACCTATAGCTTCAATAGTCATGCTACCTACGACTCAAAGCAGATTGATTGCATTGCAAAAAATATCTACTTCGAAGCACGAGGTGAGGGCACAAAGGGAATGATTGCAGTTGCACAGGTTACTAAAAACCGTGTAAACTCTGGTAAATTCCCTGATTCTTACTGTAAAGTAGTATATCAGTCTAACCAATTCAGCTGGACAGCTAAAAAACCTAGGGTTGATAAAACAGATGAGTCTTGGCAAGTTGCTAAGAATTTAGCTAGAGTGATATACTACGTTGATTTACCACAAGATCCAACACATGGAGCGTTATACTTCCATAGTGGTAAAGATAAACCGTACTGGACAAAGAAGTTTAAGAAAACAACGAAGATTCAAGGCCATACGTTCTACAAGCCTGTGGTTAAGAAAACTTAAAAATTCGATTGCTTAAAGCCTTAAATTTCTGTATAATACTTTCATAAATTAATGAGAGGAAGCGAAATATGAAATCAGTTGTAATTATTGGTGTTAATACTCGTGGTATCCGTACTACGAAAACAGTTAAAACTACTAACGTTGCTGAAATTACTACAAACCCTAAGAAGTTTGATTTCGCTAAAGTCTCGGCAGTTATGACAGAACAATCTTTTAACCAAGCACTGGGAATTAAATAATGGAAGAGAATATTCTAAATGTTTTGCGTAGGGCTTTGCAGGAATCTAAGGTTGATGGTTCTGATAAAGAAGTAGCTAAAAGCTACCAGACCATAATCGGAGATCTTCAGCGTGTTGATAAAGACTTCATTACTTCTGAACAGTTTGTATCTTATCTAAAAGCTCAACTGAAAAGCATTAATCAGACGAAAGCTAAACTTCATGGTCAAGATCTTGATAGTTATAGCTTGCAGTCCGCTCAGTATGAATACATTCTAAATAAGTGGTTGCAGGAGTATCTGCCTCCTCAGTTATCTGATACTGAGATTCGTAAATACTTTGCAGAATTAGTTAAGCTAAACCCTGGAATTACAAAAGGTATGCTGATGAAAGCGATTAAGGAAGAATTTCCTGGGCGTTATGATGGTGGTACTGCTGCTCAGATTGCTGGCGAATTTAATTAAAAATTTATTTGCTAAATGCTTATAAATTCTGTATAATATATTCATAAATTAGAGAACAGCGAGCCGATTACGCTGAACTTGTCTTAATGTAAGATGCGTCGAGCACTAAGATTCGTTGAATAGAGTCGGTGGGTTAGTTGTAAAACTAGTACACAGGGGGCGGCAATCCCGGTTAGTGGCTAGAACGTGTAAAATGAGGCGTCTGAAACCTCTCCCCTAAACTCTTCTCTAATTTATAAATAGTGGGGTGTGGAAATCACTTATGTAGTAACACTGCCGTCTTAGTATAATTGGTATTATCAAGCCGTAACTGGTGGAAGATGTAGGTTCGAATCCTACGGTCGGTAAGAACTGGATAACTGATGCTTTTAACGTAAAAGCTTCCGAGGTTAGTTGCGCACTGCCTAAACCACGCGGTAGTTGGTTCCAGACTAACCAACCAGTCTGCTGAATAGTTTTATTACGATTTAACTATGTCCAGGCTAAAGAAGAACTTTAGAAGGTATTCTAGGATAGTGAAGTTCTTTCTCCATATCGGAGTAGTTTTTCAAGCTATCCACAAAGTGGGAAATGCTGACATGAGAGATGTCACTAATGGTGCACAATAGCACAGGTAATTCGCGATAACTCCTGTTGAGTAGCAGCAAAAGGCGGGAAGTCATGACCCCAAGCCTAACCGAGTCCTCAATATACCGCAGGACATAACCACTAAGTCACCCTGACTTAAACTGGAAAATAATAGACGTTACCGTATTTTGTCTTGAAATACTTAATGAGTGAGACTTATGACTCTCCCGGTATCGTCTGTATTTTTAAGAGTTTTTACGAGAGTTCTTAAAAATACTTAAACGGGGTGTAGTCTAAGGGAGAGGCAGGAGTCTTCTAAATTCCTTTATGCAGGTTCGAATCCTGTCACCTCGGCCAATTTTATTAACTGTAACTAAAACAAAGGAAATATATGTTTGCTACTAAAAATATGAAAGAACTGACTTCTGAGCAGAAAGTAATTCGTACTATTAAACGTTGGGGTATTGGTGCTGTAGTTGGTTTAGCAGGTTTAATCCTAGCTTTTAATTCATATACTATTGTTTCTGATGGTACGGTTAAAACCCAAACATTTCTGGGTAAAGTAGACCCTAATCCTGTATTACCTGGTTTTCATCTTGTAAACCCATTTGCATCTTTCGATACTTTTAGTACAAAAGACATTGCTGTAAAATTAGATAAACTTCAGGTTCCTAGTCAGGATAAGTTTAAATCCACTGTTGACCTGACTGTTATGTTGCAGTTTGATGGTTCTAAGGCACCAATTAACCGTATTAACGCAGGTACTCAGGATCAGGCGCTAGACAAGTATGTAACTGAAAAATTACTGTCTACTATTCGTGAGTTTGGTAAGTCTGTACCTAAAGCACAAGATTTGTTTGATGCTAAAATTCAGGCTCAATTGCAAACTGCAATTCAACAGGAAGTTGAAGAGTACGCACGCCCATATGGTTATACAGTTAAGCAGGTATTCCTTCAGGATATTACTTTGCCACCGGTAATCATGGAACAGGTACAGAATACCAAAGTTCGTGAAGAGCAAGTTAATGCTGCGAAAGCTGAACTGGCTCGTGTTGAACAAGAAGCACAGCAGAAGGTTAAACAAGCAGAAGCAGATCGCGAAGCTCGTAATAACCAAGCTATTGCTAACGAACGTGACGCAGATGCTAAACTGTATGCAGCTAAGAAAGAAGCTGAAGCTAACGCCGCATTGCAACGTACCATTACTCCTGAGATGATTCGTTGGAAACAACTGGAAGTCGAAATGATTCGTGCTCAGAAATATCAAGGTGGTGTACCTCAGACTGTGGTAGGTACTGGCTACGATGGTCAAATGATCATGGATATGCGTAATAAATAATACCTGCACGTAACATCTGAAGTAAGCCCTGCGTTCCCTGGAGAGCGCAGGGCTTTTCTTTTATCTTAAATACAGAAAAGCCCCTAGTCGAAAGACTTAGGGGCTTTATTGTTTGGTTCTTCAGAACCACACTCTCGGTGTACAGCAACCACCCATACGGGAGGCCAATCTTGACTGAAAATCTACTCTAGGGGGCAGGATAAGAGTAGGCTTAAAGGCAAACGGATTGAACGCCGGTATTTGCGTAAACATTGCTGGAGAGCAACAACGTGCTACAGGCATTGGGCAGCACGAAACAGGTTTTCTGCAACACATAATTTCTCCTTAGGAGTTATTACCACCATTTTGAGCTTTTGCAACTTGGCTTTGGCAGAAGCTATTAAACTTACCCATAAGTGATACAAGCTGCTTCCCATCCTCTGTCTTTGCGAAGTCTTCGAAAAGGGCTAGTACTGCCTGTCCTTCCGCAGAAACCTGCGGTTGTTGGGTTTGCTGCTGAACTTGCTGCTGCGGAATCTGTTGCTGCATTTGTTGAGGCATTTGCGACTGCCCGCTCATTTGCTGCATCATTTGCATAGGACTCACACTTCCAGGGTTTTGCTGGAGTTGTTGCTGCATCTGCTGCGCTTCTGCTAAACGCTGTTGCAATTGTTGTAAGTAGGGGTTATCCAGACCCGGAATTGGCTGCTGGGAGCCCATACTTTGATTAAGTCCGTTATTTACAAAACCATATTTACTCATAATGGGCTCCTCCCCTTAATATTAAGCCGGCAGTTTAGCCTGCAGACCAGCCAGAGTCTGAGTGATAGCACCAAGACTTACAGCGATTTGATTAATTACCTGACCGTTAGCACCGTTACCCGCAGCGATTGCTTCACGTAGGCGACATGCATCTAACTCATCCTGGATACGCGCAGTAGTTACACCAGCGATCGCAGTCTGAAGTTCACAGCAACATTCAGCGATCTGACGTTCCAGAGAGTTCTGGTTAGCACACATCTGAGCCTGAACAGCGGCAAACTGGTTATTAGTTTGTAAAGTCTGCTGGAAAGCGATCTGTGCAGAATCAAACTTATCTTGTGCACGAGCTATCTGATTAGCTGCGAAAGATTGATCAATCTGGCGAGAAAGATCGAACTGACCCTGAATAACATTGCGAGTTTCCTGGCAGATCTGATTAGATAGATTAGCACCTGTACCATAGATCGTAGTTAGTACAGACTGAGTATCACGGCTCTGGTTTTGGGATGTCTGGCTAAAACCATTGTTAACTGCGCTTAAAACAGCTCCAGTACCCTGGTTAGCTTCTGTACGAGTAGTGTTAATAGCTGCTAGAATACTGGCGGTATCTTGGTTCTGAAGTACTGCATCAACTGCGGTACCATCACCAACTACACCACGTCCACCGAATCCACCGAATCCACCGAATCCGCCTGTTAGTAGAGCACCGATTAGGATAGCTCCGAATAGTCCCATACCTTCACCACCGAAAGCACCTGCGTTTGCTGGGTAACCACCCAGTAGACCAGGGAAGCCACTAGTAAATACGTTTACTGGTTCTTGCATTTTATGTTTTCCATATTTATGACAATGTTCATCGTCATCTTCTTCTTCATCGTGTTCACGATGTTTCTCTTCGTAGGCTCTGACCTTCTCCCACTTTTTCTTATCTGATTCCTCGTGACGGTGCAGTTCTGCTGCAACGCTAGCGACGGTCTCAGGACTCTTAGCTACTTCTTCTGTCATTTTTTGACACCTCCTAGTATATAGAAAATGTGTGTCTCTTTGATCACTCATCCATAACATATACTTTACACTACCCCAGCGAAAATGTCAAGGGGTCTTTAAAAATTGCCCCCGGATTTTTAGTGGGGTCACAAATTTTGGTCCTCACCACTTATCTGCTACCCTTAAGTGCCCTATGATTTTTCTCTAAAAAGTTAAAAAATTTAATTGCTTGAATGCTAAATTCTCTGTATAATATATCTATAAATTTGAGAGAGGAACCAAATATGAATGTTGATGAGCTAACACAGCACCTCTTATCTAGAGGATTTGATACAGATAAATATCACTGCTGGTTAAGTCCGGAAGGATGGCTAACAGTCCCGTTGTATGACTTCTCTGGGATGTTGAGAGGCTATCAGACGTATAATCCTTCTGCTCCAAAAGGTCATGGTAAGTGCCCCTTTGAAGCTAAATATTTTACTTATTCTACTACCCAATGTGTATGGGGACTAGAAACTCTCAATGGAGATGAAAAAGTAGTATTGATCGCTGAATCTGTATTTAAGGCAGTTGCGTTACATAACGCTGGTTATCCAGCGCTAGCAATGTTGGGCTCTTCTCCAGGAAAAGCGTTATTAAAGCAACTGAAATTATTACCTTTTAAATTGGTAGCTGTCGGGGATAATGATCCTGCGGGTGAAAAATTTGCTAGAAAATTAAACGGCTTTGTTTCTCCTGTAGATGTAGATGAGATGTCTACCGAAAACTTGAAAAATTTTCTTGCTATGAAGCTAAATTTCTAATATAATATATCTTATAAATTCGGAAGAATAGCATAACGGTATTGCAGCAGATTGCTAATCTGTCGGTTTGAAATATAGCCTTGTGGGTTCGATTCCCACTTCTTCCGCCAAATTCTGGTTCTCAAGCTCATATGGTATGAGCACCCAGCTCATAACTGGAAGGTACGTAGGTTCGAATCCTCGGGGAGCCACCAACTTAATTAGGGGATTACAAGTGGAATTATACATAGTTTATGTTGTGTTTATTCAAGATAGAGAATACCCCGATGAATATAAAAAAGGATATAGGTTAGCCAGAGCTACCTCTGAAGCCCAAGCTATGGATAAAGTGGCAGATTATATGATTACGGTAGAAAACGTACACTATATCGACTACCTTGAAGCTTCAAAAGTAATTGACTAAATTACACGGGGGTGTAATCGAATTGGCATAGGTACTGGACTTAAAATTCAGGTTTTGTGGGTTCGAATCCCACCACCCCTACCAAATTAAGGAAATAAGATGTATAGACATCCACCTCCGCCAACACGTCGTTCTAGGGAAGTCATCCTAATGGAATTGACGAAAAACTTCAAGGCGACCCTTGAGGATAGAGACTTAGGCACAGATGAAGACGTTGATTTCATCTGTAAACTATTAAAAATGAAACTGGAGAAACAACATGGCTAATCCTGAAATTACCATGCAACGATTCATGGCTAAAGGCATGATAGCCGAGGCAGGCATTGAACAAGAAGTAAAAAGTTATTACGAACAGATTAAGGATATTATAGACTCTGCTAAAAACACCGGAGAAAAAGAACACGGTGCAGCAATTATGGCTATAACTCTTATTAGTCTAGACTTGGCCGAAAAATCTGGAGTTTAGCTCCTCCAAACAGAATTTTTAAAAATGTACTTGCCTTTTACTTTAAATTTCTGGTATAATAGTTATATAAATTGATGAAGGAGTTAATTAATGCAAAATCGTGTTGTAGCAACTGGTATTGAAAGTGCAATCTGCAAATCCTGGGAAGACTGGGAAGGTGAGGTTGAGTGGCTCTATCTCTATAATGTAGAGCTTTTACCGGAAGTTAAAGCTAAATGTATTGAAGCTGGCATGGCTCCAGATGCAAAAGCTGATATTGATATTTTAATGTCTGAACTTAAAGGTCGTGTAGTTACCGTTAGTAATGAGGGCGAAGAAGTTTTCGAACTTCCGTTCTCCTTAACTGTCACTCCTAAGTTCGACTAACTAATACAGCACTGAGCAAGTTCTTTAAAATTTGACTTGCTCAGTGCCTTAAAACTTGGTATAATAGTTATCTAATTCGGAAACATATTTAAAAGTGTTTAAACTAGTATTTGAATACTTTTAAATATGTTGGATTAGTATCGTAGAGGTAGCGAAGCAGACTGTAAATCTGCCGACTCGGAAGGGTCTCGGGTGGTTCGACTCCATCATCCAACACCAAATTTAAGTCCTGTTAGACAAACTGGTAAAGTCACTACCCTTTCAAGGTAGGATTTGCGGGTTCGATCCCCGCACAGGACGCCAATTTCTGCATTCCTAGAGTGTTACTGGACAGCATGTCGGTCTCCAAAACCGTACGGTCTAGGTTCGAGTCCTAGTAGGTTTGCCAAAATTTGCACCTTTAGCTGAGATGGATTAGCGCTTGCCTGAAGAGCTTGAGAGGTTCGTTCGATTCGAACATGGTGCACCAATTTGAAGGAGATGCTGATGCATCCTGAAAACTTCTTTATTTACTGCGCGGATAAGTCGCTGAAACGTAGAATTAACAAAGTCTATCATTATCGTACTAGTCAACAGCCTTATGTATATGCTTTTGATGGTGATCACATTCCATTAGAACAGTTATCTTGTGACTACATGATATTGAAGAACTTTGACGAGACAAAGATCTCAAGCGTTCATAATCGACAGAATCCCTTAACGTGGAAATATAAGAAGAAAAAGAAAGGCATCAAATTCTTAAAAAATATAGTTGCTTAGTTTCCAAAAGTTCTGTATAATAATTACATAAATTGAACTGGAGAAGCAACATGACAGAACAAGATAAACCGACCGTTGGCTGAATGGCTTAGGCGAAGGATTGCAAATCCTTTTTTATGTGAGTTCAAATCTCATGCGGTCGTCCAAGTTACTAAAGGAAAGAAGTAGTGCATACAAAAGTTTTTGATAGTTTGGTAAAGAAAGGCGTTGTTACTAATGAGCCCTTCTATATAACCGCAGAACTAATCCAAAGATTTATGGAAGAATATATAAATCTTTCAGGAACCAATGGTAATACCAAAAAGAATACAAATACTATGTATTCGAGAAAACTTGCTGCACTTTCCTTTATAAAGTTTAAGCAGGAAAATAAACTTCCTATTTCTGAAGGTTTTGTATACTGTATTAGTAATCCTGCATGGAAAAATCAGTATAAAATAGGCATGAGTCAAAATCCAAAAGAGAGATTAGCTCAATATCAGACTTATTCCCCTTATAGGGATTATAAGTTAGAGCATTGGTCTTTTTGGTTTGACAAACGAAAAGGTGAAAAACTAATTCACCAGTATTTCAAAGATTTAAAAGAACATGAGTGGTTTAGTATAAATTCTAGAGATCTTAGTAAATATCTAGAACGTATTAACTCTAGTTCTGACTTATATGGTTCCTTAGCTCTAATTGGTTAGAGCGGCATCTTGTTAAGTTGAGGGTTGCTGGTTCGAATCCAGTAGGAACCGCCAAATTCTGTGTAGAGTTAAGTAAACCGGTAGCCAACCAGCTATCATTGCTGATATCGAATTCAGCCACAGATACCATTTTCATTAATAACTGAGGAAACAAGCATGTCCAAGAATGTAATTGCGCAGCTAGAAGTTCACCGTGATAGTACTATCAACAATATTGAAGTTGAGAAGAAATACATCGAAGAACTTAAACATGATATACTAGTAAGTCTCAATCGTCTTAATGTACGAAAAGAGTTTCTTAAAGAACTTAATGCAGCTATTGAAAAACTCAAAGCTGAGTAAATAAATTATGCGACCGGGGCTGGCTTGGTAATGGTACTCCCCTGTCACGGGAGGGAATGTGGGTTCAAATCCCATCGGTCGCGCCAACTTAATTCAGTATGAGAATATACTATGCGTAATGCTAAAGAAGAGTTGTTACTCGCCTTAAAAAATACCAATTCTAAAGTTAAGTGTATTAAAATAGAATTCGGGTATTATGGGGATAAAAAAGTTTGGGTACTGCCTTTAGGTTACACAGAAGAAGATATTGAGGATTTTCTTAATAACCTAGACTTTAAATATGACTCTGGATACGGTGGACAATTACTTTATGGTAATGTATGGTTTGCCGACGGAACTTGGCTAGAACGTGGGGAATATGATGGTGCTGAGTGGTGGGAATACAAGGCCACACCAGCAATTCCAGAGGAATGCCGAACAATTAATGGTGAAGTAGATAATACTTTACGGTTAAACTAATAAAATTTCAGTGCAGAACACGGGGCTAGCAATTCGGAAGTGCTGACTCATGATAAGCTGCCTATGTACTTGCGAAGCGGTCGTGTCCAAGACTCGGACTCTTGCACTGAAAACAATCAAACATTCTAGCGTGGTTGATGGGGAAACCAGCTTGGCGAGGGCAGAAGCTCGTTCAATTCGAGTGAAAGAATGGTTCTCGTAAGTCCGCACAAGTGATAACAGGTTCGAGTCCTGTCTAGAATGACATATTCTGGAGATTCTATGGATTATGAAGAGTTAGATAAATTAGCTGATACATTATCAGAACTATCTGATAATGTAGTAATAAAAGATTCTAGGATAGACAGTTTTATTGCTGATTATCGTAATGGTATTATCTCTAGGCAAGAACTAGTAGATAAAACTTATCAATATTTAAAGGGAAAGTAAACGAAAGTTTACTTATTATGTAGGTTCCGATAGATCGGCGGGTCTATTCTGGCATTTAAGAGGAGTCTCGCAAACTTCTTTGTCAGCCGTGGGGTTGATAGCCTCCAGGTGGCCTACACAATAAGTAAATTTATTAAAAATTCATTTGCTATTCTGCTTAATTATCTGTATAATATATTTTATAAAGTGAGTTAACAAAAATTAACAGTGCGTAGCGCAGTTGGTAGCGTGGGAGTCTTGGATGCTTCGGGTCGCAGGTTCGAGTCCTGCCGCACTGACCAAACAATTGCGGGTTAGATCTCTGGTAGAGATCGCTAGTCTCATAAGCTAGAAAGAGGTAGGTTCGATTCCTGCACCCGCTTCCATTTTAATAGAGGATTTCGAAATGAAAGTATTTCGATTAGTAGTAAGTGACAAACGTTTAGGTAATAATACCTCAAGATCCTTACTTGCACATTATGGAAAAGATGAAAAAGAAGTAATGGCTGAGTTTGGGATTAATCATTCTTACTTAAAAGTCCATTCTATTAAAGAAGTATATAATGGCTACTAATAGGTCGCTAGCTCAATAGGTTTAGTAGCATCCGACTTTTAATCGGAAGGTTCTGGGTTCGAGTCCCAGGCGATCTACCAATTTAAAGGAATTTGTTATGAATATTAACAAAGTTCTAGAAACAATATCAGAAATGTCTGGCAGAGCCGGAAAACGCTTTACTGAACTGTGTATTAAAAATCAAAAAGTACCAGAACATCAGTGTCATTATTGTCGAGACTGTGAACAATACCATGAAATGTGTATGGTTGAAGATTGGGTCTGGGATCAGATAAGAAAAGGGCAGCCCAAAGATATTGTTCTATGTTTCACTTGTATGGAACGACGCTTAGGACGTAAAATTACTCTTAAAGATCTTAAGCATGTTCCGTGTAATGCACCTTACTTCATTGGCTTTAGAATGGAGAGATTTTAATGACTATCTGGTTTTACTTAATGAAGCAGAAAATAAAAGATTCCTATGTATTTTCTGCCGATTTTACAATAGGTATGTTTTTAGCGGGATTTTGTGAATTTCTGTTCGAAGCATTTTTAGTAGCAAATCTTTTGCTCAGTTAGTTTAATGGGAGAACCCCGTCTTTACACGGCGGTTGTGATAGTTCGATTCTATCACCGAGTACCAATTAACTCAAAATAAGGAATTGCAAATGCAATTATCAAACAAGATTCAAGGTTATTTCGGTCATGTGACAATGGAGTTCGCGTTGCAGCATGGCTGGGATATGGAAAAAGATCTATCGGAATTTTATGAGTCTCATAAAGAGATTGATCTTAGTTCTGTCTATTTGGGATTATCTACTGGTCAAGAACTTACAGAATATGATGTATTCAAGGCAAGTCAAGGTGAGATAACACCTAGTTTTGCCGAGTTCTGGTTAGGAATTACTTTGAAGGATAATGCACCAGATGAAGGTGTGGTTATGCAAAGTATGCACTCTGGAAGCTCTGATTACCTTTACGTTCGTGATGTAAAGGAACTACAGGAAATCGCTAAAAATGTACTTGCTTAATGCTTAATTTCTTGTTATAATATTTATATAAATTGATGGGGAGAAATCCTCATCATAGTTCACTAAGGTATTAGCTCGACCTAGGACTGGCTGCCAAAAAGCACGATCCCTACAATTCGGGAGAAGTTCTAGATTAGTCCACTAGATTCAGCGGCAACTGAATAGTGTATCGGGTTTGCGAGATGACGCAGTTCCTTCCGCTCGAAGCGAAGGTGCTGTAGTTACGCCGAGCTAATAGCCTTAGTAAACTAAAGAATTTGGGGGATGGGTCTGCTGGGAGTGGACACCTCGCTTGCACCGAGGACATCAGAACGATTCGAATTCGTTATTCTCCACCAAATTTGGGGTCATAGGTTATTTGGTTAAACTTACTGCCTTGCAAGTAGTAGAACTCAGTTCAATTCTGAGTGACTCCACCAAATTAAAATGGGGATGTGGCGAAATTGGTAGCCGCACTAGATTTAGGTTCTAGCGTTGAAATATACGTGTGGGTTCGAGTCCCTCCATCCCTACCATTTTTAAGGATGCAGTAATGATAAAAACTCCTATACAAGACGTGTGGCTAGCTAAGAATAGGTTAACTGGAGAATACGTTTTTATAGAGTGGGGTATGAAGTACGATCAGAAAGTATTTGATCTTGTACTCCCTGTCACTGCTAATGAAGTAATAGATTTAATAATTAATGGAAGAGCAAATCGAATTGGTGACGAAAACCGCTTGGAAAGTGGCTGACTTGTGAAAGCAGGCTTGAGAGTTCGAATCTCTCTTCTTCCGCCAGATAATATAGGATAGCATGAACGAAACAAAAGTATGTCCAGATTGCAGCGTGGAATACCCTCTTACTACAGAGTATTTCTATGCTAATGGGACGCAAGCTTCAGGTAGAAAGAAGTGGAAAGCAGCTTGCAAGAGTTGTGATCTTTCTCGTAGAAAGAGAAAAACAGAAGAGGTAATACTAGAAGTATTTCCATCTCTGTCATGTGAAGTATGCGGATACAGCAAATGCAAAGCAGCACTCGATTTCCATCACTTAGACCCAAGTGAGAAAGATTTTAATTTGGCACGTATTACCTCAACTAATATGGCCAAAGACAAAGTAATAGCTGAACTGCGTAAATGTGTTCTTCTATGTTCTAACTGTCATAGAGAGCATCATGCAGGTTTTCTAGAATTAAATGGTAGGTCAATCCAACGGCTGGCGCTGGACTCCGACTTGAAATCGGTTGATCGTAGTGATACGGTGTAAGGGTTCGATCCCCTTACCTACCTCCAAATCTTGAAGTATGCCGGAACCGGTAGACGGGGCTTCCTAAAGGGCGTAAGCGGAACATCCACTCCGAATAAGATACCCGAAAACGAGGCTGAGTTAAATGGTCTAACTCATGAAGGTTCAAGTCCTTCTACTTCTTGATAAAGTGCGTGCATGAGTCCTCCCGCACTATAAACTATATGATAGGATCTGCGGTGCGCCTAGCTATGGCCAGTATGTAACGTACAAGTAATAGCTAGCCCTGGGAGCAGCAGGGCACATCAATGGCTCAAAGAGTAACGGTGCGCCTTTCTAGAGAATTTCTTGGGCGAGAATCCAAGAGTAATCAACTAGTTGTTAGTGTGAAGAGTTTCGGAGAGCCGCCACAATTGAGTATCATTGTCTGTTTGAGTCTACCATTTAGGGCCGTTACTTGTAGCGCCTATCTGCTAGGTCTAATCACTAGGTATGGGCATGCAAGCTTCTAGTGTAGAGAGTTCGCTACTCCTCAATGGTTCTCAATTGTGGCTATATCATAATTGGTTAATGATCCTGATTGTGAATCAGGCCTATGTGGATTCGAATTCCACTAGCCACCCCAAATTTGCGCCATTAGTTTAATGGAAAGAATGCAGAGCTACGAACTCTGCGGTCGAGGTTCGATTCCTTGATGGTGCACCAACTAAATTCTATAGGAGCTATAAATGGCTGATTTCTGTAAAGAGTGTTCCATTGATATGTGGGGCAAAGATACTGGAGATTTATCCGGTCTGATTACCGAAGCCGAAGTTAAAGAAGGTTACGGTGCTGTAGTAATCTGTGAAGGTTGCGGTATTATTCGTGTTGATCATGAAGGTAAACGCCTTGAGGAACCAGAGCCAATTGCAACGGTTCCTGTAGAATAAAGAATTATTGGGATGTAGATCAATTGGCAGATCGTCGGCCTCTGACTCCGAAGGTTCCACGTTCGATCCGTGGCATCCCAGCCAAACAATTGGAGAGTAGTGTAACGGTTAGCACAACGGCCTTTGACTCCGTTAATGGTAGGTTCGATTCCTCCTTCTCCAGCCAATTTATGCGTGATTAGTTCAGTGGCTAGAATAACTGGCTTCCAACCAGTAGACACGAGTTCGACTCTCGTATCCCGCACCAAATATAAGGAAACGTTATGCACGTTTTTGAGTTTCGTAATAAAAACCCTAATAGACGAGTTTTAATTATTGGTGAAACATATCGAGCTTATGAGCAAGAAGATGGTTCGGTTTTATTAAATGATGAAAAGCAAGGCTATAGTTTTCATCCAGAAGAAACATATGAGGAATTTCGTACTAAGTTTCTTTTACCAGACTGGCTAGCAATAGCTGAGCAAAGAGAACCCGAAGATGGCTGATAATCTAAAGCTAAAGGTAGATAAACAAATGAAGTGCGTTGAGGTTGAGTTGGGTGAAGAACGTTTAAAACTCTCCTTCGAATTCTTACAACAGTTGGCTATGACAGTAATGTCTGATAAGTCTCCTGTATTTGAAAAAGAAATTCCGTTGAAATAACGGGTTTATTGCTCCTAAAGCATTGCTGGCGATGCAGTTGCCTTGTAAGCATCTGAACCGGGTTCGATTCCTGGTGGGAGCACCAAATTTAAAAATTCATTTGCCTTCTCTCTTATTTCTTGTTATAATATTTATATAAATTAATGAGAGGGAAACCAAATGAAACGTTATCTTTCTGTCGTGTTCCAAACGGGTGGTCAACGCTACACTTACGAATTTCCTGAGTCTTGGAAAATAAAAGAAGGTGATCAAGTTGTTGTGCTAACACCTCGTGAAGGCTTCAAAGTAGTAACGGTTAAACAAGTATTTCCAAAAGATCACGAACCATCTAAGTCTATTCAGTACAAGATGATTCACGGTCTGGTACGAAAAGTACCTAGAACAGAAGTCGAAGTAGATAAAACTGGAGAAGCTAAATACCAGTATACCTCTTACTTAGACGAAATGATGTAATGCTCCGATAGTTCAAACGGTTAGAACAGGCGACCGATAATCGTCAAATCTTGGTTCGATCCCAAGTCGGAGTACCAAATTATAGTTAGTTGGCAGAGTGGTTATGCACCTCCTTCATACGGAGTGACTACAGTGGTTCAAATCCACTACTAACTACTAAACAGAGGATCAGGTCATTGTACCAGATCCTGCTGAGAAGAGAGTCCACATTCTATAAATGGCCGGGCGTGACAGCAGGAAGTAGACTGCAACTCCATGCTATCCAGGAGTATAAATGTAGAAGCTAGGACTTTAGATAGCCATTGTCTTAGCGTGAGCAATCACGTAGTTGCAACAGACCTGGAAGATCGCAACGTTAAAATCAAAGTTCCAGTGCTTATTTATCTAATCGAGACCATCAATCTCACCGGAATGCTAGCACCCCAACAGTAGCTAGTGATTAGATAATAAGCAAGCCTGCCTTCCAGTTTTTATCTTGCTTCTGGGTTAACAAAAAGCTGAGCCAAATTCTAACATCAGGGAGATCTAATGAAAGCATATCAAAGTCTTAAGTCTGGCGTAATTAACATTGTTCATAACAATCAGATCATTCAACTATATTCTAAAGATGGTGAACTTAAACAGAAAGTTCTAGTTGAAGATCTAGAAGGTATCACACCTCACTTTGACTCTGAGGCCTTTCGCATTGTAGATGTGGAAGTGGTTCCTCAAGTCGAGGGTGGTCAGCACCTAAATGTCAATGTGTTAAGCCGTGATCAGCTTTTGGATGCACAGAAACATCCTGAAAAATATCCTCAGTTGACCATCCGTGTCTCTGGCTATGCTGTTCGATTTAACGCATTGACGCGTGAACAACAGAACGACGTTATTAGTCGTACATTTACTCAGGCGATATAATGGGGTTTGGATACGATTTCTCCCAGCTACGCAAGGTAGTCGAGCAAACTCCATTTATCTCCCAAGTTTTAGGAGAAATGTGTGGATCGAGCATTAAGACGCCATCACCGGCAACGTGTGAAAAACAATCGCAAGAAGTATTGGACAGTCTTCCCACATGAAGAAAGTCCTAAGCGGTTAGGCATTATTACTACCACTCCTTGCATCTGTTCTTGTTGGATGTGCGGGAATCCTCGCAAATACTATAAGAATAGTAAAGCAGGCATGAAAATCTCGGAGATTAAAAAGATGGATGCAATGATCTTAGGTATCGGATACGGCGAAGGTATTTCAAATGATGAATTTGATGGCTTCGTAGGTTTCGGTAAAGGTTAATTAATAATAAACCCCAGCTATTGAATAAGTAGTCTGGGGTTTTCTTGTATATAGGATTTTCGAAATGAAAATTTTTAAAGTGAACTATAGCGGCCTGTGGTTAGGTGGTACAGCTATTGTTGTTGCGGAAACTGCGGAAGAAGCAATCGAACTGGCTAGAAATCATAGAAGTTCTATAGAATTCGAGAATGTGACAGTAGAAGAACTTCCTAGCAGTGGGGTAGTATACAACGACAACGGAGATTACTGATGTTATATTTTGAAGTTCGTCCACATTAAGTTAATTTAAAAGACTTAATGGAGGTAATATGAGCCGTACATATCGTAAACAATCTGGTGATCGTCACTGGCGTGATGCACATCGTTCTACTTATAATTTTCATAGCACTAATATCCGTATTCCGTATATCTACACGGATAGGGATGGTAAGCAGTGGAAGTATTATCAAGTTCGATCCAATGAGGCATGGGCTAAAACTTGGGATGAAATTGAGAAGGAGATTCAGGAAAATATCATCCGTAATGAGAAGAAAGATGGGCACTGGTGGGATTCTATTAGCAGAAGTGTTAAGTGGCATTCTAACAAAATGGTTCGTCAGGGAAACCGTCGCGAACTCCACCGTGTACTGAAAGATCCAGAAAATTACGACTATAATCGCGATCATGACCTACGTAAGCGTGGGTTATGGTGGTGCTACGACTAATTTCGTAAATAATTCATTTGCTAAAACCCTCTCCTTTTGATATAATATTTATATAAATTGATGAGAGGGCTTTGAAATGAAAACTCGCCTAGACTGTGCTGTTCACGTACTTGAGCATGATGTTGTTGGGACTTGTATGTCCTATCATGAAGCAGGCAGAATGATTGTTAAACGTATTGCTGATGTTTGTAGTTTGAAAATCACAGAAGATGAAGCAGACGAACTGCTTGGACAGGCAATAGAGAAAACAGAAATTTTCTTGTGCGATTCTTGTTCTTGGTGGTGTGAAGCTCACGAACATTCTTTCAATGATTATGATGTATGCCGTGACTGTAAGGAGGATGATGAAGATGAGTAATTTCTGTTCTCCTTTCGTTACCTTTAGAACTTCTAATTATAAGGACTGTTCTATAAATATAACTACAGTGGCACTAATAATTAGTGAAGGCCCTAATAGGTGTAAAGTGTATGTGACTGGAGACTCTATCGGTGTAACTATAGATACTAGTCGAGAAGGCGTACTACAGGCTATCACGGATAAACTAAGAGAGTTGCATTATGCGTAAACTTATTATTGCTCTGGTAATTTCAGCAGTTAGTTTCGGTTCTCTGGCATCTACCAAAGTTTCTATGAAAAATGGTAATGTTAAAGTTCAGCAGAACGGCATTACTACCGAATATGGTAAAGTGCGTGATGTTAAAGAACGTAATGGCAAAGTAGAAATCTATACTAATAAAAACTTCTCTACTCCGGCTGTTACTGTTAGCAAACGTGGTGAAATCACTACTCAACGTACTAATAGTTCTGATTCTTTTACTTGCCGTTATGACTGCGGCTTTGAAGGTGAAGATGAGTAATTTAGACCCTAGAATTAAACATGCAGTCGAAGAAATCCAAGATCAAATCGATGAGGACTTCACTGTTTGGTCAAGATTTGGTAGCGGTGAAGGTTGTCAGCTTTATAGCATGAAAATGGGTATCTCGATTGAACTTAGTATCAATCCCAAGGGCAATGTAGAAGCCCAACCCATGTTCAGTGTTCCAGGCTTCTCTGGATTTGTTATGGGCATGAAATTATGTTTACCAAATAAACATCTTTACCGTGTTATCTGTCAGCTAGAAACAATTAAACATTTCTTGCCAGAAGGCAACATCAACGATTACTATCATGAGGTTGTGTCAGCTTACATGATGAAAGAACGCAAACGTCGGAGAGCAGAACGTGAAAGAGCTAAATCTCAACAGTCTAGTACAGATTCCAGCAACTGATGCTATACTAGACTTCCTCAAGCAGGAACATATTAAGTTCTGGACTAACTATGCAGAACAGTACGAAGAAACTTCTAGTGCAATAACATTCGCGGATAAACGAATAGCTGAGTATACAGATCCTAGAGTTAAGAATGGTATGATTACTTTACCACTTTGGGATGTAATGGAAAAGTTTGGCAAAGATTTATGCCCAGGTTGTGTACCATTATTTGTTACTATTTTAATTGACGAAAAGGATCTTAAATGATTATCTCTCCATTTGCTTTGTGGTTTGTTATTGGTGCAGTTGTCGCGATTTACAGTCTGATTGATGATCTGTATATCTCTAAAAATAAAGATGTTATTCTTTATGTTATAAACAAATATCGTCCACCAGAATTAGCAGAATTTGACGATGAAAAGATGTTCAAATTCATTATGTCAGGTATGCTTATCATGGACACCTTGTTCGGGCCAGTAGCTACTTATTTCTTCTTCCGTAAAACCCGTAAGATGAAAAAATTCCGTGCTGAAATGCAGAGCAAGTAAAGAACTCGCGTAGGACCGAGTTGCGTCACCTGCAACTGTTACGGATAAGGGAGTCGTGCCCCTTAGTGCGGTAAGTGGTGAGTTGGTCGCTGACCTCAACTTTAACTGGAGATATCATGAGCTTTATTTTATTCATTGTAGCAGCATGGTTTATTATTGGTTTAAGCTATGCTATTGCAGTTATTCGTCATCTGGATGAATATTCTGCTGAATGGTTTATTAAGTACCTACGTTTAGACGATCAAGAACACGAGTTCGACAGTGCTGAGGAACGACAGGCTGTCCAGTCAATGACTCCCAAAGAATGCTTGCTTTACATGCGTGTAATTGGTTTCTTTGGACTGTTGGTAGCAGGGCCACTAGGTCTTACTATTGCTCCCTACAAAGAAGTTGTTGACGACATTAAACTATGGAGAACCGCTGGATCGCTACGTCGTGCTAGAGAATTAAGTAAACAAGAGTGATAATAATCACCTCCTAGCAAGAATAATAATGACAAAGCCCAGCCTGCAATTTTGCGACTGGGCTATTTTTGTAATAAAATTTCAGTTGCTCAGATGCCACAAGTATTGTATAATATGTTTATAGATTGAGGCAAAAGGATAATTTATGAGAATCATTTCAAAGTTCAATGATGTATACGATTTGCAGAATAGTTTATTTGATCCAGATCGTGTCTGGGAGCGTAAAACTGAAGAGCTGCTAGTAAAAGTAACCGACGATGTAGAAAAGAATATCGTTCATAATCGTCAGGTATTTCGTGAAGGTTCCTTATCCTTCCGTGGTGACTTCGAATACTCAGTAAATCCACTGTTTATTGCAGGTGAAGTTTATTGGTTACATGAGCTGTCCTGCTGGCATCCAGCATTCAGTTTCAAAACGTTCAATATCGATGCTGTGTTCGATAAAATGGAAGAAATGGGATTACATGCCCGTTCTTACTTACTAGACAAGAATCGTGGTGACGTTCGTGAAACCATGCGAGATATGTTGGTTGAAGCAAAACCTAAAGCAGAACGTATCTTATCTGAACTACGTGTACCAATTGCCTATGTGAAGGGTATTAAGAAGAACGATAACGATGATGTTCGTAACTTCGTAATTCAGACCAACATTCGTTTCCACCAGTCGGGTATTCCGTGGCAGGAAATTGAAAGTAACTTATACCGTTTACACCAAGTTCTCGAACAGTATATTTTCGGTGTACTAGGAACTGGTGAGCCTGATATGATTACCGTATCAGATAAAGACAGGTTAGCAGCACATGGATTTGATACAAAAACTTCTTTCAGGAATATGGCAAGGTAAGTGGTATATCCTGGGAGCTGGTCTTGCGATAGGTATCGGATTCGGTGCTTATCACTTAGTAAATAAGGTTGAAACTTTAGCGGGAGATCTTGCAGTTGCGACTAAAAAGATCTCCACTCTAGAGACTTCTCTTAATAAAGTGAAAACTGAGAGTGAACTTCGTGAGACTCGAATGAACCAGTATTTCACAATGAATAATATTTCGCAAGCAGATCTAGACAAAAAGATTAAGCAGTTAGATAAAGCTCTTAGTCGTCAAGATGTTATCGCTGCAAAGCCTGGATTGGTAACATTAATTGCTAAAAAGCAGAATAAAGAGTTCGAGGAAAGATTAGCATGTTTAACTGGAAACTTGGAGTACTGCTCGCAGCCGCAATCACAATCACAGGCTGTGCAGAAGAAATAAAACCAGAGCCATCTCATGAGTTAAAGCAAGCTCATGTTGACTGGCCTAAAGGACTTCAGCCGTGTAGCTTTGATTTCAAATTCGAAAAGAAATTAGCTACAAATGGTGAAGATGGCGTAGTAGTTGTTGTACCTTACAAAGATTGGAATGCAAAAGCAAAATGCGAGGAAGCAGTTTACTCTTACATTTCACGACTGACCGGTATGGTTTGCTTCTATCGTCAAGATTTACAAGAAAAACGTTGCTTAGTTTACTATCCACCCATTACAAATAGGAAAGATTAATGTCAGTATTAGTCGGTTTACATGGTGAGGCTGGTGCGGGAAAAGATACCGTTGCAGAATTAATGATTGACTGGTGTAATGACACGTTCCCAACGTGTTTATCCCGTCGTTACAGTTTTGCTAAACCCGTTTACGAACTTGCATCCGTAATCCTCGGGGTAACTCCAGAGTTTCTGGGAGAGCGCAGGGGAAAAGAGATTGACCAATGGTTTACGGTCACACAATCTCAATTGGAGCGAGCTAGAGACGTATGGTTTAAGTATGGTATCGATAAGTTTGAGGACTTCTCGTACGTTTGGCCGATTTTTGAAGGAAAATACCTTGATCCTCAGCAGTTAATTGGGCAAGCTGATGATGCGCTGTATAGCGTGTTTATCTCCCCAAGAAAAATGCTACAGCTTGTAGGTACTGAGTTAGGAAGGCAGCTGGTGCATGAACGCATTTGGCTCATAATTCTGGAGCAATCCATCGATAAAGACGACCCAGACGTCGCAATCGTTACCGATGTGCGTTTCCCCAATGAGGGAGAGCTAATCATGGAAACCAATACTCTAGATATGGATTCCATGCTTATTAAGGTTGAATCTGGTATTACTAATAAGTATCGCATCGAGACAGATCATCCGTCTGAAAGCGGTATTCCTGAAAAATACATTTCTCATAAATTTGAGAATACCTTCAACGGACTTGATGCACTTCGTACCGATGTGTACCACTTCTGTGACTTAGAGCTAGAACCACTAGTTGGATAATTAAGGATCACTATGACTAATAAGAAAGAAGAAAAGACTAACCTGTTTCACACTGTTCGCCAATCTAACGAATATACCTTTTTCTTTGACGAAGAATTAGGTTCACCAGATGAGTATCGTGATCTATCAATGATACTGATGCAGGCTGGTGAAGATGATGAAATTAATCTGATGATTAATGGGCCTGGTGGTTATGTTGATACTGCTGCACAGCTATCTAACTTAATCGCTAACTGTCGTGGAACGGTTATTGGACACCTGCTCGGTCCTAGTGCTTCTGCTTACTGCACAATCTTCCTGTCTTGCCACGGTTGGGTTGTACATCCACATGCTACGCTTATGGGACATACGTTCTCTGGCGGATTCTGTGAGAAAGGTCAAGAAATCAAGAAAGCCTATGAATCTTACAACCAGTTTGTAGAAGATATGATGCTCGATGTTTACTTCCCGTTCTTCTCTATTGACGAGATCGAGGATATGGTAAAAGAGAATAAGAATATCTACCTCAACAGCAAAGAAATCAATAAGCGTATTGAAATTTTGGCGAATTATCGCAAAGAGCAATATAGTAAAGCTCAAGCTCCGCATCCAGAAGAACATGGAGAAGTGTAAGTAGTTTTAAGCCAGAGTTTAACGACTCTGGCTTTTCTTTTGCCTAAAATTCTTCTTGACAACGACAAAAAATTGTGCTCCAGAAGTGATCTTTAAAAACACATTGTAATTTTCCTCTAGAATTAGTATAATGGTAATGGTTAGAGGAGGTTACAAGTGGAAAAGTTTCTACAACTATTAACGGTACTGCTCCAAGAAGCGAAAGATCCAGCTTCGCTACTAAAACGTCTGCTAACTATCTTAGTTGCTGTCATTATTTTCTTGTTTGTAAGTAACACTAGCGAGGTGATGTCATTTTTAAAGACTTTCTCCACGTCTGCGGTTTTACAGGATGTTCAAACCCAAAGGATAGATAACTTTCCTAATGTAGCACGAGAAAAGAGCATGGTTCTTTTCTCTCAGACGGGTGCGGATGCTGTTTTTGTAGTCAAGTATAAACCCGATGCTATAAACGATTATTCGAACATTATTGCATGGGAAAGCAATGCGCAATTGGATAGGGCTGACTTGGCCGATAAAGCAGTAAACAAGACGTCTGAACTTTATAGACGTCACCTGGAAGGCTTTAACTATGCTTCGGATTTAAGTGTAAAAGTAAATAAATATATGGGGTCAAATATACCCGCGTTTAAGAACGTTACTTTTAATTACGTCTACACTTGTCCGTATTTCAACCTAAATAATATCTATGCTGGATACATAGGTATTGCCTGGAAGGATAAACCCGTAGATACAGCTGACTCGGAACAATTTAATGAGTACTTAACAAAGCTTTGCTCACCGCAGCAAAGATCATTAGGTAGATCTATATGAGTTTTAAATTTGGTAAAAATAGCGAAAAACAATTAGCAACTGTTAAGCCCGAGCTACAGAAGGTAGCTCGTAGGGCTTTAGAATTATCTCCATATGATTTCACAATCGTACAGGGTATTCGTACAGTAGCACAAAGTGCCCAAAACATTGCTAATGGTACTTCATTTTTGAAAGACCCTAGCAAGAGTAAGCATGTAACTGGAGATGCTATCGATTTTGCACCATATATTAATGGAAAGATTGATTGGAAAGATCTGGAAGCATTTTGGGCTGTTAAGAAGGCTTTTGAACAAGCCGGTAAGGAACTTGGTGTCAAACTTCGTTTTGGTGCCGACTGGAATAGTTCTGGTGATTATCATGATGAGATCGATCGTGGTACTTACGACGGTGGTCACGTAGAATTAGTCTGATAATAAATCAAGGCGGGGTAATTCCCGCCTTTTAAAGCAAAGGGGGCTTTAAAAACTTAATGATAGGAGAAAGCCATGTTTGCAGAACTATTCACCATGATATTACTAGGAATATGGAAAATAAGCCTAGTAATTTTCATCTTAATGATAATTCTCACTGTTGTCGCACTAGTTACCCAAAATGATACGTTAAAGAAAGTCGTTCATGGGCTAGAGTATATAATTATGGGCACATTCGGCGTTTGCAAATGCAACTGCCAGAGGAATACGAAATATTGTTGGCTTTGGATGGAGTTAGAGAACTGCATCACAGTAGCCCTGGCTGTCTCATTCGGTATGATTCTTATGGCCCTTACTCTAGCATTGATACCACTAATGTTAGCTGGGGGAGTCACGGCTTATTTCACTCTTTTCTCCCCTATACTTATGTATTCAATATATCCAATAACTATGTACTTAGTTAGGAAGAGATTCCCACATCAAGCACACTAATATAAAAAAGTAGTTGACTTTCCGCTGAAATTTTTATATAATATTTGTATAAATTGAATCAGAGGAGTTTCACAAATGTCAGATCGTTACTATACTCAGATGGCTAACCATTACAATATGGCTCCGTATGAATTGAACATCGCATTACGTGACCTCGATTCACCAGAGCGTGCAAAACTTGAGAAAAAGGCGGGAATTCGTATGTCTAGCAAGGGCAAGAAACTTACTCGTATTGACTTAAATACCATGCTAATGGAAGAGCTTGGCGTGAATATTGAAGGTCAGAAGTTGCCTCTCAATGTTCTTGAAACGATGCTGGATAAAGTCAAAAAGAAAACCTATAAGAAAGTACAAGTACCGGAAGGCAGGCTAAAAGCCCCTTATCAGGCTGCTGTATCTGAGTGCTTAGGTGCTACCTTAGATCTTAGCACTGCAACTGTTAAAGTGATGAAGGCATTTTTGGAGGCCATTAATAAACATGAGTAAATTAGTATATCTACTGAAGGGATCTACCTGCAATCCTTGTAAACTTTTCGAGCCTGTATTCGATAAAGTAGTACAGGACTACAGTCTAGAAGTTCATAAAGAGACTGATAACACAGAACTTATGCAGAAATTTGGCGTTCGTCAGGTTCCTGTAGTAGTTTTAGCAGATCGTCTCCCGAATGGTCGTGTGGAAGCCAACCACATTCTGATTGGTCGTCAGCTTCGTAAAGAAACTATGCACGATGCAATCAAAAACTTCCTGGAAGATAATCCAGAGGATTAATACCCAAAGCCTAGTCTTAGCTGACTAGGCTTTTTTATTACTTGCTTTCTGCTAAAAATTTTGATATAATATATGTATAAATTGATGAGAGGAGTATCACATTGAATTACGCATATCTTATAATACATAACAACGTGGTCTGTGGTACTCGTGCTGTAGAGATGGGAATCACAGAAGAAAAGTATAACTCTTTGTCTAAATCGGAGCAAGAATACTATGTTGAACAGGCTGCTTGGGAATATGCTGAGGCTTATCCCGAAGAACGTGAAGGCCGTGTTACTATTGTTGTTACTTTGGGGCTGGTGGGCTGTGATACCGAAGTTGATACAGATCTAGAAACACTTGAAGAATGGGAAGAATTGGATATTGCAGAACAAAATGCTATCATCCGTCAATCTTTCTGGGAAGCAGTAGACTGTCACGTTATCTTTGAGCCAAATGATACAGAAGCTGAAAAACACACTAATTGGATGACTCGATAATGAAAAAAGAATTTAACCTGCACGAAATGTTAGTAGTACCAGACGATGTTAACCTGTTCTTCGTAGGAGATATTCACGGCTGTAATGATATGCTGGAAGATGCTCTTAAACTAGCAGGATATAAAGAAAAGCGTGACTATGTTGTCTGTGTTGGCGACTTAATTGACCGTGGCCCGCAGAACTTACAGGTTCTAGCCAAATTCTTATATAACCCACGCTTCCGCAGCGTTCGTGGCAACCATGATCAGTTTATGATTGCTGGTGACTACGCCAACTGGATGTATAATGGTGGAATGTGGGCAATGAATGATCTGGATACCGATACAATTAAAGGTATCGCAGAAGATATGGCAGTTAAAATGCCAGTATTCATGACTGTACTCCATCGTGGCAAGAAATACGGTGTTGTTCATGGTGGAATACCATTCCAATATAAAGATGCGGGATTCGATGTACATACACCTAATTGGGACGATATTATTGATCATATCGCTGCAAGTGAAAATGATCCTAATGATCATCCTAGTTATTACATTGAGCCATATCTATGGGATCGTGATGTAATTCAGGAAATTGGTTTTCATCTGTCTAAGCAAGGTGCAGAGCACCCCTATTTCCAGCGTTATGCAGGATTTAAAGATGAACTGACTGTGGAAGTGCCAGAAGTTGAAAGTGTAGATTTCGTATTCCATGGTCACACTGGTGTTCCTTACCCAATTCTGTACAAGAACCGTGTTTATCTCGATACTGGCGGTGTTTTCAACGGGCAGTTGACGGTTGCGCAAGTTAATGATGAAGCCGGTAAAATCATGACATTTACCACAGATAAAAATGATAGCTGTGGTGTACATAGGATTCTATAATGGAACGTGAAGAACGTTATGTAGTTATAAAGCTATCTGATATTGAGAAAGCCATAGAATTAGGGCATATCACTCAAAGTAACTTTACTACTTTGGAGCATATCTTGTCCAAACTATGGTATAGTCGAGCACAACGTGGTAAAGAGGATCTTAAAACAGTCGTAGTAGAGCATGATTGGCCAGAGTACGAAGAAGTCTGGAAGATGCTAGAGAATCGTGTTGAATTTGAACAAGCACGACAGGAAGAGGTTGACAAAGGCTACCAAGAAGCGAAAGAGCACCATGAGGTTTATGATGAAATATTCAAACTTCGTGGTATTAGTAGTTATTGTCAGGGTTGGAATAAATATGCGGAGGAAGTTCTGTAATGAAGAGATTACTACTATTATCAGTACTAATACTAGCTGGATGTGATTCCTACGACGATAATATGAGATTTACTGCAGAAGATACAAAACACTTATGTGATGTAGCTGGAGGTGAGCTAGATTATTCCAGTATTCAAATTGGACTCACAAAAGGTATATTCTACGATAGTTATACTATTACATCCACATGTGTAAGGAATAAATAATGAAAGTTAAATTCTGGAGTGAACTCCACTTAGACCACCCAGGGATTCTTCGTTTTCGCCCCTGGTTTAAGAACATGAAAGAGCACGATGAGTATATCCTAGATACTTTGTCCAAGCACATTGGCAAGCGTACAAAACTTGTGCTGCTAGGAGATAGTGCCGTGGGGCGAGAAGGGTTGGCCAAGTTGAAGTCGGTTATCCACAACGTGCCTAACCAACTAATTATGGGAAACCACGATGCTGAGCGTCAGGGTCTGCATATTAAAGATCTTGTAGACGTTTATGATGATATTCAGGCTCTAGGTAAGCAAACAGGTGGTGGCAAGAAGTTTTGGCTGTCACATTGTCCATTGCACGAAGCAGAACTTCGTGGTAGGCTAAACATTCACGGACATGTGCACACTAATTCTGTGCGTGACCCACGTTATATCAACGTCTCTTTTGAGATGAGCAAGACTCCTATTCCTCTAGAGGATATTGTGTCTGGCAAATTCACAAGCTATGATAAAGTGGTTAACTGCACTACTGGTGAAGTACTCCAAATCGATGAAGATGTGGCAGCGGTATTGAGGGGAGATATCAATGTTTGATTTTGATGGCATGGCTCGTGAGATATTTATAGCAATAGGGATAGTAGTTCTTATCTCTTTCTTTACGGGCCTAGGCTTAGGCCTTTTATTTTAAAACTTCATTTGCTAAAATGCTTAGTTTTCTGTATAATTACTTTATAAATTGATGAGAAGGAATCAAAATGCAAAAGATTGATAAAGCACTCTTAATCGCAACAGCTGATAAGTTTGAGCAAGTTAAAGCTACTTTTAAGGCAGTCTTTCAGTCCTATGTTCAAGACAAATCGAACCCTATTTCTGAGCGTTTGATGATGTGGGAATGTTTTGCTTGCAATGCTCTGCTAATTTCCGATTATAAGGGAGAAGTATCTGAGGAATTGCATGAGATCTTTATTAATGAGGATACTCCACGCTATCAGTTAGTGAACTTCCAAGATCTAGCTGAGCAAGTTATTCCTGATGATCTTTGGGACAAGTATTACGGTGATCCTGAAGAAGATGGTATGGAACCTGAGAAGTGCATCGAACTGATCTGTAAGGATCATCCTGAAATTGCTGAGAAATTTGAGTTAGTATTTGCTTCTGAGTTCTCAGGTTTCGTTAACGATTGGTAAGTAAATAAAAAATTCAGTTGCTTTTAGCTTTAAAATTCTGTATAATAAGTTCATAAATTAATGAGAGAGGAAATTCTAATGGAAAACATGACTAAAACTGAAATGGCTAACGTTCTGGCAATTCTCCTCGATATGCAGGGTTTTGAAGGTCAGCTCATGAAGATGTCTATTCCGGCAATGAAAAAGATGTACGATTCTCTGAACAAGAATGCTATGGCATTCAACCTCGCAAAACAGGAAGCACGTTTTGCGAAAGAGCATCAAGCAACTGCCGAACGTCGTGCAGCATCTTTTGAGCGTGAAGTTAAGCAACTGAAAGGTAAGAAATAATGACTAATGGAAAATTCTTACTTGTACTAGGGTTGAATGCCCTAGTTTCCTTAGCTATCACACTCGGTGTTAGTGACTTTATGCTTAATCAGCATGAGAAGAAAGAAGCTCTTGAACAAGTATACATTAGCCCGGAAGTCAAAGAACAAGCAAAACGTAATAAAATGCTCGCAGAAGCAAACCTTGTGCTTAATCAAGCAGAGTTTGATATAGCTCTCTCAAAATATTCCGGTGCTGAAGTAAAAGATGCACACGTTATGAAAGACTTGGAAGAAATAAAGCATCAAATTGAAGAGGCCAAAAGATTTTGTAAATCAATTGACCAATCTTTAGAAAAAATCACGTTTTATAGAACTATAAGCCCATATATTGAATGTGGCAACGGAGTATTTAAATGATTACAGAAATTTTAATTGGATTGCTGGTTCTCACGACTTTAGCAGCAATTGGCGGAATCATTGGCATTATTAATGCTAATAAAAATATGGATAGGATGCGCCTCACCAATGATGGGCTAGTTAAACGTCTCGTTGAACAGGAAGAAGATATCGAATTAGCACAAAGACGCTCAGATCTTCTTAAAGAAAAGCTAACGAATATTGAAACTCTTGTTGGTAACACTAAACTTCCTATTAAAGTCCTGCGCGCTCAGGTAATCACGGAGATTAAGAAATGATGTTAATTATCTTAGCTTTTTATCTGGTTATTGTTGGTGTTCTGGTTACTAAGTATCATACCTGGACCCCGAAGAACGTTGGTAAAGTAGCACTGTTTGTTCTGCCAGTTCCTATCATCATCGTTGCAATGCTGTTCACGATGTTGGCTGGTAAAGTGACAAAAACTGACGTTAAACGCATTGTAGACGAACTACAGCAATCTTCTGACATGATCGAGGATATTCTGAAAGATGAAGCTTAATTTTAGTGAATTAACCCTGCTGGACGAGTTTCTAGGTTTTGTTACTGAACGTGGGTTTATTAATGTAGATCCTCAGACACTAGAAGTCTTGCAATCCATCCAGAATAAAACTAAAACAGATCTGGAAGACTTATGGCGACCGCTTTCTGAGCTAACTCCTCTTAATATGAGAGTGATTGTTAAAAATATTGAAACTGGTGAAGAACGTGAGATGGTTCGTAAAGAACTGGCTAATAGTTATTCTCCAGAGTCCCTAGTGATGCATCATGATGATGAACCAGAAACACTTTGGACAGCACATTACGTTTGGCGTCTGCCTTGATTGATTTAACAACTGTTACGGCAATCCTAATCTTCGGTTTAGTGGTTGCCGTTTTCATAATCGTTGAGCAGGCCAAAGTAATACGGAGACTTAAAAATAGATGATTAATTTTTATAACCCTAACTTGCAGAAAGCAACGTGGGATTACTTTATAATTCTACCAGCTTTTATGTTAAGTTGTGCAATCATTAACATTATGTATCAAGAAGCTGGTTGGACAGTTCAAGATTTCCACATTTCACAAGTTCTTCCTTTCATGTATGAAGGCGTTATCGCAGCAATAAATGGAGTTCGTAAATGACAGCACTGCAAAGATTACAGAATTACTGGTTTGATGGCCAATTTAATGATTTATTCATTCAGTTGTTTGTCGAAACAAATGGACGCTTCAATTATCGCTTCTTCAATACATTCCATGAAACGAAGTTCTCGCATACAGAGATTAACGCAGCGATTCAAGATCTCACTGGTTCTAAGGTAATTCCTTATCGTGATGTAGATTTTGCACCTGACTGTTTTGGTTTTGAACTGTTTAAGAAAGCATATAAGTTCGGTAAGTTCGAAGATGCACGACATTGGGTTCATGACTTCTGGTATAATACCGATATCGTCCCTAGCCGTGTACTGATCCTCAACTGGATTGCTAAACAACATCCGCCGAAGGCACAATCGGCATTCCTTCCAACTGATACAGGAAATCTTTACCATGACACAAAAGAAAAATCCAGTGCTAGAGCAGATGAAGCAGTTGGAGAAGCAGATTGAGGAAGGAAGCGTTGATGGGCAGTCAATTGTCAATCATGCTTTCGATCTTACAGTAGGATGTGCTAATCCGCTGGTGGCAGGTGAAACAGCAGATATTCTTGGGCTTTTAATGGCAGTTGGCCAGTTAATCGAGATTACCCAAGAAGAGCTAGATAATGATGAAGAAGTAACTGTTCATGATGTTCTTGGTGCTCTAGATCTGATTGTTAATGCTTATGCCTATAAACGCCGCCACTCAATTGATGAATATCTAGTTTCTCGTGAGATTACTGAATCTCTTCTGGAAACTGCTGATATGGCCTTAAACGGCAAGCAACTTCACTAATCCTAGAGGCCAGAACTTAATTGTTCTGGCCTTTCGTGTATACTATGAGAGATAAAATAAACGAATTACTTTATGAGGAAGCACTACAATTCCCCGTAAATAGATTCACTAAATCAGATGGATCTATTAATAGAACTAAGCTCAAACAACTTCATCCAGACTTCCAGCAAGATGCACTTAATCTTATCTTTATTAGAAGAGCTGTAGAAGCACATGGTAAGTTCTTTGGATATGAAAGAGTTAAGTATAGAACAATGCAACAGCAGGTTGAGATCTATTGTCCAGATCATGATGGCTACTTCTTGCAAACTGCACGGTCTCACTTAGAAGGACACGGTTGCCGATTATGTGCTCATAAAGTTGTGACACGCTTAACAGAATATGGAGTGTACACCGTACCAGCACCTTTCCACAAATTTGTAGTTGACGGTGAGCATATAATTTGGTATAATAAAGATCAAAAGTTAAAACAAGAATTGAGGAAAAACGATGGAAACCTTATTACTAGTAATACTTGGCGTGTCACTCCTGACAATCCTGGGGCTGATACTGATTTGCAGTCGCCTTAACGTTAAGAATCTAGAATTAGATAGTGAGAATCAGATTCTTAACCGAGAAATTAAACAACATAATATCGCAGCTCGTAAGCTGTTAGATAAACTGGAGAATAGATAATGTTTACACAACAAACCATTAAAGTAGTTGCAGATCATGAACTCGACACATGGGATTACAGCTTTAAAGATCTGACTGCTACAGTACAGTTTAAATCTATGCAACTGTCGTTTTTGCACATTGATCTTCAGGCTTGCAAAGAGTTTCAGGCTAAGCTCATGAATGCTCGTAAGATCTTTGGCACAGCTCGCATCCCGGCTGATAATCTGATTAATGCACTGATCGATGCAGGATACAAACTCGTGAAGACTGAAGTGAACCGCCCGAGTACTACAACTATTCCTCGTAATGACCCTTGGCATATTACTGCACTAACTAATTCTGATAAAAGATTAATGTCGGATATGCACAATGTTCCGTGTGGTGGCGTGGTAAGTAATACGCAATCATATAAGTTTGGGGAAGATTGCAGTCCTTCTGTACAATTGAAACATACTCAAGAAGCTCTCGAATCTGATATGCGAAGCGTAGCACCTGCGGATGCCAGAGTTTCTAGGAACTCATATACTATTCACCTGAGTACACCATCTAGTAGGAATGAGAGCTTTGCTGATGCAGTTATGGAAGCTCTTGTTGATCTGACTAATAGTAAGGGTTTTAATTAATGATAGTTGGTAAAACAAAAATATCTAGTGCTGGGGGTGATATTGTCACCCTTAGTTCTTATCACCAAGATGCAGACACTGAAGTAGAAACCCTAGAGTATGTAGTGGTAGTATCGAATAGGGCTAAATGGGCGGAACTGTTTGAAGTGTTACTAGCCATATCAAATAGTGAAACCTTACCTCCGCTAACCCCTAGAAATGTTGCTCATATGGTAAACCAACTAGGAATGTTGTGGTATAAACTAGAGCCTAGCAAAAGTAATACCACAGGAACTTTTAAACCACGAAGAGAGAAAAAGACACAAGTTAGTGATACAAGTCAACAGGCATCCGATATATGATTGAAGAAGCTAATAAATTTAAGAATATCCTCGCTCTAGCAGCAACAGCAGATCACAAATGTCTGTCAGAGCTAGAGCCTGATGTTAAACACGCAGTAATGTTTGTTTGTGAGATGTTCCCTGCTAAATGGGAAGGTAAGAAGATTAAGTTTGATATTAACGCTCCCCAAGCAGACCTAGCGTATGCTTACGTGGATATGAATAAAGTACTCAAGTCTTTAGATCCAACTGCTAAAGGACATAGAGCTAATTTCTTACACGTTATTATTGACGAACCTTTGCCAACCTTCCCAGAAGCAAGCATTCGACAGGCACTAGGGGCGTATCCTGAGCAACTTCTTATTCCACCTAAGAAATGCAAATATGATCATCTTCCTCCTTTAAAATATATGGAGAGTGTTTCTTTCGAGGATATTAATAAAACAATTGGAGCTATGATAGCACGGATTGCAGTGTCTCACGTTCGTGATATTCCTCTTACGGATATCGAAGATAATATTCTGTATGCCATCCATGATGAAGAGAATACCTTTAAACGTCTTGCAGATGTTCTAGGATTAGGTTCATTAACTGCGGCTGTGCTTAACTATGCTCCTAAAACAAATAAATATCCTAAAGGCACGTTAACCTATGAGGAATCAGGATCAGAATCTTCATTCCTAGCAACATACATCTACCTAGCATCTAAAGGGATATATCTCAAAGCCAAGAAGAATCCAAAAACGTTAGCAAAATCTTCTTGACGTTATTAGAAATGTATGTTATAATAATCTCATAGATTAACAATAACTCTTATTGTGAACTCTAGGGGCGATGATTATTACAACTCTATTTGCGTCTGTGCTATAGCGACTAGTCTTAGCGCGGGCCAATATTAGAGTTCTTCCGTAATACTCACGCGCCCCACGAGGAATCTCACATGAAATGGGGGATCATTTACTTTTAAAACATACGAATATATTTAAAGGCAATATTTGTGTTCAAGATGATACACCGGTTGCCTCTCATCTGCTAGGGTGGCACAACACTTTCTTCTAGACTCCTAAGTTTCTAGGAAAACCCACGCATTCTAGGGCAGTTTCTCACCAACGTCACATATCTTAGGCCGGTTTTCTATACAGGGCGGTTATAGGGAGGGCGGTTATAGGGAGGGCGGTTATTTCTAGGAGACATTTTTCCAAAACACATTTCTGGAAATTACTATCGGATTTGCACACTGTGTTTCTAGAAATTTATGGTCGGATTTGCACAATTGCCTAAGTTTTCATGAACTCTTACTCTCCTGAAAATAGCAGCATTATTTCGGGCCGAAGGCCCATATTTGCCTGAGTTTTTAGAGCCACAGGAATTTTCACTTGTCAAGCTATTTTGCCCCATTTTGCTAATAAAATTTCGCATAATCTCCCCTAATCTCAATTCTAGCCAAAACATCCCGCATTATCCCCAAAAACGCAGCAAACCGGTGCTAAAGCACCATCACCGCTGCTCCTTCCGTAGTTCCTCCCAAAATCTCATCGGATTCGCACTTCTCCCCAAACCCACACAATCACACACCCTCCAATCGAAGTCACAAAAATCTTGTCGGATTCGCACATGTGATTCCTAGAAATTTCATGTCGTATTTGCACATATACGGCTGGATTTGTGCGCAGCACGAGTCTGCCCGAGTTTTAGGAAAATTCATTGTCGGATTTGCACACTATAAAAATATTTCCCATCGGATTTGCACACTACCAAAAATTGTCGGATTCGCACATACACGCCAGCACGTAATCCATGGGGGCAAATGTCGGATTTGCACAAAAGCGCAGGGCAAAAATGAAAATGCCCTGCCTGCCGAAATGTGAATGATAATGAGATTGATTCGCATTTGAGAAGTTGAATGCGAATGAGAATTATTCGCGCTTAGAAAGCGGAATGATAATGATTATCATTTACAGAGTTGAATGCGAATGAGTTGCATAATGAGAATGAGTTGCATAATGAGAATGATTCGCATTTAGAAAGGGAAGTGAGAAACACTGTTATTTAAGTTATCCACAGGTTTATTAACAGCACGATTTGACTTGACAAAATCCTAGCGATTTTGAGGCGTTTTCAACAGACTTATCAACAGGTTATTCTACTGTATATTTATACAGTATTCCTGCGTAGTGAATAACTCTAATATAGCTCTAAAACGCTCTGTAACTCATTCTAACGCGTTTATTTTTGGAGGAGGTACTTTAATAAGGGGAAATTTGAGGAAGGCTAGAAAAGGCGGGGCCGATAGTTGCGCCCCGTTATTATTAGTCTGGTAGTCGATGTGTGATCTTTTCGCTTTCTCCGTAGGAGTCTACCAAATGTTGATAGTAACCATCGTTATCATAAATCACTTTATCATAATCGCCACGCTCCACCGCTTGCCGATTTTCCAGCGTATCAGGCACAAAGAAAGTATCAACGGTAACAGTAGTTTTAGTTACAACAATTTTATCACTCATAACGCCATCGCTCCTAGAATGAGAATGATTATCAATATCATTGTAAAGCCATTACCAAATCGTAAACGCTGGGAATGTTTCCCAGCGGTATTATTAGACTTATGGCTTTGTGTTTTACGCCACCAGCTATTCACGGTAAACGCTCCAACCGTCTAGCTTCCATTCCTCACCCTTGCGAATATTGAAAAACCAATCATTAAAATTGTAACCATCTTCTGACATGATCACGCCGTTTTCTTTCATGTACAAAAATTCATCGCTAGTAAAATATTGATTACTAACTTTGAAACCTTGTTTCATTTTTTCTAACGCTTCATCTTTAGTCATTGTGCAATTTCCCGAAACGCTGTTTCAATACTATCAGCGGTTGATTGAATATACGCGCCCTTCATAATCAGGCGCTCTGTACATACTTTGCGGAAAATGTCAATAAATTCATTTTCATTTTCTGCTACTAATGGCTCACCCATAACCTGTACATCACATGCGCCAAAAGTAAGAAACTGGAAGGCAAGCTCGCGAGCGACAACGGCATTAATCTTATAATGTGCTTTGCCTTCATAGATATTAACTACGCCTTTATAAACTGGTGAAAGCTGATTTAAATAGTTTGCTAATAATGCCGGACGGCAATTAGTAACAAAGCGATTACCCCCATAAATAACCATTAAATGATCCTCGCATCACGGATAACCATAATCACTAGCGTGATCAACATTGCAGCACTAGACACGCCGCAAACAAAAGTTAACATTTTAACAATTGCCCTTTCCATTATAACACCCCACGAAACGCAGCGTAAAAGGTGGCAAAGTGCTTAACCGTTTCGGCTACCAAATTGCCGCGCTTGTCAAATTTCTTTTCTGTAACACGGAAAGCGTTTTTGTTGCGTGCTACATATTCGATTTTACAATCTGGACGCTCGAACGTGTTAACATCCACCAGCTTAAAACCTTTAGAACGGGCAAGGGAAACATTCTTTAACATTTGCATAACTCCTAGTAAGGGAATGAGGGGCGAAAGTAACGCCCCTTTATTAATTACATTAAAACGATTTTTGCCGCTTGCTTTTTGGTGCAATGGTTAGCTTTCAATTCATCCAGCAAAAATCCGGCGGTTTGCTGATCAATCTTGTCATTGTCGTAAAGCCCCTGAATGGTAACATAAGTTTTACCTATGCCGAACTCAGAAACCATAACGCTGACAATAGCGGGAACGGATACCCATTCCATACCATTAAAAATTGCAGAAGATGAAGAATGTACCATTTTAACGCCTCCAAAAAATTTTGGGAAAATTTTCAATCCACCGTTTCGGTGTAAAGGCATTATAACAAAAAAGGCCGCCGATTAAGGCGACCTTTACAAAACTTTACATTAGACTATTTCTAATGCTTCCACGCCGAAACAGCGTTTTAGTTCTTTCTGTAAAACGGCATATTCATCCCAACGGGAATTATCAGGAATATAAACAAGCTGTTTTAATCGATTTGCATATAATAACGCCTTGTTACCAATTATTTCCGCGCCACCGTGTTTAATAATTAGTTTCATAACGGTATTAATAGGATCGCCGCCATTTACATAAGTACCGGACTTACTCAATTGATAATGATAAAGACTCGCATATACATTATCATTTTCAATCCATTCCCCTGTTTCTTCATCTTCTTCCCCATCGCTACCGAAACGAGAAGCATTATCATATGCGTGTTCGTTTGCGAAAGCGTCCAGATCACAGCCAGCGGGAACAAAATGTTCCTCCGTCCAGCCTTCTCCGCAATAGCCAGTATGACAATCAACTAAAACTATCATATCGTGTTTAGCTTCATTCACACTTTCTAGCGAAAAGCCATATTTTTCTTCTGACATAACTAGCCTCCTATTAATTAGCAGGGAAATAAAGAGAATTTGCTACACTGTAAAATCCTTTATTTAAGAAAATTACGTCATCACGGACTATTTCATCCATTCCATAATCCAGCAAAGTTTCATCTACAAAAATACATAGCCAGCCATAACCACGATCAAAGAAAGCATGATAATTATTCGCGCTTTCTACATGTTCCCATAAAAAGGGACGCCCTTGCTTTTCCCATATAGGAATACTGCTTTGATCGTCCGAATAATTAACATGTGGGCTATTCGGCATTTTTTCGGCTAATTGCGCTAACATGATTTGATTTAGTTGCATAATAACTAGTCTCCTAACAATTAACAGGGAAATAGTAAAGCGGGGATTATTTCCCCGCTAGTTATTATTACTCGCTTTCGGTGTTAGTGGTAAAAGTAGAAATGTCAATACCTTTTACCATTTCATCGATCATTTCCGCAATATTGAAACTCTGTACCATTTCCAACATTGCCGCTTCCATTGCCGCGCCTGCTACCGCTTTAGCTTTCGCATTAGTCGGGGCGTACTGGTCAACCGCTACACTCAGCAGGTTAGCGATCACTACGCGACCAATCGGAGTATCAATATAACCTTTAATCATAAACGGCGCTTTTTTCGCCGCTACTTTTGTGATTTGAGTCAGTGCAATTTTACCCGCTTCCAGTTTAGCAGCGTTAACAACGGCGGATTTATTAGCGGCAACGATGTTAGCAATCTTGGTCATGGTGTTTTTTCCTTTGTTTTCAGTAGTTTGAGTGTTAACGCTTTGAGTGTTAGAATTTACAGCATGGTTTTCTACGCTGTCAATAATCTGATCTTCATCTTTCCAGAAAGAAAACCCGGCTTCTTCTATCAGATCATTATAAACATACGGGTATAATTTCGAAGGTAACAAAAAATTACCATCGCCATCAAAAGCCATTATACCAGTATATTGAGATCCGTCGTTATCCGGCTTATGCCATCCAGCGGGTAAATACTTCCAGATAACATCTAAAAATCCCTCAATGCTAGAAAGTCCATTTATCAGATCAAGCCCAATAAGCTCAAAACCATTTATATTAAATGATTGACGGCCTGAATTGCTATGATACGCAACAATATTATTACCCTGCGCAATAATAAAATCGGTATCCGGCCCCGCTCCCCTGCCCGTAAAGATATGGCAATCCCGATTATATAAAACTAGCGTTGCCCCATACTTGTATAATGGCAAAAAACCATCCATATCATAGGCGTCATAGTCATCAAAAAAGTTTTGATGAATAGTTTCAGCCTTGTTAATAAAATGTTTAATGCTGGTTGACTTGCTACCGTCCAGCAGGTTGCGCAATGCACCTTTTAAGACGGTTGCGTTATCTGGTTTATATAGCCTCATTTGTTCGGCCTCCCTCGTTAATCGGTAGAAGAATGATAAACGTATTTTCTTTTTAGGGGCAACGTTTATTTTACCTTTTTATTTTCCTTGCCCAATTGCTAAAAATGTGCTAATCGCGCGTTTACTCCTATAACGCTGTATAACGCTTAAAACTGGCTTTACTTTAATAAGGCCACCAGCAAGAAAGCGCGTTATAGAGCGTTCTAGATGCCTTAAAATCGACATCCATATAATATGCTATCCGTTTACCCTGTATATTTATACAGTAGGATAACCTGTGAATAACTCTGTGCAAAAGTGCTGTAAATCCTTCCTATTGTGTCAAGTCAAAAAATGCTGTTAATAAACTTGTGGATAACTTAAATGATAGTGGTTCTCACTACAGTAAAAACTTATTAGGTAGTCTGCTAACTATTTTGATATAATATAATAGAGATTAAACTAATAGCATAAGGAAACTATATTATGGGTAAATATAAAGATATAAAATATGAGCTTGCTAATGATAACTTTTATTATGATGAAACATCGCCATCATTTCTAAGGTGGAAAGTTGATAAGGGTAATAAAAAAGCTGGGGATATTGCTGGTTATATTAGTACCGGTGATTATTATCGCGTAACTATTAATAACTCAGAATACGCAGTACATCGTATCATATGGGTATTATTTCATAAAGAAATAGATAGCAATCTAACAATCGACCATCTAGACCGTAACAGGCAAAATAATAACATTGAAAACTTATGCCTAGCTACTCAGTTGCAGAATATTAGTAACCGTGGTTATAAATTACGTGCTAATGGTTTGCCTACTAATATTTACTATGATAAAAAGCGACCGCGTGATAGTTTAGGCCGTGATTATTTGCGTGCTCAAATTACGAATCCTATTACTAAGAAAAAAGTTAGTAAATGTGGTTATGATTTAGATACGTTATTATTATGGTTAGAACAAAAAAGAGAAGAATTTAAACAGTCAATTAATTAATTTTATAAATTAACTCATTTAGTCTTGATTTTTAAAAGTCAAGACCTTTTACAACTATTTTTCAATTTTGCGGTTGTTAATGATTTGTTAAGTCGAAAATAAGCCGCCTAAAACGCCCTAGAACGCGATGAAAGTTTTAGCCATCCAATCATAAAGGGATAAGCCGTTTATCGCTGCCACGAGCTTTTTAGATTTTGTCAAGTAGGGCAAAGCAAATATAAATGAAAAAATTACTTGCCTATCTGCTATGTTTTGTGGTACTCGCGCGCCCGTTTCTTTTAATTTAGGCCGTCGCCGGACGTGGTGAGGTGAATTTTGTCTTTACGTTTCTTTACAAAAATAAGGTTGCGCCATTTTCGGGAATCCCCTATTATTTATCTCGTAGGGCGGCAATGACGAACTACACGGCGGGAAGTTTACCGCCGCGCTCTTTAAAAATTGGGTATATCTTAAAGCCTATCGGCGGTAAACTTATATATACTATAAGGAATCGACGATATGAAACAAACTTTATTGATCACTGGTAAACCTAGCAAGGCACTGGACAGCAAAACAAAAAATTTGTTGACAGTAGCGCAAAGATCGGTAAAATATCGATTTAAGCAGTACAAGAAAGGCCGCCAGCAAGGTCTGGAAATGATCTGGCGAAATATTATGATTGACTTGAAAGAAAATCATAAAAAACTGCAAAAAACAGTTTGACACCCTAGCCGATAGGCTTTAAGATGTACCCAGTTCGATGAGAGCGATAACTTGATAAAATTTGACGGTCGGCACTTACCATAATGTGTCCCGCCCCCTAACTGGGATATAGCGGCCTGAGTGGAGTTCTTTAAATTGATTATATTGGCGAACGGATTGTTACTTATTACCTGCCACTACTTTTACAGCAGGTAATGCGGAACAATCCACTGAATAAACTGGAGTTTATACCATGAAAAACGTTACTAATGCGCCTAAAATTGGTCAATCCGTTTTTATTCCTTTCGTTACTAAAACGGATGAACTAACCGGAAAAGCCGAACGCATCAAAGGCGCGGCGCTTATGCCGTTTGATGTAATTGATGCGGTATATGCTGAAACGGAACGGAGTAACAACGGAAAAACTGTTTATAACGTTCGCGTTAAATCCGGCGACGCTGTAAAGGTTGTTCAACGTAACGAAAAATGGGAAGCTGTTCTGTAATTTAGTGTTAACTTTATATCCCCCTTATTTCAGGGGGATATAACGATTAACATTAAGTTAATCTAATCCCTTAAATTAAACTAATAGGAGTTTACATCATGACTAACGCAAAAACCGCAAAATTCGCATGGAATGAAGAAAACACTCAGAAAGCTGTTTCCATGTATCAACAGTTAATTAATGAAAACGGTTTAGATTTCGCAAATAGCGACGGTTTAAAAGAGATTGCAAAAGCAGTGGGCGCGGCTTCTCCCGTATCCGTTCGGTCAAAATTGACCAGCGCGAAAGCATATCAAAAAAGCGATAAGCCGCGCAAAGTCGGCGGCGGTAGTTCAATCCGCAAAGCTCATTATGTACGCGTTATTGCAAAACACGCTATCGATTCCGGCATTATCAAAGACGCCGATGATCTGGCAAGTCTGGAAAGTGCAAAACTTGAAACGCTGGACGCAGTAGCGCAACTGTTAGGCGTTGCCGATGAAGTAAAACAAGCCGCAGGCGAATAATAGTTATACCTTGCCCCCTTTTAGTGAGGGGGCAATAATATAACTGTTTAGCGATAGTTATTTTCTTCCCTTAAATCAGGAGTTTTAAAAAATGATTTTCTTTCCTACTGAATCATTAATTCTAGGCTTGTTTATTATGGCGGCCTCATTATTATTCGCTTATTTTCAAAATGATTTAGATTCGTATTATTTTAAACGTAAATCTAAATTAGCAAAACGTTTGGGCTTGCTTTGTTTTATTGCCGCCGTTGCTTGTGGTGTTAGTTCTAGCCTTATGCCTTTAAATTAATGTTGCAAATTATAACGCCTATTATTCGAGGCGTTATATTTGGCAATATTGCCGTTATTAATCTAATCCCTTTAATGGAGTTTTATTATCATGATTATTTCCGCAGAAAAACAAACCGTTATCCTGAAAATGGCCGCTGACTTTAATTTCTACGGTAAACGTCTGCGCGCTACTAAACTGGAGGTCTGCGACGATATATCAAAAGCGGTTTACGATACTCCAAAACATTCCACCGCTATTTGTGATTGGCTGGAAGCAAATAAACCAGCGAAACCGAAAGCGGCGAAAGTAGCAAAAGCCATTAAAAACGATGAGCGCCCAGAAGCGGCGGGGATTGTTTCTAGCACGGTGGAAAGCTGGGAAGTAAAACAAGGCAAACGCTTTATTATTACATCGATTCAGAATAATACGTTCCCGCATAAAAACTTTTTAGCCTCACTGGAGCAATTTGCTAAATATATCGGCGCTGATTTGCTGGTTAGCAAGTATATTTATAATAAAAACGGATTCCAAAATGGCGAGGGCGCAGACGGAATCAAATATGATTCAGCATTTGACAAATATATCTGCAATAAAAACGTGTTTTTGAATAATCGCCGTTTTGCTTTCATGGCTGAAATTAATGTTTTGCCAACCGCAGATTATCCGCTTTCTGGATTCGCTGAAACTGCAACCGCGCTTAATCTGGAAGGTCTGGCAATTGGAGCGGCTAAAATCACCGCCGAAAGCGTGCCAGCTTTAAAAGGTGAAATTGTGCGCCGCATGTATTCAACCGGAACGGCAACGCTCAAAAATTACATTCAGCAGAAAGCAGGACAAAAGGCCGAGGCGCTGCATAATTTCGGTGCGCTGATTGTTGAGTTCGACGAAGACGGTGAGTTTTTTGTTCGCCAGCTTGAAACAATGGACGAAAGCGGGGTGTTTTATGATCTGAATGTTTGCGCTACTCCCGCCGGATGCTATGAAACATCGGGGCATGTTTTAGGCTTACAATACGGCGATATTCACGCAGAAAAATTAGATGAAGAGTGCGCCGCCGCGTCATGGGCTGGCGAAAATAGCTTGCTTGATATTCTTAAACCAAAATATCAGTTTATCCATGACGTTCACGACTTTACATCACGCAACCATCACAACCGCGCCTCTGGTGTATTCCTAGCGAAACAATACGCCGCCGGACGTGATAAAGTTCTGGATGATCTCATCGATACGGGGCGCGTACTGGAATCAATGGAGCGCGATTTCTCGCAAACAATCATTGTTGAATCGAATCACGATTTGGCGCTATCCCGTTGGCTTGATGATCGTAATGCTAACATTAAAGACGACCCAGCGAACGCGGAACTATATCACCGCCTGAATGCCGCGATTTACGGAGCTATTGCAGAAAAAGACGATACTTTCAACGTGCTAGATTATGCGCTGCGTAAGGTTGCAGGTTGCGAGTTTAACGCCATTTTCCTAACGACTGACCAATCATTTAAAATTGCAGGCATTGAATGCGGCGTACACGGTCACAATGGCATAAACGGCAGCCGTGGCAATCCGAAACAGTTTAAGAAATTGGGCAAATTAAACACGGGGCACACTCATACCGCCAGCATTTACGGCGGGGTATATACCGCTGGCGTGGCTGGTAGTCTGGACATGGGTTACAACGTTGGCGCGTCAAGCTGGACACAAACGCATTTAATTACCTATGCAAATGGTCAGCGTACTTTGATCGACTTTAAGAACGGTAAATTTTTTGTACAGTAAGCCAATAAATTAAAATCTTATTTGCCTAAATCCTCCAATTAGTGAGACAATATTAATTGGAGGATTATAAATGGCAAAAGAAATAGATTTTAATGAAGTTAACGAGAATGTTTATTATGATGAATCTAGCCCATCATTTTTACGATGGAAAATAAGTAAGCCCGGTGTGAAGGCTGGAAGTGTAGCGGGAACATTAAATCAGACAGGCTATTATGATGTAATGATTAATGGTGAATTATATAAAGCTCATCGTTTAATTTGGGTTTTATTTAATAAAGAAATTAACCCTGATTTAGATATAGATCATAAAATAATTTCTTACCCCGTTAACAACAATATAAATAATTTACGCCTAGTTACTCATGCTGTTAATATGACAAATAAGAGTGATTATAAAAGGCGTAATAAATTACCGAAATATATTTATCTTGATAAAGTTGATCCCATAGCGGGAGAATATTACAGGGCAAAAATTAAAAACCCTATAACAAATAAATATGTTTCAAAAGGCAATTATGATTTATCTATTCTTTTAGAATGGGTTAAATCAAAGTGTAAAGAATTTAATATCCCTTATTAAACTAATTGGAGTTATATAAATATGAAAAAGCAAAATATCCCATTCGATCGCGCTCAATCTTCCATCGTTCTGGTTTATTCTAATGGTGAGCGGTATCACGTTGAGGCGGGGCACGTTATTGATGATCTGTTAGATTTCAATGACGCTTTGCAGGTTACTACCTTTGCCTATACGCAAGGGCGCGCAAGTAGCTACATTAAGGCCGCAGGTGTTTATGTTGACACAGTGAAACAAGAAACGATTATCATTGACGCCGTAAAATCCGGTCTAGCCTTTGCAGTTGTCGCGCCTTGCCCAGCTTGCTTTGATGATCAATTGACCAGCGCAAAGGTATATACCTGCGCGGGCATTCGTTCCGGTGTATCTGGTGAAGATATTAGTTTTATTGCTGATGCGTTGGCGTATGGTCTTTAATAGTTAATTTATTATTACCCGCTTATAAATAGCGGGTAATGCTGAATTAATCTAATCCCTTAAATGGAGAACGTAACAAAATGAATCAAGTTAAAACGAATATTACCCGTAATTTCCCGCATATTTCCCGCGTCATGATTTGGGATCTGGACGGCACTATCATTAATTCTTTCCATCGCGTAGCGCCTTGCTTTGATAGCGAGGGCAATTTAGATTTAAATAAGTATAAAAATGAAGCATGTAAACATGATTTAATAATGCAAGATACACTATTGCCGCTTGTTACATATATGCGCCAGTGCATGAATGATGTTAGTACGTTAAACATTATTTGCACCGCTCGACTGATGAGCAAGTCGGACTATTATTATTTGCGCAAACAAGGATTGCGAGGGCGTGGGGATAGTAATATCCGTGTATTTTCCCGCGATACACTACACAAATATTTTGAGGCTGATAAAGTTAGCGAGATATACCACAGTAAGGACGCAATATATAAATCATATTATTTTGAATTATTTAAACAGCTATATCCGAACGCTGATTTTACGATGATTGATGATCATAAAGGTGTATTATCAGCAGCGGCATCATACGGGTTTAAAACGCTGGACGCGCAAGCCATTAATGATATTCTATCAATCGGCGTGGCATTGATAGGTGAAACCTTTATTGATGAATCTCTCGATGATGATAATGATTATCAGTTCCTAGCTGATCGTTTGAAATTATGTTGGGAAAGTATGACCGAGGAAGAACGCGCAGAATATAGTTGCAGCCCGCAACAATATATTGAGAAATTAAAAGTTGCGTAATAATTAAAGTTGAAATAGTTTCATCCTGCAATTAAAATGGTTGCAGGATGAAACAGTTACCCTGCTAATAGTAACGGGGGTGGCGGTTAGCAGACTAAGTATTTTCGCCGGAGGCAGTGAGCACATCCGCATGTGTAATCTTATGAAATTTCAAGATTTTCAAATTAGCGCTATTAACCGTGATTTGTGAACTCACCGCATACTTTCTCACGTGCTTCCCTTATTGCACTCTCAGCTTCCTCAAGACTCTCGAAGTAAGCCGAAATAAAATATTTGCCCTGGTGTCTACCACGTGCTCTCCATTTCTTACGAGTGTTGTCCCAGTATACTCCCTTAACTCCTGAAGTATTGTTCTTAGACAGACGCTGATTTGCCAAGTTCTGCTCATGAGACGCTTTACGAAGGTTACTCTTTCGGTTATCAAGTCCTTCACAGTTTTTATGGTCTATGAGAGATTCACCCGGATCTTCCCCATAAATGTACCACCAAGCGAGGCGATGCACTCTAAACTCTCCGAACTGCGGGTGACGATATATGAGATAACCTTCACTTTCCTTAGTATATCCTATAATAGGCAGGAATCGCCCCGTATCTGGATCGTATGAAAAACTACCAGCTATTTCATCAGGGATTTTCTTAAATATCATGAACTTCTCCTATCTACTGGCTTATCTCCCGATTCTGACATACGGAATCTCTTCCGCGACGCCCGAGATCCATCCGACCACTCCCGCTCAAACTCCGCACGTTTCTCCGCAAACCTCCGCTCTCTTTCCGAAAGCTCCCGCGATATTCCCGCAATGTATTCACGATGCTTGTTAATTGCCGCAGTTGTCCCGAAAACCCCCGCGAGTATCCCGATAATAAAAGCAATTACAATACTAAACATCTAATTCCCTCTCAATTTGCAGAATACGGGTACTATCACAACGTTGCAGTAGTGCTAGCTTTTCTAGAGTAACTTGTTGTTGTTTTACCTGAGCTTCTAGAGTTTTTAGGCGAACATATGCAATACGAGAGACAATGAAGATTACCCAGACTAATATTACTATTAGTGTAACTGCCACTTCCATCATTTACATTTCTCCAATAATAAGGTTTCAATTCTAGCTAAGTGATTATCTAGAATACACTGCCCAATAATCACAATCCCTAGTAATGCAATAATTACCCATTCCATTAAATCCACCCCGCCATAGCTGCTAACCAAGAACCTACGAAGATTAGGAATAATACAAAACCAAATCCGTAAATATTAATCCACGCTTCGTACACTTCTCCGCGTCTGTTCTTTCTTTTGTTTGACATATCTTTCATGCTCCAATAAATAGGATATTTTAAAATATTTTATAATTTGTGCATAACCAACCATGCTCGTGACTTCCTAGAAGGACTTCTACTTTTCTTACATAGTGGTTTCTGCCAATATACCGTCCAAAAAATAAAAAATTTAGTTTACTTAGATGTCTTTTTGCTTTATACTAATTACAGGTAGTTAGATTGCTCTAGTTTAAATTTACAATCACCATATTTAAGGTCAAACTGACTGAGATCCCACCACCCAAACTTAGTACGGAGCTGTACTACGGGGAAGCGATCTCCCTTGATACGAACTTTTTGAACCTTGAGGCCGTAATGTTCCTCTCCCGCACCACCAAAAGATTTTACAAATCCCGTACAAAATGGTTTGGGGGCAGGTGCACAACCAGATAACATAACTGCGGCAACTAGTGCAATCACAAACTTTTTCATATTTATCTCTCCATTTCTAATTTATGAATCTATTATAGCAAAATAGAGAGATGAAAGCAAATACATTTTTATAATAGGAGATTATATGGGTTTTTTCGCTGGAAAATATAGCGATGGTAAGACCGTACTATCTTTAAATACTGAATCTGGTGGTGACATTAATCGTCACTATAGTCCAAATACCAATAGTATTTTTCATAGTGATATGCCATTTGTCCTAGTTGATGGTACTTATGAGTCTGGGTTAGGTGATGCTGGAAATGGGTTTTTTGTATGTCAGATGCCCTCTGACATAATAAATATTAAATCTAATGACCCAGGTAGAGTTATACTAACTGCTATTGAGATTAATGGTACTCATAGGGCTTTTCTTAATGGTACTCAGAGTAAGGTAGGTCAAACTATAGTTGCTACTCAAGCAGACCCCTTTAGATCTTTTGCTAGCGTTTCCCAAACTAGTGGATTTGCATTTGGTAATAGCCTGGCATCTGGAACATATAACTATAACCCATCTATAGGACATGAAGAATCTATCTCTAGAAATGGTACAGGGGGTACTACCTTACATAGTACGTATCATGGTATAGTTAGGCCGGGTGCAGGAGCTCCAGTAGGTATTACTGTTGCAGAAGCTTTTGCACAGTTAGGATTCCCTACTAATAGTAGCACAGTACCTGTAGATGGGAATAACCCGTACTATTGGGATCCCGGATGGATGTCGCCTCTAGGAGCAGCGCATAGAGGGCATGATTGGTTTTATGTCTGCAATTCTAATATACGTGGATATGGTGGAGTTAGACAAGGGCTCCCAGGTAATGTAAATACTATGTATCATGATGGAGGTAACAGATTTGTTTGTAGGGGGTCTACAACTAATTTAGCTAACCAATCTGGTAACGCTACAATATTACAGGATTGGTATAACATAACCCCTACTAAAGTTATTTGGTATGTTCTGAATTTAAGATACTCAAATGGTGGTATGAGTATCTCTGGTAATCCTTTTACTGGTTCAGATATTCTTATATCTCCTTCTAATTTCATAATTAAAGGGGTTAGTCTTCCCAATACTGGATACAAGTTTATTAACCAGAACGCTTTTGGTAACTTAGGTTATAGACCAGATATGGAATATGTTGGAAATAATGCAGCGTACACTGGGGCCTTTGGAGATACCACTGCAAGGTGTGAACTTGTAGGTTCTAGTAACGGGAGTTTATGGTCTCCTGTAGACTATGGAGGGGCTAAGTCTCAAATTAGTATTTACAAATTCGGAGCTGGTAAGCAATGGTACGTAAACTCTAATGATAATACTATCGGTAATGAACACGGGGTTGTTTGGGGGCCTTCAGCAGTTCCATTACGACTTTTTGGTGGAAATGTAGGTAGTTCTTATATGGGAGATGATATTACTCCTAGCTACCCGGGAACAGGAGATAGATACGTTGGTTTATCAACTATTGGGCTAGGTATACCGGGTGGCAATGCTACAGTAATTCTTACCACTGAAGTTATATCAGGTAATCTTAACTGTGCAGGTGTTCCTGCTAATACATGGAATAACGGTGTGTTTCAAGTGCAAGGAAGAAGAGCATATAGTTATAGTAGTGGAGACGCGATATTCCACCAGATTTTAACACTACCAGTAGGATATTTAGTACCTTTTCATACTACATCTGCTTTTAGATACACACCTAACAATGCCCTAAGTAGAAATAGTTTTATATACACTGCTAAAAATCTGGGGAACGGAAATGTAGAGTTAGGGGTAGTTATGCACGTAAGTTTAGATAGTGCAGTTTTTCTACCTAGATTAAGAGTAACAGTTCAACGCCTTACCTAAAGGAGGAAATATGGCAAATGATGTATTAGTACCAGATCTTATGTCCCCTGAAGGGATGGATGTGATTGAAGCTTATTTACAGTGTGGGAGTGATGTGCCTTCTGCCGCACGTAGTCTTGGAATGTCCGAAATTGCTTTCCGAGATATTATGAATCGTAGTGAAGTTAAGAACTACTTAAATGATATTTTTATGGAAAGTGGATTCCGTAACAGAGATCGTTTATTTGGTGTTCTGGATGAAGTTATCAAGCGTAAACTAGAGGAACTAGAAGAGACCGGTATGGGTTCTGACCAGGATATTATGGATATTCTCTGGAAGGCACATAAAATGAAGATGGAAGAGATGAAAATGATGGTAGAATTGGAGAAAGTGAAGGCAGCAGCCCGTACTCCAGCTAACCAGACCAACATCCAGAATAATATTATTGCTGGAGCTGGGGATCAAAACTACATGGACTTAATTACTTCCCTAGCTACTGGAGGTAAGAAGTAATGGAAGTATCAAGACCCTACGTTAACACAGTAGATGTTATTGATTTCGGAATAGACAAACGTTTCTTTCGCCTACCTGTTTCGGGAATACTAGCACAAGAAGGTATTACACCTAATGGTCCTCAAATAGCAATCATCAATGCTTTAGAGGATCCTAGACATCGTTTTGTAACGGCGTGTGTGTCACGCCGTGTAGGCAAGTCCTTTATAGCATATACACTTGGGTTCCTAAAATTGCTGGAACCTAATGTGAAGGTGCTAGTAGTTGCCCCTAACTACTCACTGGCCAACATTGGATGGTCTCAGATTCGTGGTCTTATTAAAAAATATGGCCTACAAACCGAACGTGAGAACGCTAAAGATAAAGAGATTGAGTTAGCTAATGGTTCTCTATTTAAACTAGCTTCCGCGGCTCAGGCCGACTCCGCAGTTGGACGTTCATATGATTTTATCATCTTTGATGAGGCTGCAATTTCTGATGTAGGTGGTGATGCCTTTAGAGTTCAGTTGCGTCCTACCCTAGATAAACCTAATTCTAAGGCTCTATTTATCTCTACTCCTCGTGGAGGTAACTGGTTTAAAGAATTTTACGCCTACGGATTTGATGATACGTTGCCTAACTGGGTATCTATTCATGGTACATATCGTGATAACCCTCGTGCTGACCTGAATGACATTGAGGAAGCACGTCGTACAGTTAGTAAAAACTACTTCCGCCAGGAATATGAGGCTGACTTCTCTGTATTCGAAGGTCAGATCTTCGATACCTTTAATGCCATCGACCATGTTAAAGATCTCAAAGGTATGCGTCACTTCTTTAAAGATGATGAAGCATTCGAAACATTGCTTGGCATTGACGTTGGTTACCGTGATCCTACAGCAGTTCTTACAATTAAGTATCACTACGATACTGATGTTTATTACGTACTGGAAGAGTATCAGCAGGCTGAAAAGACTACAGCCCAACATGCTGCTTATATCCAACACTGCATAGATCGTTATAATGTTGATCGTATATTTGTAGACTCCGCTGCTGCTCAGTTCCGTCAGGACTTAGCATATGAACATGAAATCGCTTCTGCTCCTGCTAAGAAATCTGTCCTAGATGGTTTGGCATGCCTGCAAGCACTGTTCCAGCAAGGTAAGATCATCGTAGATGCTTCATGTACCTCATTGATCCACGCCCTAGCGAACTACAAGTGGGACTTCCAGGAAGGCGAAGAGAAATTATCACGTGAAAAACCACGTCATGATGCAAACTCTCACCTTTGTGACGCACTGCGTTATGGAATTTACTCAATTTCCCGTGGGAAATAAATAAGTATAGGATGGGATACTACTCAGTTGGTATCCCATTCCTGCATTTTAAAATCCCCTTTACAAATTCGACATGATTATGTATACTATATTCATACAGTTGAGGAGAATACTGTGGCAGGAAATGTAAAATATAAACGTGATGCTATATCACTCATGCGAGACGGTATAAAAAGTCAATATAAAAAAGCCGATCGCTGCGAAATCTGTGGTTGTGGTGAAGAATTAGAGCTTCATCATTACCATACAGTGTCTCTACTAGTTAAAAAATTTGCTAAAGAACTCCAATTGGATTTCACTGACGAAGAAACAGTCCTCTCAAATAGGACGGCATTCTATGAAAGATATAGGCATGAGCTAGTAGATGACACTGTTACCCTTTGTGTCCACCATCACCAACTATTACATAAGGTGTACACTAAAGAACCTCCCCTTTTCTCTGCTAATAAGCAGAAGGCATGGGTTCTTAAACAAAAGGAAAAGCTACAGAATCCTCAAGAAAAGACACAAGTCAAGACTGAAACTAAATCAGGATTCGCAAGGTTCTTATAATGGGTTTAAAAAGCTGGATTACTGAAAAGCTAAATCCGGGTCAACGTATTATAAGAGACATGGAACCCGTTAGTCATCGCACTAACCGTAAGCCATTTACCACTGGACAAGCCTACAGTAAGATTGAGATTCTCAACCGAACTGCTAACATGGTTATCGATAGTGCGGCGGAGTGTTCTTATACTGTCGGAGATAAATATAATATTGTCACGTACGCTAATGGCGTCAAGGCAAAGACTCTAGACACTCTCTTAAATGTACGACCTAATCCATTCATGGATATAAGCACATTCCGTAGACTTGTAGTCACTGACCTACTTTTTGAGGGTTGTGCATACATCTATTGGGATGGCACAGCACTTTATCATGTCCCTGCTGCACTAATGCAAGTAGAGGCAGATGCCAATAAGTTTATCAAAAAATTCATATTTAATAACCAGATAGACTATCGCGTAGATGAGATTATCTTTATAAAGGATAACAGTTACGTGTGTGGCACAAACTCCCAAATTTCTGGACAATCTCGTGTTGCTACAGTTATTGACTCTCTTGAGAAGCGTTCTAAGATGCTTAACTTTAAAGAGAAGTTCCTCGATAACGGCACAGTGATTGGTCTTATTCTTGAGACGGATGAAATCCTGAACAAGAAATTGCGTGAGCGTAAACAAGAAGAATTACAACTCGATTATAATCCTAGTACGGGTCAGTCTACTGTCCTGATTCTAGATGGTGGTATGAAAGCAAAACCGTACTCCCAAATATCCTCTTTTAAAGATCTAGACTTCAAGGAAGATATCGAAGGATTTAATAAATCCATCTGTCTTGCCTTTGGTGTTCCGCAAGTGCTACTTGATGGTGGTAATAATGCTAACATTCGACCAAACATCGAATTGTTCTATTACATGACTATCATTCCTATGCTGAACAAGCTGACTAGTTCTCTTGCTTTCTTCTTTGGCTACAAGGTTACTCCTAATACTAAGGAAGTAGCTGCACTGACGCCAGATAAAGAAGCTGAGGCTAAACATTTAACCTCTTTGGTTAATAACGGTATCATGACTGGTAACGAAGCTCGTGAAGAGCTTAACCTTGAACCTTTAGATGATGAGCAGATGAATAAGATTCGTATTCCTGCTAACGTTGCTGGTTCTGCAACAGGTGTATCTGGTCAAGAAGGTGGTAGACCGCAAGGCACTGCCGATGGGGATAAAGAATGATTGATTATGATGGTCTAAAGGCCATTTTTGGTGAAAAGCTGCCAGAATCTCATATCTTCTTTGCTACGGTTGCAGCACACAAGTTCGTTCCAAACTACGCTACTCTACGTAAAGAGTTTGGAATGACCACTGCACATACCAACCGAAAGGTTTGGAATAAGTTCAAAGAAGCATACGAAGTTACTGCTCCGGTTGTTCCGGCTCTAGCTTTCACAAAGAATCTGGCTAAAACTCTAGCTGTTGATACTGGTGCAGTAATTAATCTGGGCGTAACAGTTACTGGTGGTACTGCACCATATACTTATGCTTGGACTAAAGACGGTTCTCCACTAAGTGGTGTTACTGGCCCTAATTTCAACAAAGCTACAGCTGCTGCAGAAGATGCTGGTACTTACAAAGTTGTTGTAACGGATAGTAAATCTACTTCTATTACTTCTAACGAGTGCGTAACAACTATCAATCCTGCGCCGGAGGCTTAATAAATGACAAATGCTGCTATTGACTATAACAAGTTAAAATCAGCACCGGTTCATTTAGACGCTTACATTAAGTCTATTGATAGCGAATCCAAAGAGGGTGTTGTAAAAATCCGTGGATTCGCTAATACAATTAGTAAAGATCGCGCTGGTGACGTAATTCCTGCTTCGGCATGGAAAACGTCTAATGCACTTGCTAACTACATGAAAAACCCGATTATTCTTTTCGGCCACGACCATCGTCGTCCAATCGGCAAGTGTATTGATCTTAATCCTACTGAAATGGGTCTCGAAATTGAATGCGAGATCTATGAAAGTTCTGATCCAGCTATCTTCTCACTAATTAAAAACGGTGTACTGAAAACCTTCAGTATCGGATTCCGCTGCCTAGACGCAGAATGGGATGAAGCTACTGACATATTTATTATTAAAGATTTAGAACTATACGAAGTTTCGGTAGTTTCTGTACCTTGTAATCAGGATTCAACGTTCAACCTCGCTAAGAGTATGAATGGTCACGATTACACTGAATGGCGCAAATCTTTTACTGCAACAAGTTCTAAGGCTGTCCCAGCTCAAGAACGTAATCTTTCTGAACTAGAAAAACTTGCGATAGCTTTAGGCTACGTTAAAGAATAACGGAGAATTATTTAAAAATGACTATTGATATTAATAAGCTGAAGGAAGAACTTGGTCTGGGTGATCTGGCTAAATCTCTGGAAGGTCTGACTGCTGCTCAGAAAGCTGCGGAAGCTAAGCGTCTGCGTGAAGAGCAGGAAGAAAAAGAAATGGCTCGTATGAACGACCTAGTATCTAAAGCTGTTGGTGAAGACCGTAAGCGTCTGGAAGAAGCTCTGGATCTAGTTAAGAACCTGGACGAGAAGTCTAAGAAGAGCGCAGAACTGTTTGCACAGACTGTAGAAAAGCAACAGGAAACTATCGTTGGTCTTCAGGACGAAATTAAGTCTCTGTTGGCAGCTCGTGAAGGTCGTTCTTTCGTTGGTGATAGCGTAGCTAAAGCTCTTTATGGCACTCAGGATGCTTTCGAAGATGAAGTTGAGAAACTGGTTCTTCTGTCTTATATGATGGAGAAGGACGTATTCGAAACTGAACATGGTAAGGCTCACGTTAAAGCTGTTAACGGTTCTTCTTCCGTTTCCATGTCTAGCGAAGCATACGAAACTATCTTCTCTACCCGTATTATCCGTGACCTGCAGAAGGAACTGGTAGTTGGTGCACTGTTCGATGAACTGCCAATGTCCAGCAAAATCCTTACTATGCTCGTTGAACCAGAAGCTGGTCGTGCTACTTGGGTAGATGCTTCCAAATTCGGTACTGACGAAACTGTTGGTAACGAAGTTAAAGGTCAACTGACTGAAATTAGCTTCAAAACTTACAAGCTGGCTGCTAAGTCCTTCATCACTGATGAAACTGAAGAAGATGCAATCTTCTCCCTGCTGCCTCTGCTGCGTAAGCGTCTGATCGAAGCACACGCTGTTTCTATCGAAGAAGCTTTCATGTCCGGTAATGGTACTGGTCAGCCTAAGGGTCTGCTGAAACTGGCTGCTGATGATGGTGCTAAGGTTGTTACCGAAGCTAAAGCTGACGGTTCTGTTCTGGTAACTGCTAAGACTATCTCCAAGCTACGTCGTAAACTGGGCCGTCATGGTCTGAAACTGAGCAAACTGGTACTGATCGTATCTATGGATGCTTACTACGATCTGCTGGAAGATGAAGAATGGCAGGATGTTGCCCAGGTTGGTAACGATGCTGTTAAACTGCAGGGTCAGGTTGGTCGTATTTACGGTCTGCCAGTTGTAGTTTCTGAGTACTTCCCAGCTAAGGCTGCTTCTGCAGAATTCGCAGTTATTGTTTATAAAGATAACTTCGTAATGCCGCGTCAGCGTGCTGTTACTGTTGAACGTGAGCGCCAAGCTGGCAAACAGCGTGACGCATACTACGTTACTCAGCGTGTTAACCTGCAACGTTACTTCGAAAACGGCGTTGTATCTGGTGCGTACGCTGCATCTTAATACAGGCTTTTCAGCCGATAAGGAGAGCTTCGGCTCTCCTTTTTTATTGGGAAAAATAAATGCAAATCATCACTGTTGAAGATTATAAACTATATGGGAATTTAAAACGTCCTGATATGGAAACTCAGGTTGAGATGATGATTAAAGCTGCCAATACGCTGATTACAAGCCTTCTAGGTATGGATGATGCAGATGCGGTAGATCAATTAATCACCACAAAACCTAGCCGTAGGAAATATTTCCTGAGTTCTCCTTCAGCCACATCTATTACAAAGATGACTATTAACGAGAATGAAATAGATCCGGAACAGTTTAAACTGTATCCTGATGGTGTTATTCTCCTTAAGTTTAATCCTCCTGAAGGATATATGGATGTAGAGTATACTCAAGGTGGTTTCAATCCAATGCCTGAAGATCTTAAACTGGCAGCATGTCTGTTAGTAGATCACTGGCATAAGCAAGATTATCGTCAAGCCAAGACTATTGGTGGTGAGACAGTTACGTTTAACAATACTAAGTCTGGTATTCCAGAACATATTCGTACAATCATCGAAGTCTATAGGAGAGTGTAATGGCTCTTTCTGATCTAGCTAGACAAATTATTAAAGAGCAGCTAGATACTGCAGGACGATCTGAGAATAATAAGAATACTGTTGTATATACAGTTGAGACTGGTTTGAAGGATCCTACAAGAGATGGCACAGTTGCACAGGTATCTTTCAAATTCTCAAAACCAGTATCACAAGACTTATTAAATGTTAGGACAGCATCTATACTGAAGGCTGTTTCTTCTAACTTAGATCTTTCTGGTGATTTAGGCGCTCTAGAGAATTTAATTCAAGCAACCGCTGGTAAACGTTCTGCTGTTGGTAAAAAACGTTCTACCGGTAGAGTTCAGGTAAACTTTGGAGATCCTAGAGATACTGAAGATGGCTATTCAGGTGCAGTAACAGGTGCTTCCGGTCGTTTCGTATCAAATAGTAACATGCGTGCTATTCTTGAGATAGTAGCTAAGGAATATTTAATCAAGGATATGAAAAAAGCAGGGGCACCATTGAAGTTCAGAACTGGTCGCTTTGCTAACTCCTTAAAGATTAAAGATGTTATGTTACGTGATGCAGAAACTAGTAAAGGTGCTCCAGAGCTGAATGTGACGTATAACTATATGGTTCGTCCTTACTCTGTGTTCAACCCCGCAGTTTCTACATATCGAAGACTTTCTCTACGACCTTACCCTGGCGCTCGAAACCCTCAAAAACTTATTGGGGAAGCAATCGCAAAAGCTGCAAGAGACCTGATTCACTCTAGATATAAAATCAAGGTTAATCAAGGAACCTAATAAATGGATCACAGAACAAGTATTGCACAAGCAGTGGTTGACCGAATCGCCACACAAATGGATGGTTCACAACCTGACGAGTATTTCAATAACCTTTATGGAAACGTTTCTCGTCAAACTTATAAATTCGAGGAAATCCGAGAATTTCCTTATGTGGCAGTCCATATCGGAACTGAAACTGGGCAGTATCTTCCCTCAGGCCAACAGTGGATGTTTTTAGAACTTCCAATCCTCGTGTATGACAAAGAGAAAACAGATATTCAAGAGCAACTTGAAAAACTCGTAGCTGACATAAAAACCGTCATTGACACAGGTGGAAATTTAGAATATACTGTTAGTAAACCTAATGGATCGACCTTCCCATGTGAGGCAACTGATATGAGCATCACCTCAGTAGCTACAGATGAGGGTCTACTGGCCCCATATGGTTTAGCGGAAATAAATGTAACAGTGAGGTATCAGCCACCTCGTA